CTGCAATTCTTTCCTCAGCCATCTCTAAAGTAATATACAAAACATTTTTGTTCTGTGCCAAAACAGATGCCGCAACGTGACACATAAACAAAGACTTACCAACGCCTGTACCTGCAAGACAAACATTTAATGTCTTATTCGGCATCCCGCCATTTGTAATCTTGTTAAAATAATCTAAGTCAAAAGGAATTCTCGTTTCTACTCGGTGATAGTATTCATACCGTTTATCAGCACTATCAATATAATCATGACCAACATTATTGTCGAAGCACACTCCTAAAGCATCCTGCAATAATTGCGGAATACCATCTTCAGACTTTCCCTTGTCTCTACCATCAATGATAGCAATGGATGAGAGGATAGCATTGTAAATTGCTTTGTCTTTGCAGAACTTTTCAGTTTCTTTATATAACCAATCTTTATTATGTTCCGTAGGATCTAAGTTGTGAATTGCTTCTACAACTTCTTTATATTGATCCTCACTCAACGATTTGTCATTTTGTGCCGCAATCGTTAATGCATCTTTACTCGGAATAGAATTGTATTCGTCAATAAAGCTTTTAATTTTATCATACAGAATTTTATCTGTGTTATCTAAAAAATAATCCCGCTTTAGGAACGGGATTACTTTTCTCATGAATTCATCGTCATTCGCTAGATTCTGTAGAATTACGTTTTCGATCTTCGAAGTCATTAAGTGCTTTCTCTAAAATATCCATTACAACTAAATTCAATGTCTTATCAAATTCTGGGCCTTCAATATCTTCGGCCTTTTTACCTTCGGGCGCTTGAAACACGGTATAGTCTAAAACCAATTGTTCCGAAGCATCCTTCATATCAAAATCATTGAAGGCGATTGCTGTTCCTATGAACTCACCTTCAAGAATTTTTACGCCCCAAAGAGCGTTATCTTTATCGTTAATTACCCAAGGCTCATACTTCACTAGCATTCTCAAACTCCTCATCTATTGCAACTTGATCCATATCATTTATCATCATATCATTGCTTGCCATTTTATAGCGTGCCTCAATAAACTCTCTAAACTCTTTAGAAGTCAAAATAGGCATCCAAAACTCTTTAGTGTATGTGTCTTTCAAACGAACTTTTTGTTCTTGTCCCTTTTTAGAGTACCAACCGTTAGATGGCTTAATAACAAATCCACCTTCAAGTGCAACATCTAAAAGACCAGACCAAGTACTAATACCACCTTCGAATGTTACCTCAACAGGAATCTTAGATTTCTCTCGAACAAATCTAGACTTCTCAACATTAATGATAAAGTTATATCCAATAATATCTGTACCATCTTTTTCTTGTTGACGACCAATAATAAAGATATTGTCTGCAGAATAATAAATGCCTGTGCCACCAGACACAATCTGTTTAGGGAACAATCCCATTTCAGAATATGTATGATTAACAACAATCATCGGAATATCTTTGATCGTTAAGTGAGGTGTTACCATTCTAAACAAAGATTTCATCTGTTTAGCACGAGTCATATCTGCAACAGACTTACCTTCAAGGGCATCTTCAACTTCTTTCTTAGAAGCCAAATTACCTACAGAGTCAATAATGATAATGACATGATCGCCACGCTCAATATTATTAATCTGAGACATTGCATCAAATTTTAGTTGCTCTATGTCCGTGATGGGAGTATGGAGTACTCGATTGGTATCGATCCCGAAAGAATCAAAATAAGACTGAGGGCTACCAAACTCAGAGTCATAGAATAAAACAATAGCATCTTCATATTTGTCCAAATAAGACTTCGCCAATAACAACGAGAACGCTGTTTTAAAATGTTTAGACGGACCGGCAAAGACAGTAAGTCCAGGTGTTAAACCACCTTCTAAACTACCCGAAAGGGCAACATTAATCATCGGAACGGTTGTCTGAATCATGTCCTTTTTATTAAAGAACTTTGATTTATTAAGAACTTCCGTTTCTTTGATTGTAGAATTCTTTTTCAATTTGTCAAGTAAAGACATTGTATCTCCTTAAGTAATACATTATTATATAATAAACATAGCAAAAAGTCAATAGTTAGTTGCACCAACTTTGTTTTGCATCTCCATAATATTCTCTAGCAAATCCGTTTTTAATTAATTCAGACCGCAAACTTGTTCCGTTTAAAATAATATCACCCAAAATTCTACCACCGAACTTGTCCCAGCCGTATAATATAACTTGATGTTTCTGTGTGCTTGCAATTGCATTTTTTGTAAATGCGCTAGCTGCTTCTCCTCTTTGTTTTTCGGAATCGCATTGTCCTCTGAATCCTTTTTCTGGAGTGTCGACACCAAAAATACGAACAGCTAATTCAGGCTTTAATGGTGGAGGCAAATATGGTGCAGAAATGACTACAGTGTCACCGTCTGTTGCTCGTATAATTTTAGCATCATATGTTACTCCTTTGGGAGTCTTTTGTGCATAAGCTAAAGATGCACAACATAAAAATGTGAGTGTTAGTAATAATTTTTTCATCCGAATAATCCTTCTAAAGTTGCTTGCGGCTTTGCCGACCAACCAATACCATCTAAAATTGTGTTCATGGGTTCCAAGAATGATTTCTCAAACATTGTCTCATAATCAGCATATTTTAATAAATCAAATTCGGCAGGAATGACACTAGTAAAAGCTATACAGTTTTCGCCGATGGTATTTGGTTCTTTTAAATAAATGAATTTGATCTTATCGCCTTCTTTGATTCTCTCATATTTTTTACTCAAATCATATTTGTCTAAATAAAAATTATAGAGCAGAGCTCCCCTTACGTGCATAGGGGTTGCTTGTTTATATATATTTGCCCTGTCAGTATATTTATCTAACCCATTAACACCCCTGGGGAAAGATATGTCTTCAGGTTTCATCTTTCTATATTCTGCTTGAAAGTTTCTAATATATTCTTGTATCTTATCTTCTGTAGATGTCAGAGCAAGTTTAACAGCTTTTCGCAGACCTTCTCTAATAGGTTCGGGAGTAGATGACCTAACAATCTCCAATCCCATAACCTTTAATTTTGGTTCTGCGTATTTTACACCTTCATTATTATAAACATTCAGAGCGTATCGTTTCTTGGCAACCCATACCCCGGTTTCCGCAATCGCTTCTCGCTTGAAGTAAATCTTTTTATCAAATGCATTAGTATATTCTGCCATTTCATTACAGACTTTGTTCAATACTTCTTGAATCTTTGCTTCACACACTTGATCCAAAATATCTACAATTTTATCTGGCGATTGATTCTTATAGAACTTCTCAACCAAAGGAGCAAATGTAACATAACAAGAGTCTGTATCTGAATAAAAGGAATAATTGTAATCTGTTGTACCACATACTTTATTCAAATAAGCATTCAAAGCAACACCGACCTTCTGAATAATATATTGTCCTGTTAGAGTAATACCTTCAGCAATATTGTCATCATAAAATCTAAAGAATTCATTTGCCATTGCTCCGAATAATGAATTCATCTGAATCTTTCGAGCCATCTGAAAATTATTATACTTCGAAATCTCTTTTTGCCAAATAGGATCTTTTGTTTCCTCATATTTGGATTGCGCTACCAACATCAATTTTTTATATTGTGTTCGATCGTTAAACAATTTCTGAACAATCTCAGGAAATACACCTTGCTTTGTTCTGGTAAAACATCTACCATTTGCCGCCATACAATAATCTTTATTTGTTAGATCAGATGTATCCTCTTTGCCTGCAAGAAGATCTTTCATTTGCACATCAAAGTATTTAGAATCTTTAACAAGAGTTTCTGGTGACATATTATATTGCATAATAATACTAGGATACAAACTTGTCGCATCAAAAGACACTACCCAATTATATTTGCCTGGTCTTGGTTCTTGCACATACGCACCTGCAATATTTCTACCTGCCTTGTGCTCTCTCTGATGAACAATAATGTTTTTCTTGAGTAGTTGATTATACAAAATACAATCCCAAGTTCTTACTGCAGAAAAAATATCTACATAATTACATTTAGCATCATACGCCATTGTCATAATCAATTCAATAAGACGCATCTTATCTTCAAGTCGATCTACAAGTTCGCAGTCAATGACGTTATACTCTACAAACTTTTGCCAATTGCCTTTGTAGAATGCGGTAAAAGAATCAAACTCATCATACGATAATTTTTCTCTGCCCAATTCTACTTTGGCAATGTGATCCAATTTATATGTTTCTTGCGCAGTATAAGTAAACTTTTTATACAAATCCAAATAGTCAAGAACAGCAATACCTAGAATTTCAAAAGCAACGCTTTCTTTTTTCATTCTGGTGATTCGTTTTTCGTTAACTACTTTCCAGGGAGAAATTCGTTTTAAATAATCTTCACCCAACATCTTGTAGATTCGATTACACAGATATGGAATATCGAAAAATTCCACATTCCAACCTGTAATAATATGAGGGTGATCCTCATTGATATATTCTACAAATTGTTTTAATAGATCAACTTCGTCATCGCAATGAATGTATGTGTGTCTGTCGTTTACTTTTTCACAAGCATGCACACCAAAAGTAGTTACTCGCTTTGTTTGATAATCTTGAATAGAGATTAGCAGTATCTGTTCTTGCGGGTTCGTAACATCAGGGAATCCTAGATCGGCAGTGGTCTCAATGTCAATTGTCCAAATATTAATTTGAGAAATGTCAAATTCTACATCGTCTTTAAAGGCAGAAGATATATATTGATATGCATAGTTTGTGTTGCCGAAAATAGGAAAGTTCTCAACTTCTTTATATCTAGACACATAATCTTTAGCCTCATTGATACTTTCGAATTTAATTTCGCCTAGTGGCTGACCAAAAAGAGATTTATACTTTGATTCGACTGCAGATTTAACGAACAAAGATGGTTTAAACGGCACTTTATCTTGTACTTTATGTCCATTATTTACCCCACGTACAAGGATATTGTTTCCGTATTGGTTGACACTAGTATAAAATTTCATGAGACATTCCTAAAGGCATAAATAATATAGCAATTATAATATGTATCAGGAGATAAATCAATAGAAAATCAATAAAAAGGATAAAAAAATGTTATACAAAAAGGTTGCTGCAATGGCACTTTTTGTTATGATGTTTGGAACCGTATCGGCTCAAACGACAAGTGGAACTTCTAGCACAACTGGAGGAACAACGACAGGGACTACAAGTCTCATAAATCAGGGAACATACGATAGTAAAACGTTGGTAGATACCAACAGCACTTCAAATAGTGTCAGTACAGTTAATAGCAATAGCAATGCTACAAGCAACAGCAATGCTACAAGCAATTCAACTGTTAATAGCACTAGCGTTAATACGAACAACAATAACAACGCAAGCACTAGCACATCCACGAACGTCAATACGAACAATAACGTAAATAGTGGCACTCAGACGTTAAACAATAACAACGTTAACTCTGGCACTTTGACATACAATAATAACAATGTCAATACCGGAACGATGACGAACAATAACAATAACGTCAATACAACGACTAGTAATAACGTCAATAGAAACGAAAATGTTAATAGTGGAACCCAAACGTTCAACAACAATAACAATAGCGTCAGTACATCTACCAATATTAATAAAAATGAAAATACTGGCACAATGACGTATAACAACAACAACGTATCAACTAGTGATAATAAAAATATAAACGTCAATACAACGACTAGCAACAACGTGAATAAGAATGAAAATACTGGCACAATGACGAACAATAACAATAACGTCAATGCGTCAACTAGCACTAGCACAAACGTGAATCAAAATGCTAATGTGAATCAGAACATCAATTCTGGTGATATGACTAACCGTAACATCAATGAAACCACAATTACTCAGCGTGTGATTCAACCTCCACCCACTGCTGTAGCACCCGCAATGATGAGTGGTGGTAATAATGATTTGTGTTCAACTGGTTCATCTGGTTCTGTACAGACTCAAATCTTTGGCGTATCTTCCGGTGGCACTATCAGAGACTTGAATTGTGAACGATTAAAATTATCTAAGACTCTTTTTGATATGGGTATGAAGGTAGCCGCAGTTGCTACTATGTGTCAAGATAGAAGAGTGTTTGATGCTATGATGGCGGCTGGCACACCTTGCCCATATGATGGCAAAATAGGTGAACAGGCAAAAACAGCATGGGAAGAAAATAAAGATAAAATACCTCAATTAGAAAAAGAGAACAAATATGAAACTGCTAAAAACATTGGGCTTGGCTCTTTGCTTGGCGTTCTCGTTCACGCCGCTTTTAAGTAAATCACAAACACTAGACCCAACGCAGGTTTACAATACGGGGAATATTGTATTGAATACTCCTCAAGGTGGACCTACGCCTTGGGTTGGTGGTGTTTATCAAGACAATCTAACTTGTTGGGGGCAACAGGGTGATACGGGATACTGTGGACCGAATGCTATCGTGCGTCCGGGAGGCAACATCAACTTCTCTTATGGTTCAACATATCTGTATCAACAACAGCATATTTCAACATTACTACCTTCTGCTACGGGACTTCAAGTCAATGGATATAATTTTGGATTTACTGCAAAGAATGGTAATGGTTGGGATGATGGTCGTGTCGACCAACTGACAGCACTTGTTCGCTTTTGGGATAACACTAATGGTAGAGCCGCAAATAATTTACTGTATGGTAACTCTTGGAATCTATCTTACAAATACAATTGGACAGATTTTAATTTTGGGGAAACATTCACGAAACCTTTGGCGGTGACTTCTATAGGTCAAGTGCAGTATGGATTTATCGGTAGAGACAATAACTTTTGGGCAGGACCATATGGACCAGAAGTCTACAATGTTAATTTCAGTTTGAAATATTCTGTAGACCCATGTGCAACTAATCCAATGTATAGTCCAACTTGTCCTGGATATTTGGATGCATTAAATAAATTACTGCCGAAGACTACAACACCATCCACAATAACAGATACAACACCATCAGGAACTATAACAATCATTGATAATGTCGCAATATCGCCAACTGGAACTTATGGCGGTGGGCCTCCTCCGCCACCTGGAAGTCCTCCGCCCCCTGAAGGTTTACCGCCACCACCGCCGCCATCAGGTCCTGCACTCATGGGGGCACCAGCACCAGCATCGCAAGTTGCATCTACACAACCTGCACCAAACGGGCAACAAACTAAAGTAGGTGAAGTGTCCGATTCTTCAGGCGGTTCAAAATCAACAGTATCTCTGTCGTCAGTTCTTAATATGATTGGTTCTAATCAAGAAAAGACTGCGGCACTAGAAAAATCTGTAGTGCAAGCGGCTGATGCGCAAGCATTTTCTGCGGGTGAGACTGCTAAACAACAAGCAGAAAAAATTGCAGGTGATGTACAGTCGCAGAGCATTGCAAATAGTGGCGGTTCATCACAAACAGGAACATCACTATCGGCAGGTACACAATCGGTCACACAATTGCAAGGGGCATCTGTATCAATGCAAGGCAATCAACAGGGAAACTCCGCATCAAACTCTGCGAGACTTCAACAGTCTATCAATAGTGGTAGCATGGGTATGCAGTCCGATACAATCACTTCTAACGTAACAACTCAGCAACAGCAATACAATATTCAAAACACTACAAGACAAGAGTTTAATGTTGCAATGGTAACACCACAAGTGTCGTACAGTTTAGTTGCACCGACAAGATATGCACCAGTTCAAATTGAATTGCCAACGACAGAAGGAATAAAATTTGGATATAAAGGTCCAGTTGACAATGCTATGGATTCTAAATCATTCTTAACACAAATGGATAATGGCTCGCAGCAGAATGATACAGTTAAAAAGAACGTGCAAAACAATGAAGCCGCAGGAAATGTAACTATCGAATCAATTGCGAAACAACCCGCAAATTATGCACAATATTTTACTGCGATTCCAGATGTTGCATTCTATACACCAAAAGAAATTTATAAGAATCAAAAGACTGTAGACAATGCAAGAGCATTAAGACAATTAAGTTCTGATAAGTTACATCAAGACATGGTCAATCAACAATACAAATAATATGGACCAAGAAGAATATATCTATCAATTAGTGTGTGGCATTTTACTAGTTGTATCTTTAATTGGTATCGCATGTTATCTAATTTTAAAATAAACTAGGAGAAAAAATGACAGAAGAAATTAAAAACGTAAACGCTAAGATTGACGAAGCAGAAGCGGCAGTTAAGAAGTATGCAAGTAAAGATACTGTTATTAGTGTTGGTGGATATGAATTCACGCCTGCAAAATTAATGGTCGCTGCTACTATTGTGTCATCTATACTAGGTGGTTTATACGGTACATTTGAAGTATATAAAGATTACGTTGGTATGAAGAAAAAGATTGCATCATACGAAGCACCGGATTTATCAGGGTTTGATAAACGTCTAGCTGTTATAGAAGAAAACAGTTCTAAAACATCTGACTATACTCGAGACATTAAGACTGATCTAAAGAATGATATACGTCGTAATGAAACAGTCACTGAACAGGTAGAGCGGGGTGTAAAACAAGCTCAAAGAGAGACGGAGCAAGAAATGCGCCAGGCTCGTAAAGATATTCGTGAAGATTTAGATAAAGCTAGAGGAGAAGTAAATGCTATTCGTAAAGAAATGGCGGATGCTCGTAAAGAAATATCTAGAGAAGTTGAAGTGTTAAAGAAAGAAGTCGACGCTAAGATTCAAAAAGCTGTTGATAACCCACTGGCAAACAAATAATGTTTGCTACTGCTCTAGCCCTTTATATGTACGCTAAACAGCCCGAGTGTATCAGGTGGACTTGGAGCGGAGATGTATACAGTAGAAAAGTGGTTTGTTTAGAATGGCGTAAAAAAGAAAAAGAGGAGAAGAAAAAATGATAGATCCAATGACAGCACTTGCAGGTATACAATCTGCAATAAGCATGGTTAAGAAAGCTAGTAAAGTAGCTAACGATCTGGGATCCCTTGCTCCTATGATTGGGAAAATGTTTGATGCTAAGAGTACTGCAACTAAAGCATTAATTGAGGCCAAAAAATCTAAGAAAGGTTCCAACATGGGAACCGCACTTCAGATTGAAATGGCTTTAGAACAGGCTAGGGCTTTTGAAGAAGAACTAAAGATGTTGTTTATGCAGACGGGTAAAATAGATGTCTGGAACAAGATCAAAGCTCGTCAAGCAGAAATGGATGCAGACGATGCTAATGATATAAGAATGTTCAACGACCAAGAACGTAAGCGTAAACAAAAAGAAGAAGAGTTAAATGAATGGGCAATGATACTTGGCGGAGCCGCTTTTGTCTTGTTCATATTGTTTATTGGTGGATATGAACTAATGCAGTTTTGCCAAACAGGTAATAGGTGCGGAAGATGAACGAATACCAAAAAACATTTGATATGTGCTTAAAAATATTTGTGTATGGTTGTGTCGCACTATACTTCTTAGGATTTCTTAAATTTCTACCAGACGATTTGTCAGACAAAATAGTCAACGGACTAATAGGTAGATTTTTACCAGGATAATATAAATAAAAAAGATTAACAAAGGAGACAGTAAAAATGGCATTAATTGATTCAGTATTAAATTTAATTAACAAACAACCTAAAGACCCGGACGCACCAAAACCTCCGGTCGGATCTCGTAGCGAACGCGAAGCAAAATTAAAAGATAAAGCCGGTATGGTTATTTCTGTATTTGCATTATTGCTTGCTGTCAATGCTTGGTATGGTGGTACATTAAGTAGCTTAACATTAGGTAACACAATTAAAGCAAACAACGTCTGGGCATTCTATCAAGCTAAGAGCATTAAACAAACTCTAGCAGAGCAATCATTAGACGATGCTACATATCGTAATGACAAAGAAAAGATGGCTAAACTGCAGGCCAAGATTGATCGTTACGAAAGCGATCCTGCTAGCGGTGAAGGTAAGAAAGAGTTAATGGAAAAAGCTCGTGTTTTAGAAGCCGAGCGAGATGAGGCTAAGAAACGTAGTCCATGGATTGGATATGCAAGCACTATGTACCAATTAAGCATTGTCGTATTATCCGCAAGTATTTTAGCAGTTAGTATGGGGATGTTCTGGGGTAGTTTCTTTGTTGCGGGCTTAGGCATATTGCTTTCAGCCCAAGGCTTATTCCTTTGGTTCTAAAAATGAAAACAGAACTACTATTAGAATTTGCAAAAATATCTGCAACTACCTACGACAATCCCGATGCGTCAACTGCTAAGTTCAAAGCACTGGGATATAAAATTATTAAATTCTTTAACATTGATGGTGCGCAAGCATACCTGCTAACCAATGGCACAATAACTGTGCTATCATTTAGAGGTACCGAAGTAACCGAAAAGTCAGATGTGCTAGCAGACTTGAAGTCTGGTAAGAACATTGAAGCCTGCGGTGGCAAAGTACACGTAGGTTTTAAAGGTGAGATCAACAAGATATGGCCCAGTATCTCTAAAGAGTTAGAAGACAATCCAGGCAATATCTATGTAACTGGGCACAGTCTCGGTGCTGCTATGGCTACTATCGCCGCTAGCCGCATACAAGATCGCGTAACTGCATTAATAACATTTGGAAGTCCTAGAGTTGGCAATGGCGAGTTTGTCAAGAGCTTAACTGTAGACCACTATAGAGTACAGAACAACTGCGATGATGTAACCAAAGTCCCATTTAGACTTATGGGATTTAGACATCATGGAACTCATATGTATATGAATTTTTATGGCAAGTTTAGAGATCTAACCCCGTGGCAGCGAGTAAAAGACATGGCTCGCAGTAGACTTCGAGCCAGAGCAAAAGGACAAAAGTTTATTGGTGTGTTTGATCACCTGATGGCCAACTACATTAGTAAATTAGAAAAACAGTAAATTTTAAAAACTATACATAAAAAATGGCGGGGTAACCCGCCATTCCTACCTTTGCATTAAGGTGCTTTAGGTATAGTCCTTGGTCTAGGAATATCCCCGGACACAATCTGAATACCTGTACCAAAGATTGCATTGTATTGATTATATACATCATCTTGTAGTTCAGCATTCCACACAATAGATCGTTTATCAATATGAATAATATGATCTTTAGTATATCCTGCATAAGGAATCAATGCCATTGAATGTTGGTCGGGTGTCGATTTAGAATTAACCAACATAACAGCACACGGCTTTTTAACAATAACTTTGTTCTGTTCATATTTTGTGTCGCCGACAATTTCTTCGCCGGTAACTAATTTAATCACTTCAATCATTTTTTCTCCAGTTGTTGGGGGCCGAAGCCCCCGTTATTAATACCAAACTCTTATATTTTGCATAATAGATAAATGCCTAACTTCTAGCCATTGATCGCAATACTCTATAAAAGATTTTAGTAATTGCTTAGACAAATTAGTCACCTCTGAATTCTAATTTACTTCTTCGTGTGGATAATCTTTGTCGTACTTCTTGAACGATTGCTATAAAAGCTTTAATGAATTTCATATTAAACCTCTACGCATTAATGTATCTACTCTGTACTGCAAATCTTTATGATCTACCGCATCTTTTAAATACATTTCAACTTCATCTTGATATGAAGGTTTAAACGCCTTGCTTACCCATGACCAAAAGTCTTTCATCGAAGGAACATGAACTCCTTCAAATTCTTTTAGATCATTGTTCATTATAGATTCTCGTCTTCTGTAAGTAACTGTGGCTTAGATTTTTTTACAGTCTTTGTTTTTACTTCAGAGTCTTTAACTTCAATTTTCTTTGGCTTCTTGTGCTCTGGAATAATTCTTTCCAAAAATACTTTAAGCATGCCATTGAACATTTCAGCATCTTTAACTTCAATCTGATCTTCAAGTGTAAATGCACGAGTAAATGCTCTGTTAGCAATACCCTTGAATAAGAAGGTTTCTTCCTCTTCCGCATTTTGTACATTGCCTTTGATAATCATCTTACCGTTATCAAGTTCAATCTCAATGTCTTGCTTTGCAAAACCTGCAACTGCTACTTCAATAACATAAGTGTTATCGCCGGTTTTCTTAATATTGTAAGGTGGGTAATTTGGGATGCTCTTTGTTAGATCATCATGGATTTTAGCCATCTTGTTGAATTGATCGTCAAAGCCAACATATAGTTTGTCAAAGTCTTTGAACATATCACGACCAAAAACGTCTTTAACAAATGTCATATTACTCTCCCTTTTTATTTGTTATACCACTAATTGCGTTAGCAAAAGTTTCTGAAGCAATGTTCATTACATCGTTAGAAGTCTTGGCGACTTGCTTTGTAAAAACACGTTGTGCTTCAACAAAATCGATTAGAGGTTTTTGAAGAGAATCTTCCTTGACTGTTTGTTTGAGGAAGTTGATTTTGGCGTTTTGAATTGAATCGATAGCCATGTTTGCGTAAAACATATAGTTCTCCTATTAAGCGAGTTTTAAAATTTGCTACCCCGAAGGCATAGCGTTGATCCTGCTTACTGACTACAGGGGTACCATACGTTGTACCAGCTTTAGACGTTCCCAAGGTAGTGGGATTAAAATAGGTCGGCTTCTGGTTTATACAGCCCACACCGATTGCTGCGTTTCCCATCCCGGGGATATTATTATTTAGTGCTAACAGCTAACTTTTTCTTGCCAATGTTATACTTTGTTTCCATTTTCCATTCATCTTTTTCCTTGTGGGAAATAACCTTGATCTGTGAAAGTGGAGCATAATCTAAGAAATGCTCTGGATTATTAATTTTAACTAAGCCCCAGTCTACTAGCAACTTAGCAATAGTATTTCTTCTTTGTAAATCGTTGTCTGATAGGTCAGCCGTTTTTCCATCTAAAGCAAATAGCTCTTTAAAGTGAACAATAAAGTATCTGCCTTGCTTGTGTAGTATGTGACAAGATTGATATAGTATTTTATCTTTTCTAGAAGCGACACCGATTCTAGTTAGAGTTTCTCGTACTTTTAAAAAATCATCCGGTTCAGCTAATATGACTTCTAAGGGATGATACCCAGGGAAGTCAATGTTTATAATGTCAGTAGTCATTCTTACCACCTTTTGTTATTCTTTTTCTCAATTCAATAATAATCGAGTCATTGAGCAGTGGTAACACTTGTTTGGCTTTTTCTGTGCTGTAGCCATAGTATTCTTTTACAACTTCCAAGTCATCGATTTTCTCAGCCTTGATCCATTTATTGAATCTTTTTTTGGGCCTAATAATATTTATAAGAAAATCAAATTGTAGGATTTTGTCAAGATGGGGTCTAGAATTCATCTCATTTGCGGGAATTACTGTATCATGCCCGTAAGATAAACCCTTATTAATAATATATGAGTTATATTGTTTCTCAGACCAATCATCCACAATCAACTTATCTTTGCTATAATGTATAGCATTGATAAAATCAAAGGGAGAAATTGCAGGAGCCTTATATGGAACTTCTGCTGGTTTTTCGACAGGGGTTCCAAATAGACTCATATTACCATCCTTATGAGCCCAATAGTATCTATAGTGGTAAGCAAGAGATAGTTGGCCAACATACCAAAAGATTTACGAGTCCAAGCAGCCCAAGCATAGAGACTGCAGCCGATAATCCATATAGGATAGAGAGTAAGAAGGGGCGGAGTGGGAACAGTAACAGCCATGGTAATCGAACAACCAATACTAATAGCCCAAGCAACAAGCTCAACGATAAAGCGAAAAGGATGAGAATTAAAATCATCTTTTATCCAATCAAATGTGGGTTTCAATAAATCGTTCATTTAAATTCAACCGCTGCCATAATCTCTGTTAGACAAGCTACAAGATTGATTTCTTGATCTGCACAAAATGCTGCTTTATACTGATAATCTGCAAGCAATAGAACAAGCTGTGGTACTTGTGTTACATGATCGGTCAATGTATCATATAATTTTCTAAAGATTGTTTGTGGATCATTGTCAATATTATTAACAACCCACGTACGCATCTTTTTCCAATCTCCATCTTTTAACGATGAGATTAGTTCTTGCATATTAGATTCACCGAGACTAACAAAAATACCCTCATCAATTTTACCAGATGCACTATAACGCTGAAGTTCGTTTAGAACTCTTCGATAATCAGGGAAATGCTTCTCAATCACTTTTGCTATGACTTTGCCATCCGATTCGATATTCTCAATTGCCATAATTTCCATGACACGCTTAAAGAATGCGGATGCAATCTTTGGCTTTTCACTTTTAGGCAATTTAAATTCGATGACCGCTGTTCTAGAATGAAGCGGAGGAATGATTCGATTCTTAAAGTTACAAGTAAGAATGAATCTGCAATTTGACGAGAATTCTTCAATGAATGCTCGCAATGCAGGTTGTGTAGAATTAGGATTTAGATAGTCTGCCTCATCTAAAATAACAACCTTAGGTTTGCCACTGAATGATACAGTAGAAGCAAACTGTTTAATCTTTGTACGAAGAACATCAATACCAGATTCTTCTGAACCGTTAATGATGATATAATCTGTTTCTAATTCTTCACACAATGCTCGGGCAATAGTGGTCTTACCCATACCGGCACCACCGCACAATAGCATATTTTGAATCTCCCCTTTAGACAACATCTCCTGAAAGATGTGTTTTTGGTCTGCAGGTAAAATACAATCTTCTAATGTGAGTGGTCGATACTTCTCAACCCACAAAAACTCATTTTCACGATAATCCATAATAACTCCATAATATTAAATTTGCGCGATTTTTATAGCGCAGTCAAAATGCATCAAACAATAGAGTCGGGTTCCATTGCAATGAAATACTCAATTGCTTTTGTAGCGTGTTGGAAGTGAAAAGCTTTCTTCTTTGAAATTGTAACTGTGTATGCGTCAGGGAAAATTTTAAAGTTCTCAACTGCCATATGGCAATCAAAAGAATGCTCGCTTTTACCAATTACTTTCTTGTAGGTATTTGCTGTGTCGTTTTTCTTATCACCGATAGTTAAAGAAACGTCGTCACCTTTACTGGAGATTGTGATTGTAGGTGAGCTTGTGATAGCAGCTGCCTTCATAATCATATTAACATCTTCAGATGAGAGTTTAAACTGATAGTGATTATCAATCTCAATGCTCTTGTCAGGTGCCGCAACAATAACTGTTGGGCTAGAATAGAAGTACTCAAATTTGCCGTTGTCTTTAGAAATGTTTAGGCTCTTATCACCAAACTCAACATTTTGATTTTCCATTAATGTTAGCAACGCCAACAAAGAGTTCAAATCATATACAGCTACTTCTGTGGGGAAATCTTCTACGACTTCAGCCTTAGCAAAAATGTTTTTTGCTGTACTAATTGTAGATAAAGTCTTACCTTTGCGAATCATAATATTACTATTAATCGCCGCAAAGTTCTTCAAGATTTGGATTGTTTCATTACTTATTTGCATTATTTAGCTCCTTGGGTTTCAATGTCATGTACATATAATAGCATCATTGCGTAGTGTAACACCTTTAGTATGTCTTGTCTATTGCTTCCGGCTTTCTTGCCGTATCTTTGTGCATACTTCATCACGTTACCGACGGTGAACCCTACACCGTGACCGCTATCAATTATAAATTCTGTTGCTTGGAATTTGTTCAAAGAATAATGCTCACCATAAGTAGCATCAATATATTGTTTGAATTCTTTTAACAATTCGCCTTCGTTGTATTTGTAGTTTACTTCTTTCGCCACGGATAATCACCTTTGTACTTTTGTTCCATAAATTTATTTCCTTGCAAGAAGAAATTTGCTTGCACGGAATCCGCTCTATTACCTACTCTATAATTGAGAGAATACTCACCATTCGTATTGTAGGTAAATCCATACTGAAGTAGAACTTGCATAATAACACGATCTATTTCAGGTTGATCGTCAGGATGTCTAGCTCTCCTATACCATAAAGGAGAGATTTGTATTGCTATAGGCGTTGGTAAAAAATATGCACCAACATCAACAAACAATTCCTGTTCACTTAGACAGGTTGGCCATAAGCCAAGATTTTCGCAATCATCATTACAAATATAATTACTATCTTTGTCTATAATTTTTCGCAGAGAAAACGCCCAGTCATGTTTCTCCGCAACCTTAACTAATGTCTCAATGTGTGTGGGATCAATGTAATTATCTTCGTCTAGGAAAATGAGATAATCTGAATTACAAATATAAGACATAGAACCATATATCCTATGTCCGTTGTATTGATTTGCCCCAGTATTCTCTGGAAGACATAAAACAGTTTTTCCATCATAACCACCTATAACTTGTTGCGCATTCTTAATATAACCAGGGCCATCAATAACTACAAGATGTTCTACATTATCATAAGTTTGTTCAGAAACAGAACGAAGATTATCTTTTAAATAAATTGATCCTGTTGTGGGTGTAATCACCGTCACCTTTTTACTCATATTCTACAACCTCTATACCATCAGGTACTTTTACTACAATTCCACCCATATTAGGTTTTCTTGCGTTGTGATAAAACACTTTCCCTTTAATTTTATCTTTATAAAATAACTGGAATACTAAATTGTTTATACCACTGTTAATCACATGAACTTCTTTTGCATTACAAATTGTATCTACATAATCTAATACATCATCTGTATCTTCTTTAATGGCAACATGACAAGGATAATTAGAATTAATCTTGAGATCAAAACTACCATAACTACTTGCATTGTGCATAAAAATATAGTCTGTTCCTAGCTTGCTAGTTATTTTATTATATAACTCTAATGAACCATCTAATCTTGTTGGCAAAACAAATCTATCATATTCATCATTTGGATTAATACCTGATGTAGTATAAAATGATTCTTCAAAATTATCATAGTCACAATTTTCAAAGCCGACTCTCATTAAAGCATGAGATGTTTGTTGAGCATGCTTTAAACAATCTTCCATTTCATTTTCAACAGGAATAATTGTTATATTAGGGAAGTCCTCATATAAATGTTCCACTGTCTTAGTATAATGTTTCTTGCATATTAAGTCAATATCGTAGTGATCCGTTAATGCATGAACCAAGCCATTACATATAAAATGGTCACCTAGACCAGTGTGATGATGTACTATTATTTTTGTCATACTAATGCAGGATCATATATAGAGTTTTCGTGTTCGTCATATGTTTGTCCTATAAAGTCTCGGCCAACTTCTTTATAACTTTCACGCATCCAGACGCGTTCTTTAATACCATGTACCATCGCATCGTCTTTTAAAGCAGGCCAAACCATATCTCGTAAATAGAACTGGTCAACTAGATATTGATGCGTAGACCAATATCGTTTAATGCCTTCTGCTAGATTGTGTGGCAACCCATCTTTAATTCCCCACATACCTGCAAGTATCGGAAATTCGTAATGGTTAATATGATCTCGTATAACAGATAATTTACTATCTGTATCTAACCATTCATCTACAATTTGTCTTTCTCTTAAAGACAATCTAGAATCAGTATCTCTCGATAAGACAATAGTATCTTTTTGCATTGAGAAAAATCTCCAGAATGCACCAAATGAACCGTTATCAATTTTAATTGTTTCCACATTAGAAAATTCATCTAATGCTGCAATGTAAATTTTAGGTACAGTTTGATCATAATAAAAATGACAAGTCCATTCTGGAAAAAACTTTCTTGCCAACTGGGCGTTTCTAATTGCGCCAACACAATACTTAGGGTTGTCTCCCCACAAACTAAATGATATAATTTTTTTCATTTTAAGTATAATATTTAGATAGACCGTCTTTATTATTTTTAATAAGACCAAATGCTTCTTTTACATCAGGTGTTAAACTATTATACAAATGCCACATTTCTTGTTCTGCTTGATCTGTATTATAATTTGTTCCTCTTGGATGTTCTATAGTATGAGCATAGTCTCTCACAACAGGTCTCTTATTAATAAAACATAGTGCAGGGAAAATAATATCCCAGCACCATCCCATTTTATATTGGCTAAAATCTAAGTTGCGTTCCTTGTACCAATTGATTACATCTTTATGAATAAACCAACAAGTACAATCTGTATTAGCAACAATTTTTAATTTATCGATAGGAAAATCTAAAGTGTTGACATCTGTGCGAGTAGAATCATACCAAGTGTAATCTACATTCGGAGCATAAATGCCCCAATCCGTTACATCATAATATTTTTCAGCATCATCGTATAACTTTTTCCAATCACTATAAGATGCATCTGCTTGTATATGAAACATGACATCAGCATCAAACAACTCAATTGCTTTTAAAAATTGAGCAGTGAAATAACTTTCCTCGCCAATGTTGTGCCAATTAGGATCGTCCTCACGGTGATTGTCGTCACTATTAATAACGACAGGCACGACCCCAATGGCACTCAGTTGCGTTTGCTTTTCTTTGGTCTTTTCATACTGACCTTGCCAATTAAAGATAAAGGTCTGTATTTTCATTAAGCTCTCATATCAATTTTATTATACACTACAGAATCAAACCAATTTAAGAAATTGTTCAATATCATATAATCGCGAGGTACACCTCCAGCAAGCTTAGGTGAATTTAAGAATCTGTTATATAGATCTTCGTCTTCATCTAATTTCTGAATAAAGTACATAACCTCGCTCATGCTACCAAAGTCGTGTACATTGATAAAGGAGTTAGTATTAAAATCTGATGCAATTGTTGGACTACCCCAGTAAATAGGAATAGTCTGTGCATAGAATGCGTGAAGGATTTTCTCTGTAACATAACCAGGATTTGATCCAGACTCAAAACAAATATTAAATTTTCTTGTTGATAAGAAATCGATCTTAGCAACTTCTCCATCTAATTTTGCCTTGATGTTATTATATAAAGCACCACCGCTGTCTACTGGTTTAACGGCATTAAGTTGTTTAAAGAAGTCATTACGTTCTTCGCAACCTGGATTTGATACAACAAAAGAACAGAATGAAGTTTTCTCTTTAGGTGTATGCTCGCCTAAAATATGATAATACTTATAATCTGTATTATGAATCATATCCAATGACCACATATAGATCACAAACAAAGGCAAACGATAATGCCAATTATTGTAGTTGTGGTCAAATGATATTGCATAGTGACAATCATAATTATCGGGTCTACGATTTTCACCAGTATAGAAAATCTTAACGCAATCCTTTTTAGACCATTTTTTATTTTCTGTACCGAAATTTTCGTCGCCGAAGATCAAATAGTCAGGATTTTCATTGTCAATTTCAATGTCATACCGATTAGACAATAAGCTATAAAAGAACTGACTTAGATGGTCGTGGGTGTCAGCAAACCCTAATTTTAATTTTTTCATAGGCTATCAGTCAATTCTTTCAAAGAGTTATGAATGTTTGCTATATCGTCTGAAGATAAAGTGCTAATATCACTAATAGGTGTAATAGTATATTTGCACTTAATATCTAAGCCATTTGACATTGTTTCTGTAGGTGGTTTACCAATACCCCAACTTACATTATATGATAAGAACTTTTTATTTGGATTCATATAATTATTATATGTTTCGCAGAAGACAAACGGTCCTGAATTCTTACCTACGATTGCGTCACAATGTTCACTTAGGTATGAAATTTCCTGCAAGTCGCAGTTGTTAACTTCTCGATCTTCCCATGGAGCACGCTTGTCCTCAACTTCATTATCTACAATAATATCATCAGTAAATAAAACATTGTTTAATGTAGTATCAAATTTTGTAGTGCAAATAAAATCGATGCTAGGAGATTCTTCTGCAGCAAGATTAATGAAGTCTTGCATATTGTCTGAGAATGATTGACCGGACTTCGGCGGACCATTACAAATTAGAATCTTTTTATTAGTATTGGTCTTTAAAAATTCATCGATACTAGACACATCAAATTTTGTAAAATCAATCTTTGGTAGATACGATTCTTTTTCTGCTCGTAATGCTATTTCTGTATTAAAATGACCATTAATTGTATCTAAGATTTTATCCCATTGATGCCACAGTGAGTTCATATTAATACCACCATGCTCACAGAAAATATCCCAGAAACAACCGATCCAAGTATTAATATACAACACACCTTCGTCTTGATAGAAAGGAGTCTTTGCATCTAAATTTTCAGGTGCACCAATTACAGGAATATTTAAATCTCTGGTTAATTTGGGGTGATTAAAATGCATATACTCAAAAGTAAAATCAGGCAACTCATTTTGTAGTTGACGAATAAACTCTTTATGTGTTAGCAAATCACCTCGGTGATAGTGATTAAAGAAAATAATTTTAGACATTACTTAACACCTTTATATAATTTTACAGAATCTTCTACTAATGATCTGTTTGTTCTGATTGCATTATCGACCATTAAATTAACTGCTTGCACATAACGAGGTCTTTTAACTTTAAAGCAAATGTCGCACTTGCGTTTTAAGTCTGCAATTTCCTCATCTGATTTTGCAGCTTGAATTGCATCTTCCAACATCCACATACGGATATGAATAATTGCGAGTTTTTCAATAACTTCGCCTAGGTTATCTGTTTCAATATATTCAGAGTCAGGAAGATCTCCCTTTGCTAATACATCATGAACAGTTTGTTTAATAATTTGTTCTATGCTCTCACCTAAATTTGTCATCAATTTTCTCCACAACTTGTTTTAAGAACGCCATATCTTTTTCAGTTACAAAATGATTGTTACCAATATAAACACCTTGAGTATGAACTAAATCTGCATTTGTTCTGTCTTTAGATGTTTCAATTTTGTAACCATTTAAAAATGGCTGTGCCAATAAATTACCAGCAACAACCGGTCTATATTCAATACCATTTTCAGCAAATGTTTCCTTCATTGCCAACATAATCTCTTTAGACTTGCAGATGAAAGGTAAACAAAAACTGCTGTTCGTTGCTGAATTTTTAATATTATAAAATAAATGTTCGTGCTTGTCTATAATATCAGTAAATAATTTGTGATTTCTATTCCTAATTTCAATCATTTTAGTCAAACGCTTTAATTGCGATGAACCTAGAACAGCACAAATCTCATGATTTCTAAAATTGTAGCCATCCGTAACAAACAAAAATTGTTTATCAATGTCTGGATTAAGTGCAGCATAATCGGCAAATCTTGTAGACTCTCTTGCCATACCGTGACTACGTTTTAATTTCATTAAATCATATAGGTCAGTATTGTTTGTTGAAACCATACCACCTTCAACTGTAGACATATGATGTCCAAAATAGAAACTAAATGTTGCGCCTAAACTATTCGCGCCACGTTTAACACCGCTAGGATCAGTACAACCATGTGATTCGCATACGTCATCTATAATAATTGCTTTAGGAAAAATCTTAGATAAAGATTCGTTGTCTGCGGAGAATCCTAATAGATGAGTAACAAAGATCATTTTAATGTCATGATTCTTAGAAATCTTTATTGCGTCTACAAGATCAAAACTAAAATTATCAACATTAATATCGCAGAATACAGGTTCAAGGCCTAGTTGCATAATTGGTGCAACATTAGTCATCCAAGTACAGGCTGGCAATAATACTTTGTCGCCATTCTTCAAACCATATAATTCTTTAACTGCAGCTACCAATAAGAAGTTTGCTGTGCTTCCAGATGAAACATACAATGAATGTTTAGCACCAAGCCACTCACTCCATTCTTGCTCAAACTTTTTAACCTTTTCACCGAAGGTAAATTTCTTAGCTGTTAGCGCAAAATGCGCCATTTTTAATCTGTCACCGAGGGTGATTGTTTCACCCATTAAAGGCCATTTCATACTAACCCCTTTTCTTTTTTGTACCAATCAATAGTTTGTTTTAAGCCCTTATCAAAAGTAACTTTAGCTTTCCAGCCGAGGTCTTTTAGCTTAGTGTTATCCATTTTGCGTCTTGGTGTGCCGTTTGGTTTATCTTTGTTCCAAACAATTTTACCTGTGAAACCCATTTCTTTTTTGAGCTTATTAACGAGATCTTTAATTGTAAGTTCTTCGTCACTACCAACATTAACAAATTCTGCTTTATCATAATTTTGCATCAACCAAAAACAAGCATCTGCTAGATCATCTACATATAAAAATTCTCTAGTTGGTGTACCATCACCCCAGCACTCTATGCTATTATCCCCTGTCTTCATAGCATTATGCATCTTGGTAATAATACCAGGAATTACGTGACCATGTTCTGGAATAAAATTATCATTAGGCCCATATAAATTTGCAGGCATACAACTAATAGCATTAAAGCCATATTGACGTCTGTAATACTCACACATTCTTAAACCTGTAATCTTAGCTAATGCATAACCTTCATTAGTTGGTTCAAGCGGTGCTGTTAATAAGTATTCTTCTTTAATTGGTTGAGGTGTTACCTTAGGGTAAATACAGGCTGAGCCCAAGAACAATAGTTTCTGACAACCATTTCTATATGCAGAATCAATTACATTAGTTTGAATCTGTAAGTTGTCATAGATAAACTCACCGGGATTTGTCCAGTTCCAGTTAATGCCACCAACTTTAGCTGCTGCTAAGAAAACAAAGTCTGGTCTTTCTGTACTAAAGAAGTTTTTAACTGCTCGTTGGTCTCGTAAATCTAATTCGCCCTTTGATCTAAGAATTAAATTAGTATAACCTTCTTCTTTTAATTTTCTTACTATTGCTGATCCAACTAATCCTCTGTGACCAGCAACAAATATTTTGCTATTCTTTTCCATTTTTATTCCTATCTTAAAGTAAACACATAATCGTGAAGGGATAATTTTTCAGTAAATTTATGAGTATTATCTACAACATCAATTATCTTTTGTATATCATCGTGCCATTCAACTAAAAGAACTTTCGGTAGATATTTTTCTATGGAAAAGCCTTTAAGGACTTCCAATTCATATCCTTCTACGTCTAATGAAAAAAAGTCTACTGTTGCTACATTTAATGATTCTAATATTGAATCTAGTGTTCGTGTAGGAACAACAAATTCATATCTAATTTCCTCTTCATTTAAAGCAGAGGCTTTTGCTGTCCAATTTTCATTTTTCCATATAGGAGAAGATTTTACAGAAGTCATTAATCCTGGATCGTCAGAATAAACCCGACGATGCGTCATAGTAATTTCCTTTGCGAGATTTCCGTGAGAAATTAAAGCAGAATTAAATACTTTAGAGTTGGGTCTATTATCGCGACACACCTCAAATGCTTCGGGGTTAGGTTCTACTAAAATACCTGTCCAACCTAGTTCTTCTTCGAGGTGCCATGTATTGCTTTGAGTAAAACCGTCAGCGCCGCCCACTTCAATAAAGAATCCATTTCTATAATTTAAATATTTTTCAACAACTTTGCGATTTACATCTTGGTATGAAGGAGGAAACATATTATCCTCAAGCAAAATTAATGCACATATCTTCTACAAGAGCATCAAAAGAATGCTTAGGTGTCCAGCCGAGTACACTCTTGGCCTTTGACGAGTCACCCAATAATGTTTCTACTTCTGCAGGGCGGAAATATTTTTCATCTACGCGAACAATAATTTTTCCTGTATGCTCATTAATACCTACTTCATTAAGTCCTTCGCCTTCCCAGCGAATTTTTAATGCAAAATAAGGCGCGCATCTTTCAACAAATTCTTTAACTGAATATTGTTCACCTGTAGAAATAACAAAATCGTCAGGGGTATCTTGTTGCAACATTAACCACATTGCTTCAACATAGTCTTTAGCGTGACCCCAATCTCGTTTAGCATTCAAATTGCCTAGATATAAACACTCTTGGTTACCTGAGCTAATTGACTCTAAACCATTTACAATTTTCTTAGTTACAAAGTTGTGTCCACGACGAGGAGACTCGTGATTAAATAGAATGCCAGAGCAAGCAAACATATTATATGATTCACGATAGTTCTTAACTATCCAATATGCGTAGAGCTTAGCTACACCATACGGTGATCTAGGATAAAAGGGAGTTGTTTCTTTTTGCGGAATCTCTTGCACTAAACCATATAGTTCAGAAGTAGATGCTTGATAAATTTTACAGGTCTTTTCCATGTTAAGCAATCTAACAGCTTCAAGAATACGCAATGTACCTAAGCCATCAACCATAGCAGTATACTCAGGAGTTTCAAAAGAAACCTTAACGTGACTTTGAGCTGCAAGATTGTAGATTTCACATGGATTGTGTTTCTTCAATACGTTCATAACAGACAAAGAATCTGTTACATCGCCATAATGAAGATGCAGATCTGGATTGTTGTAGATATGGTCAATGCGACCTGTATTGATTGACGAGCTGCGACGGATAATACCGTGAACTTCGTAACCTTTAGACAATAAAAGTTCTGCTAGATAAGAACCGTCTTGTCCAGTAATGCCTGTAATAAGGGCTACTTTTTTACTCATATTATAATCTCCTAAATAATATATCTTCTTTATAATTCAATATCTTATCAATATTGTTTACGGCGGAATTCCACTCGCCTACTTTAAAATATTTATCGTCTGCGATATCCGCTATAAAAACATTAAGTTGTTCTTTTAACATTAAAGGATTCAAACTATGTTCTATGAATAGATTGGTACAATAAAAGTTCTTTAAATTTTTAGAACAAAATGCAGATGAAATAGCAAAACTGCCAGCTCCAGATGTTGCTAGGTTTTTTGCCTTTAACATAAAGGAATATGCATCTTGAACAGATAAAAATCTAACATCAATACTATCACCTAATGTCTGATACAAACAAGGCACTATAGGATTTATATTATCTTCAGCTAGAAAAATTACTTTACCATGAAACAAGTTGTATAATTCCAAATAATATAGTAATGGATTTTGAGTATGTGAGTTAGGAAAATGGGTATACAAATCCCCGCTTCTTATATGTACGACACATACATCATCTAACGATTCTATTATTTCATCATGATCAATTTTTAAATTTGGTAGAATATATTTTTCACATATTTCTTTTCGTTTAAAATTTAAATCGGTTATATCTACATCGAAATCTTTATCAGGTCCCTCAAAAAAATAAAACCAATTGTGAGATGATTCGTTTATTTTAAATTCATTGTCCCCAAATGTCAATTCAATAGCATTAATAAATGGATGATCTGGTGACGTAAATTTTACTTTATTCTTTTCACAGAAATATATTCCATTAGAAATTTGCTGAATATTATTACCAAGCCGCCCAAACCACCTTGGGATAAATGTGTCGTGTACTATTTCGTTAGTGTGCATAAAGAAAGGTGCAGGACGCCGAAGCGTCCTTGTGTTAGATTAATTTATTATTAGAATGGAATTTCGTCATCCACTTTGTTTACAGTTGGTTGTTCTTCAACGACAACTTCTGGTGTACTCATTTTAACATACAAATCCATGAATGCAGTCTTTGTGTCATCGTCAAACCTATTGATACAATAAGTAATTGCGTCTTCTCTGCTATTAAAGATTGAATATGCTTGAACAATGTTTACCAAACGACGTGTACTGATAATCTCATCCACACCACCTTCTTCAAAGGTTTTACGAATAACTTCTGCCCAGCTAATCAATTTGTCCGCAAATTCCGTATCGACTTTGCCAAAGAATTCCATCTTATTAGCAATGATCTTTTTCTCAATCGCCGGTGACGGAAATTCTTGTTCTACAGTAATTGGGAATCGCTCAAGAAAAGCATCATCCAAAATCTGAGCTGCAATAAAACGACCGTCTTCTGTGCCTCGACCTTTAGTGTTGGCAGTTGCTACGATAGTGAAACCTTTTTCAGCATAGATCATTTCACCTGTCTTTTTATTGAAATAAGGTTTGCCTTCTAGGATACTCTGCAGGCACATTAATTTATTTGAACCACGATCAATTTCGTCAATCAAAAGTACTGCACCTCGACGCATAGCCATTAGAACAGGACCTTCACGATAAATTACATTACCATCTTGCAATGTATTACCACCAATAAGATCATCCTCATCTGTTTCAATACTGATATTGACCCTGATACATTCACGACCTAATTTAGCCGCAGCTTGTTCTACCATTGTGGTCTTACCATTGCCTGATAGACCAGTAACAAAAACAGGATAAAATGTCTTGGATTTTAAGATCATTTCCAATTGTTTGTAAAAACCAAAAGGAACATACGTGTTATCTTTTGCGGGAATAGTACTATCAATTTCTACAGCAATTCGTTTCTTCATAGGAATAATTTGTGCTTGTAATGCTGGGAAAACATCTTCAGATTGCATAGTCTCAACTTTTGTAGTTTCAAACATTTGTGACAAGTCATATTGACTTTTGCCAATTTTAATTTCTCGGCATGCAACAATAAAGTGCGGATTAGGCAATTTATTAGTTTCACAATAAGAAAGAATTTGTTCTTTAGTTACAACTTTGCCGAATTCGGCAATCAATTTAGCAACCAATTCTTTGCGCTGTTCTTCAGAATAATGAGATTTAGACATGATATAAAGTTCCAATTAAGTTCAATTCACAATTAATTATAACACCTTTTTAATTGCGTGTCAAGCAATTTTATCGATAAATCTGCTCAAAAGCACACGGTTCACACTCTTGCTTTTCTGCATTTTCATGAACGCCGTTTTCAATTCGTTCTTTGAACTATTTGAATTGACATCCATTCCGTCTTCTTTAATTTCTAAATCATCACCACCGGGAATAATATAATAATCATCGTAGCCTACATTATTCAACATAAAGAATTTAGTCTTTCTAAATGATTTAAATTTCTCATCAAAATCGGTTATGTGTGTACCTGATCTTTCAATTCTACCTAGAATATATCTTTTAGCATGTTTAGCTTGTGGTGTAATAAAAAATCCAATTACATTTACTCCAGTAATATTTTTAAGTAAATTTAATAATCCAACTGTAAGATCTGCTCCTGGCGGTTTTTTACCTTCAGACATTGTACTAACGTCTCGAATAATAACATTTGAACTAAGAACAGAATGAGTAGTTCCAATATGTGTTTGACCAACTGCTCGTTGTTTATCTATAATCGTATTTGTATCATTGGATTCGCCATCTGTTAAAAACACGGTATTAACCACATCCAATTTATAACTGGCTTTAAATTGTTTTACAATTGCTACGCTAGAAACAATTGCTTCATTTAAAGGTGTACCATTTAATACTTCGAATTCACTCAATTTAAATTCGCGAGGAAGACTAACATCACTCTGTTTATAATTCCAGCTACGATTAGAATGTAATTCACCAACCAATAACCAATACTTAACTGCTTCTTTAAATTCTGTTCCAGACATTTCGCTAGAAATATATTCTCTCAATCTAAATCCATTAGAATTTAAGCACAACTCTTTATCATTTTCAGAAAACTTAGCGTACTTTGAAGCAAGTTTAGGATTGTTTATATACTTTGAAGTTGCCAAATATTCTTTATATTCTTCAGTATTAGGATAGTTCATTTCTTCTACTAGATTATTTGATACTAAATCTGTAAAAGCATAAACTCGGAATGGAATATTTACTTTGCGACAAAATGTAGCAAGTACCAATGTTTGCTCAATAGTAGATTTAATATTGTCTGTCATTGAACCAGAGTAATCAATGAACATTACTAAACCATGCGATTTACCTTTTGGCACAACTGTCATTCGACGAAACAAATCATCATTAAACTTATAACCAAATACTTTTTTCATATCTAGTTCGCCAGTTTTAGACACACTTGCTCTTGCGAATTGACGTGCGTTTCTTTTAAGCTCAAATTCTTTAATTAGATAAGACACATACTTTTTGTTTGTGTCATAAAATCGTTTTAGCAATTTTGTTTTAGACGTTTCAATAAGTTCCAATGCCTGGTCTGCGGTGTATGAGAAATCAGCTACGCCAACAATCTCTGCATTTGGATATTTAAAATCATTATAATATTTTATAATATTTTTATAAGGAACAACGATATTTTCTAATTTGGGAGTAGGCATATTAACATAGTAATATGGCTTTGTTTCATCGCTTAAAAAGTCTTTTTCACGCTTGCGAAAATTTTTATCAGTAATAGACTCTGGATCTAACTCGTCTAAATTATCCGATGATCCTGCTCTCCATCCACTACGTTTACCTTCACCATATTCGGTATCTTCCTCGTCTTCATCGGCGTCATCATAATCATAATCATTGCCATCCTCATCTACATCTTCTTCGTCATAGAATTCATCTTCTAATTTATCTCGCAATTCTTGTTTGCCATTTTCAAATAACTCTTTAGCAATGTTATATACATCTTCCCAAGTGTCAAGTGAATCTAAACGATTTAAATATTCTTGTTCGTCAGAAGAAAATTGTACATTAAGATATGCTCCTACTTTATAGTGTAGGTTAATTCTATCAATCAGGGGAAGCGTATCAACATCGAGTTCTCCAGAATTGACACCGAAGAAATCGTTATGCATAAGTTCAGAATACCCTTTGATAAAGGATGTTTTGAGCCCGGGAAATTTTCTTTGAATTTGCTTTTCGATTCGAACATCTTCAACAACATTCAAATAGGTCTTGAAACCTTTGCTAACATTTCCAGTAACAGCAGTATGCCAGCCTTCGGCAGGAGTAAAAAGAGCATGGCCTACTTCGTGACCCAATAACAGGTCATTTAGCCATTCAGACATGTTCTTCCAAATAGGAAGTACCATTACTCTATTCTTAGTATCGAAATATGCGGTAGGGACTTTACGATGCTCAATCGTAATATTTTCAGAAGCGAGAAGTTTTGCTAGAAGGGATTTTGAAGATTTAGATGTGTTTAACATTAGGTACTCCTTGGACATACCTTATTATAACACCTTTAGGGGCAGTTGTCAAGCCCCCAGTTAGCCATATAGTATGTGGGGTCTAAGACCTCGTTATAGCCAAAATTCGCTCAATTTGCTTTTCTATTAAAGGAATGCGGTTTGGCCAATGGATATAATCCTTATCCGAATTCTTCATCAAATTAACCAAAAGAGGTAGAATTAGTTTTTCAACGCTAGCTAGCTTTTCTTTAACTTTCGAATCCGCAGTTTGATTCGCTTCACTTATGAATGGATCTGCAACATCCGACTCATGTACCGCCGTAAATCCGAAGTCGTTACTTAAATCTAAATATTCTGCAGGGATTTTACTTGACATATTATTTCCAGCGTGGGCCGTGTACCCAACCTACGAGTGCTTTACGTTGGCCTTTGGTAATGTGTTTTACATCATGTAATGTGTATGAGGGAAAGAAAGCAATAGTCCCTTTTGTTTGCGGAATAGCAAACGGAGTCTGCGATGTGTGCAAACGAGTTTCGCCACCTTCGTATTCTGATGGGTCGGTTAATTGCAATGAAAAACTTAATTTTCTTGGGTACTGACCTGGACCTTGATAATGATGATCTACGTGTGCGTCATAGAAATCACCTTCATTGTAAACTGAATACTGAAGACCTTCGATGTTATGTAATTCAAACCCAAACCATTTTTCATTTGCGGCTAGTACAACGTCTGTCAATTTTCTATATAACCAAGCATTTTCCTCGTTACCGGGAATCCATGCAATTTTTGTACTGCGAATAGTAGGATCTACTCTACCTTGTTCACCTGGACCTCCGCCGACATATGCCTGATCCAATCCCGCTTTTTCGCCAGCTGCAATAATGCCATTTATCATATCCTCATCAAATACGCCGTCATAATAACAAAACGCATTTACTGTATGTGTTGTTAGTTGCCATCCTAGTGTCATAATATTCCTTTAAGTAGTAATTCTCGAAAAATTCTGATGCTTTTCAAATTTAATAATACTTCTAAATTTATCAAAAAGCAAATCCCCTTTGTGACTAATAACGAATACATTAGTCTCTTCTCCTAATGTATTTATTAAGTTCATCACGTAATCTGTGCCGTTAGCATCAAGAGATGAATCAAAAACCTCATCAAGTAACAGAAGGTTTGTGCTAGCACAATTCTTCATTTTAGCAATTGTTCTCCAGGTAAACAATAATGCCAAATCAATTCTTTGTTTTTCACCTTCACTAAATGAAGCATATGAAAATTCATCTCTGTGTCTAGATTTAATTGTCTCATTAAAGGTTTCATCCAATTCAAAGTGACAAAAGAAATCCATTGCAACAAGATATTTATTAACTAATTTATTGATGACAGGAAGATACTGCCTAATAATTTTAGTCTTAATACCTGTGTCTTTTAACAAAATACTCGCTATATCGAAATAGTGTTTATCCTCCGATAATTTGCTTTTTTCGCTGGCCGAAGCAACAACTTCTTTGGCCAACGCTTTAAGCTTCGTCTTTTCATCGTCAAGGTTTGCCGTATCATTAGTGTTGCTTGCCAGTTCCGTTTGCAATTTTTGTATATAACTCTGATTTGCAATAATTTTTGTATTGAGTTCGATAATGGTGTCGGTATGTTCAGAGATTTTCTTTTCGATATCAGCAATCGCATCAAGTCTAGTTTCAATATCTTGCAATTGTGTGGTAATGGTTTGAACTGCTGTCTCAACTTCTTCGAGTTTGTGTGTATGAAGTGAGATCGCTGAGTGTTTGTGATCTGTGTCAAGACCCTGGCTACACGTCGGACATACGTCATGTTCGTGGTAAAATTGTATGCTACTTTCTTGAGTCTTAATTCTCTCGGAAAGTTTTCGAAGGAGTTCTCCCATTTCAGTACGCTTGTTACGTTTCTCAGATGCGTCTGATATCGAGGATTTAAGATTACTTTCTTTTTGTTTTTGGTCAAGCACTCTGTCATTAAACTGTGATATCTCTGTAGACGTTTCAGATATTCGTTTTTGTACATCATCTAATTTCTTTCTCTTGTCTTGCTCAAGTGTACCAATATACTGTTGTTGTATTTTAACCTTGCTTTTACCTAACTCAATAGCAGAATCAATTTCAGATATTTTAGTTTTAATGTCATTGACTTTATCTTTTAACACACTGTTCATTACAGTAAAGATTTGAATATCTAAAATGTCTTCAATAATTTCTCTACGATGTCCTAACGGCAATTGCATAAAAGGAGTAAAAGAAGCACTACCTAAAATTACAATTTGCGTAAACGACTTATAGTTTAATTTTAAAATACTATCTTCAAGATATTTCTGATAGTCTTTAGATGCCGCATCTTGGTTCAACAAAATACCCTGACAATGAATTTCAAAAATGCCAGGTTTTATTCCCCGGACAATTTTATATTCTTTTTGCCCAATGTCAAATTCAATTTCAACTTGTAGGTTTTTACCGTTAATGCTATTCATTAACTGGGGTTTATTGATGCTTCTAAATGGTTTGTTAAATAGGCAAAAACAAATAGCATCAAGTATGGTACTTTTACCAGCACCATTCTCGCCTACAATAAGTGTTGTGGATGTTTTATCTAATTTTACTTCTGTAAATTGACCACCCGTAGATAAAAAATTCTTCCACCTTACAGCTTTAAATCTTATCATACTTCCTCATAATGTTGTGCTTCTACATATAGCGTTTTTAAAATACCCTTGAGACGATCTTTATCAGAATCAGTATCAACGCTGTCTACATAGTTAGATAATAATGTCATTGTGTCTTCTAAGTCAATAGATTCATCTAGAGCTTCAGATTCAAACTCTGAAAAGTCCTCAATAATTTTCAATTCTATTGGGTTCTGTTTATATATTGATTCTATGAATCCGTCAAACTTAACAAAATCTTTTTTGTTAACTACAATAATTTTTATTAGCTTAGATGCAAATCTAGTAATATCAATTTTTGTTATATCTTCTTTTTCATCATCGTAATAATACTTCTCAAATATTGTAAAAGGATTTTTAACAAATTCTAATTCTTTAGTTTCAGTATCAAAGATATGAAACCCTCGGTCATCGTCAAAATCATTCCAGAATAATTGATATGGATTGCCCAAATATTGAACATTGCCTTTACCGTGTTTGTGATGGAAATGCCCAGAACAAACTAGATCAAAGTTCTTGAAAATACTAGGATCCATGCCTGAGTGATCTAGATGTGCATCTTGACCTTTGAACATTACAAATCCGGACAATTCCAAATGACCAAAACATATTTTTGCTTTAGTATTTTTAATCATGTCAGATGCTTCTTGAAAATTATCTGTACATAACCAAGGTATCATTAAAATACTAGTACCATCGAAATCTAATTCAGTAGGTTTATCCCAGGCATTGATATTTGTATACTCACCCAATAACAAATCTGGTGAGTTTACATCATTAGTATTCTTAAAAAATGTATCATGATTGCCCACAATCATATCCATTTTAATATTACGAGTTTTTATTTCCTCAAAGAAATAATTCTTGCAAGACTTTAACGAATTAAAATTAATATATTTTCTGCGATCAAAACAATCACCTAAGTGTATTACATTAGTAATGCCTCTTTTATCTAGTTCAGGAAAGAATATTTCACTATAGAATTTTTTAAAAAATGCATCAAATGGTTGAGAGTCTGATCTTGCCCCAAAATGCGTATCAGTTACTAGCGCTATCTTCATCAATATACTCCCATGTAGAATCACCCTTCTTTTGAACCGATGCTACAAATTTGTAGTAATACGGAGGCCCTGCACACCAAGTTATAGGACTAATAGAGCTTAATATATTTTTATTTTTTATACTATCAAAATATAAAAAATACGGTTTACTATGTGTAACAATCATCCCAAATTCCGCACCGTGTACTAGTTCAGTTGCGTCTAGTCTATCAACAAGTTGTTTAGCTTGCTCTTGTAGAATATGTACCATTTCCATGATACGTTCATATTCTTGTTTGGCATGTTCTTTTGCAACATTTAAAGCAATGTCTTTTTCTTTTTCAATTTGAACAGGTGCAAAAAATCCCGCACCTACTTCTACTGGATACTCACTTGAATTGCGATTAATAAAGGCAACTACTTGTCCATCAATAATAACATCTTTACTATTACGACCTTTTAAAACATTACTTTCTTTCATATTTTCCTTCTAAGTATTTTTCATTTTCTACCCATTTGCTGTCAACCAAGAAACCCCATTCTCTTGTTTGCTTACCAGGCATAAACAATGTCCAACATTCGATATCTGGATCTAATTCTATACGATGATATGAAGTAGCGCTACAAGTTCTAAAATGACCAGGTTTTCTCCAACGAGCAATTTCACTAATTTTTTTATTATTAGAATCAAAGATAGGTACCCACTCGTAGTATCCACCTTTAAGTATTATTGTTGCATATGGCCAGGGATGATCATGAACATCATCAGGATCACCCTTTAAAAATTTATGCAGGAAGATATTAAACGGAAACTTTTTTCTATCTTTGAGGAAAAGATAATAGCGTTCGAGATATGGTTCGTTATTTACACGATCCATAATAATTCTTTTTCTGTCTAATTTTTCTAAAATATTCAAAAACCACTTCATATTAAATCCTACTATTTACCAATGATGTATTACATTTATAATAATGAATAAGCACGTTACTATATGTATTGCTACCCAGAATGTTTTTAGGAATAATGCAATTTTTGCTTCTCGTAATGTAAGGATAGGAACATCTGGTCTATCATCATCGGTATTGCCCATCAGATGACCAGTTGCTCTTGCCCAGATTTTTTCTAAACTATTCATTAGAATCTTTTTTTATCCACGGGGGTATATGGGCTAATGCCATTACTAGCCACATTAATGGCATCTCTAAGTGTAGTCCGCCGCAATGACTTGGGTTTGAGTAAGATACTGCGGCTAATATAACGCATAGTGGCGTTATTGACTTGTTCAATATTTGTAACATTAACATTCTTTATTATTATTTCCTGTCACCAAACAGTTGCAATAGGTTAATAAACAAGTTAATGAAGTCCATGTATAAAGTTAATGCTCCACGCACCTCTGCGCTATCGCTAGTTTCTATACTAAGTTCTTCACGAATCTTTTGTGTGTCGTATGCTGTTAGTCCCAAAAATATAATAATTGCCAATGCGCTAATAACCATTTGCATTACAGTGCTACCGATAAAAATATTGACTATACTAGCAATAATGATAGCAATTAATCCAACAAACATAAATTTGCCAAGACTATCTAGACTTTGTTTAGTAAAGTAACCATAGCCACTCATAACACCGAATAGGATTGCTGCACCCATAAAAGCACTGACAATACTACCCATAGTAAACACAGCAAAGATCATTGCAAAGCTCAATCCCATTAATGCCGCAAAACCATGTAGACATAACTGGGCTACACCTTTGCTAGGATTTCTACCTAACACATAGCTAACACCAAAGATCGCTACCAGAGGTGAAAAGATTACAATCCACTTTAGTATACCCGTAAAAAAGAATTGTAGTAACTCTGGGTTAGTGCCCACAAAATAACTAATAAACATTGATACCATAACAGCAAGACTCATATGTCCGTAGACACGGCCCATTGCTGAGTTAATTTCACTTGCAGAACGATATGTCATTCCGCCTGTATAGTTTGTTCCAAACATTTTGTTTGTTCCTTTAAATATCTTTTAATAAAAATCCCAATCTATCTCCTGCAGGGCTAGAGTAAAACTCGTCACGCCAAACAGGTATAATAGTATTGGCATTGTGATTAACAAAATCATCATTGTATCTAAAATGCACTTCAATAATACGGTCACCTATTACTTCTACATTGAACCAGGGATATCGATCTGCAACAGTTTGCAGTATCTCTGGCAATTTAAAGTCCATATCAATTTTTGTCCAACGACTAAATCTATCTAGGCGCATTGGATCATTTCTAAATCCCTCAACCGCTAGCGTTTGTTTGCCCCAATGGTAATCAAAACTTAAATGACGACCAGTAAACACCTCACACCAGAAATAACCATCTGGAATTGAATCTGAATCTAGGTATTGTATTGTTGCGCCTACTGACATCATTTTTAGATTTACAATAGGGCGCACCACATACTTACCCGGAACAGTGGGTGCTATACCTGCAGGACCACATTCATATCCTAACTTCTTTGATAGAATTAATTTATCTATACACCAAAGATCATCTAAGGATATACTGTCAAATACATCTATATCACCAATCTGAAGTACAGCTGTCATTTATAAATTATTCAAATTCGTTATCTTCTCTGTGACCGACTCTCATTGCCATGTTTGCATCTGTTTCTCGTACTTCAACCTTACTGCACCAGACTCGTTCTGCTTCGGCTTTGCCATACATTGGGAGAAAGATAGTATTAATATACTCATAAAGAAAATCAGAAATCCCCTCACAACCTGTCTTCTCCACTTCTGTAATTTTTGCTAATTTTAATCTGCCTAATTCAAGCAAATGTTCTCGCATAGGATCATCCTGTGCGACTAATAGAGTATGGTCAAACCAATCCTCTAATTTTTCTTTTAATGGTTTAAGTCCACCAAAATCCATACACCAATTACGAGCATCCAATGTGTCACATTCAAATTCAAAATGAAATGATAGTGCATATCCATGAACTAGATTACAATGACTATCAGCTCTCCATTGTCTGTATGCTACGGGACCTATTTGTTTATATGTTTTTGTTGAGATATATTTTGCCATCTCTTGCCTCTCTGAGTAAGTTTGATGGCATGCAGAATATTTAGAGAGGGGTGAATGCCGGAGACCTCTTTGTCATTTTCTGAAAAGCCCTAGAATCATACCAATCGAATAAATCTTCGATAATTTTATCTAAGTTACATTCCGGCTTCCAAGAAGTTTCAGATTGTAATTTTTCAGAATTTGCAATTAATATTGCAGGATCACCATTACGGCGAGGTGCAACATTGAAAACAATGCCGTTGTTAATTCTTTCTTGATCTATTAAAAAGGTTTCTGTTTTAACAAATACTTCAAGATTAGAATATCCTTTGACTGAACCTATATTATATATGCCTTTGATATTATTCTCAATAGCTAAGATGTGTGCTTTGGCAATATCCGTGACATGAATATAATCTCTGATACAGGTTTTATCTTTTGTCGGATAATCTATACCATACATTGTAAATGGTTCATCGTTTAGCGCTGCTTCAAAAATTTTAGCAAAAATATGAGTAGCATTTGGTTCTTGACCGTGTGTGCCACCTTCAACCGCACCGCAAGCATTGAAATATCTAAATGATACATACTGCAAACCATATGCCTTATTGTGCCAATTAAGCATCATCTCAGTCATTAGTTTGGATTCACCATATGGCGATATTGGATTAGTATCTGATTTTTCAAATAGCATATGACTTTTTTCAGGGTCGCCATACACCGAAGCACTGCTACTAAAAATGAATTTTGTACCTGGAGAATATTTGGTAATATATTCCAAATACTTTGCAGTTTTAGCAACATTATTTTCATAATATTCTATTGGGTCAGACATGCTTGGGCCAACCAAACTAGTACCAGCACAATGAATAATTGCATCAGGTATATTATCAGCTATACAGTTTAATGATTTAGTATCAATAAAATCGCATTGAATGAATTCATCATAGTATGATTCTAAGTGAGAACTAACCCGCCTGTCGACACCAACTACTCTATAGCCTTGTTTCTTAAGTTCAATACAAATAGCGCCACCGATATAACCGGCGGCACCTGTGACTATAACTGTTTTAATATTTTGCTGCTGGGACATGATCTCTGTAATCCTTACCACCTCGCCACCAATGTGATCCTTCGGCATTGAACATAATATCTATACAACGATCAATAGTATTAGATGTCCAAGTAGCTAATTTGCCTAGATTGGCTCGCTCTTGAAACAATAAACTATTTAGTTTAAACACTGCATCATCTTGTGACCATGGAATGTAAAGACATTCACGATCATTGGCAAATGTTTCAGGGAATGATCTATACGCAGGGTACAAACAATTTGTACCTAGTGCATCTGCTTCTGATGCCGTATTACTTACCCAATCTTGTAATGCACAATTAAATAATACTCGGGAATCACCTAACAACTCATAGTATTCATTCTTTTTAAGATTCTCATAGATTTTAAAATTATGAGTCTTTTCCAATGCTCGCGCGCGATCCAAATACTTTTGATTGTTACTACGTAAAGGACCGCCTGATAAAACAGCAAATTCTACAGCAGGATTAAGTGTATGGTATCTTTCAATTAGATCCATAAAGAAATCAGGTTGTTTTTCTTGATCGAATCTTGCCGCAAACACTACACGAAGTTTGCGCTCATTAAAAGGAATCTGTTTCACTACACGACTGCGAACTTCATCTTTGTCAAATGCCAAACCAGAGATATTAAAGATTGGTGCTTCCCAACCTGCAATTTTCATATGAGCAACCATCTCTTCGTTAGATGCAAGTACACCTGTAACAAATTGGTCTGTCATTTTCTCATATAGACCCATCCACTTCTGCATATCCCATACGTGAACGAAATCATCTGGATCAATAGATTGTGCAAGGCAACGAACAAATATTCGAGGCTGATACTCATAACTTACTTGATCCATAATATAAGGCAATGCCTCAATACCAGGAGTAAACATATCTTCAAAAAAGATTGTATCTTCGTATGTAATTTCACCAGCTTTCATCTTCTTAATAAGATTAGCCATCTGTGTCAGCGAATAATAACTACGACCGTGTGCATCAAGCACTTGTCCTGTTACAATTGCTTTAGAGTCATCTAAAATATCACCATGAATTACTTCATAATCAATACCTCGGCGCTTAAATGCTGCCTCACTCCAATGCTGAAGCTGCAAGGTATAACGACCTTCATACGGCTCCAAACCCATATAATATAATTTTCCCATTATCAATCCCTAGTAAAATACATTCTGCAACCGTTTTCGCCATCTTCTGAGACTTCGATTACATAATCTCGATCAGGCCACTGAGCAATTAATTTTGCGTGTAAATCTTTAGCAATCATCTCACAAGATTTGTGATTCAATTGCAATGTGTCTTCATTATACCAGCGTTCAATAGTACGCTTTGCTTGTATAAATTCAACATCCCTATCATCATGAAACACTTCCATCTCAACACGGAAATGAAAAATGTGTCTATGCAAGTCTGCAAGGAAAGACACATCTAGCCAATGATCATCTGGTTTACCAAAACGCTTTGTTGCTAATTTCGGATCCGTTGCCGCTGCTGGGTAACGATGAATACCTTCCTTCTGAAAGGTAACAAAAATAAAACTCTTGTTCATGCAAATAAGTCCTCAAGTGTTGATGGGGCTACCTCGCTAACAGGTTCTGAATCCATAAACCTGCCAACGTTCTTTTCCCAATAAAGAAAATCATCAGTGTTTTTCACATCGAATAATGTTGAAAATTCGTTCTCACAATTTTTATCTCTGCAGAATCTTAAAAATTCTTCTTTAGAATTCATAAGTGTACTAACATCTAATGTGAAGTTATGCACATTAGTTAAGATAAATGCAAGTCTGGCTCTCATAACATCTACAAATTTGCCGCCATTTTCAAGATATTCGCCTACAGAAATATTCATTAATTTATGATAATTTTCTGCGGTATATTCTGTGCCACACACAGCATTAATTTCTGCAACAACTGTTCTATAGATATTTGAAAATGGTCTTCCCATTTTTACAGATGAGCCACCATAATCACCGGGATTCTTTTTCTTGCTATGTGAAAAATAAAACAATCCATTATCTAAAGACATAGAATGTGTTGTCGAATCATATGAAATATCAATGCCATCATATAAGCCAGTTTGACTAAACAACAAATATGGCAAGATACGTTTTAATGCACCTACACCCAATACGTGTAGATGAAATGGTCTTTCAAATGGTACAGCATTAACAAAGAATGCTCGCTTAACATCTTCAAGTGGTCCCATACCTAGAGCAGCTGATCCCATAGCTACACCACCAATACGATGATGTAATTCTTTTGGAATCTCATCAAGCATTGCCTCGCCCCATAACTTATAAGTTTCTTGACCTGAACCTTGAATAATAACAAACGGTCTGCAAGAACTTTTCATATCATCAAATCTTTGAATTTGTTCTAATACATTTTTACCAGTTTGTCTAGCATAACTTTCAAAATTTTCCATGTCAACATATCTACGCTTAGTATCAATTTTAGATGACACACCAGATGCAGATGTAGACTTAACCGGAATCTCATCAAATGCCATTCCTATGTCTGCGTATGTTGCTTGATTCTCAAACACCTTATTACGAGTCTCAGATGTGTTTGGTAAACCTCTAGTAATAATCTGCAAACCTCCAGAGTCGGCATGAATGTTTTTAATTACTGGTCTAAATTTTTGTAATTTTGCACCAAAGTTCTTTTCAGTAAAACCATTATACAATAAAGAAAACTGATGATTGTTTTTATTGTGAACAGTTCTGGAAATCATGTCTTTAATCATTTCCAATGTCTCAGGGTCATTACATTGTTCTGCACCCAACCTCAGATAAGCGGGACCTGATATAACATATTCTAATTGTCTGCTCATAAAAATAAACTTTCTAATGAAGACTTTTGTGTGTCTCCAGCTTTTTCTGTTAAATTAACTGTAATCTGTTTTAGCTTAGGATTCTTTTGCTTGAACATTCTCATCCAAGTTCCTTTTGCTACTGTATCTTGTTTAGGCAAGTTCCATATCTCTGATATAAATTTTAGACCAGATGCTGTTCTTTCCCATCTTTGTTCTGCAGTCATTCCGGTTGACCAAGTAGACTTTTCGGGAGTTGCTTGTTCTTCTTTAAAAATAATGTTATTACAGATAAAAACACCTAGACCGTTTTGAATAAATTCAATACCAAAATTTTGATCTTCACACGGAATTAGAGTACCATCCGAATTGACAAACTTCTCATCAAAATATATTTCTTTATTGTGATGTTTCTTAATATTCTTAATAATTAGAATACTTGTTTTTGTCATAAATGTTGGCCTGAATCTCCATCTAATTTTATCACCTTCAGCGTTTTCTGTCAAGTCCTTTGTGAAAGGCTGATTAGCAGGATTGACAGGTAAAAACATATCTACGTCTGCAAGATTCTCAAATGGAATATTTCTGAATGTTTGAACAAAGGTATCATTCGCCCCATACTTTTGACCAGTATAAAGGTATGTGTCGTTGTCAGCAAAAATGGCATAATCCTCATCCGAATTGTAAAATTCTTTTAAGAGGACATTTCTTGCATCACCTGGAGTTAATACTTTACCTTGGTGTTTGATATATTGAACACCATCTTCGTATTGTTCTTCTTTGTAATTTTGAGCAAACACTACAGGCTGAAGATCATTTTTCTTAACCCAATCTAATTGCCGTTTGTGTATTTCTGCACGTCTAGCATTTGTGCTATCAGGGCCGAACCATGATATAATGTAGCATTTCTCAAACTTCATTTACTCACCTAGCATTTTAATCAAGTGTTTTGTCTGATGCATAGCATCGTCAAGAGCATTATGGTAAACGCCTTCTCGTTCGTCAGCAGGAATCCAATTGAATAATGCCTTTACTGTACGATAACATCTATCATCCCAGCATTTCCATGGTGGTTCTCTGTCTGTAATAAAGTAGGCATTTGATAAAATTGTATTATCAAAGACAGCACCGTTGCCCCAAACAGGCAAACTCTTAGGACCAAACCATTCCTCAAAATCATCTAATGCTTGATTCAAAGGAATGTTATTACGAGTAAGTTCTCGCAAAGCTTCTTTATTTTGCTCCGACCACCATTTGATAGTTTCTTTAGAAACATGCATACCTACATCTTTGCAGGTTTTAAGATCAATGGTGCAATAGAAGGTATCTAAAATTTCTTTACCTTCAAATTTTACTGCACCAATTGAACAGATAGCGGCATTTGATCTTGTTGACATTGTCTCCAAGTCAACCATTACATTAACTGTCATTTACATCCTTGTCTTGCAATCTGATAAAATTCATTTCTAACTTCTGGGTGATTTTTAAATCCGCCACCTAAACGAACTGTTACTGTAGAACTACCTGTATCTTCAACGCCTCTAGATTTGACACAATAGTGTTGTGCATCAATTAATACAGCAACATCTTCAGTATCAAGAATATATTGTAGTGTGTGGAAAATTTGTTCTGTTAGTCGTTCTTGAATCTGTGGTCGCTTGCTGAAATATTCTACAATACGATTAATTTTAGATAGACCAAGAACTTTGTTCTTCGGAACATAAGCAACAGTTGCTAAACCATCGATAACAACAAAGTGATGTTCACAATTAGATTGAACATTAACATTGCGCTCAACAACCATTTCATTATATTTCATTTTGTTGTCAACGGTTGTGCATTTAGGGAATGCATCATAATCGAGTCCCCAAAAGATTTCGTTAACATACATTTTAGCAACACGTTTAGGAGTCTCATTTAGACTATCGTCATCTAAGTCGAGACCTAATACCTGCATAATATGTGCAAAGCTTTTTTCAATTTCCGCAATTTTATCTTTGCGATCCATTGATATTTTAAATGTTGGTGTTTCCACTCCCATTTTAACCAAATGTTCGTGAACTTGTTGTCCCAATAATGGGTCTGTTTTTGTCTTGTTATATGACATTTTGAATCCTTCCTAACTCGGATATGATGATTGAAATTTGTTACCTTTGTGTAACATTATTATTTATATTAAGTGCCCCATGCATTTTTAAATAATGGGATTTGTAATCTGTCGGAATATCTCCAACCTTTTTTCATTGCCAATTCTGCAACACTACGATTGTTCAACGAATACATTTCTTCTGTACCACCACAAGGCATAATATAAACAGCGCCACCGAAACCAGATTTGCGATATTCATTTACTGCTTGTTCTGCTTCTTCAGCATCTTCTTTAGTTGCAACTACAAATTTAAGATATGTATTACCTAACAATTGATATTGTTGAACAACTTCTGGTCTGATTGCATCTTCCCATTTTTCACCGCTAATTGATAATTTAGGGGATACTGAAAATGTTATATTACCATAGTCTCGACCAAACCTTGTCCACTCCTGAAATAAGTATTCATCAAACTCATCAGTTATAAGTTGTGTACCATTAGTTTCAAAAGTAAGTTCTTTTAGAGCTTGCATCTTAGGATGTTCTAAAAGATCAGGATAAGCTTTTTGCCAACCCAATAAAGGCTCACCGCCTGTAATTACAAGATGTTCGTCTCGCCATTCCTTGTACGGTAACGTATCAACAATAGCATCGGCAATCGCATCAGTAGAAAGAACGGGAGACAAATGCTTAAAACGAGGATCCCAAGAAGCATAACTATCACAACCCGTAGACACCAAAGGTAACGATTTATATTCTGTATACTTAGAAGGGTCAACATTGTTTGCTTCATTGCTAAGTTCTCCTTTAGGCATACCAAAACCTGCACATTTAAAGTTACAACCAAATGTTCTTAAAAACACTGAGGGTACGCCCATATAGCGACCTTCACCCTGTATGCTATAAAATAATTCTGCAATCTTAATTTTGCTCATATTCACTTTCAAAAATAGTAGACCATTTCTTTAGTTTTTCAATTTTAGCCAATTTAGCAACACGCAAATGTTCTAAGTCAACTACACCCATACCGCATAAAATATCTATCATAGCCAGCATGTCACCGAGCTCTTCTTCTAGATGTTCTCTATTTGTTTTGGGTTTGTTGGGTTTAAAATTGTCAATACCAAAGCGTTCGCATTTGCTAACTGCTTGTATAACTTCAGCACATTCTTCTTGCAGAATGTTAAAGACTTCTTTGATTTTTGTATTCATAACGAATTATATGACATTTAGTCAGTAATGTCAATTATGGGATTATCCTTTTCAGACGCTTTCTTTTTACGAGCTTTTGTCTCGGATGCCGTTTCTCGTTTTTCGGGATCGATTGTGTCTAATTGCTTTTTCAAATAATCAATCAAATGGCGGCCTGCTTCCGAATCTTCTGCATTTTGAATAATAGAATCAATATCCATATTCTCCATGAGTTTATATTTCGTTGCCTGTTGTTTCTTTTCCTTTTGAATTCTGCGAATAAAGGCAAAGTAAATAATTTGAGTATAATAGGCAAATGGATTAGATGATTTTGTGGGATCAAATTTTGCAACAGCAGTTAGGCAATTTTCAATGCCATCCGAAACCATATCATCTCTAAATGTGTAATTGATAAAATTAGATTTATATGATAAATGTGTTGCAATTTTAATAAAGCATTCGCCTATATATCGAGGTACTCGAGTCGGTTCCTCTCCTGCAGCTTTGGCTTTGTCTAATGCCTCTTTATATTCTATAAGAGCAGCAAGAAACTGTTTGTTGTTTACATAATGGGCAGGGGCCTTGGCGGGGATTTCTTCTTTAATGAAGGATTCTTCTATTTCCTCGATCAATTCTAATATCTCGCTCTCCGGCGTCGTCGTTGTTTTCGTCATTCACATCTCCTAAAGATTGTTCAAATTTTTCAAATAATTCTTCAATAATTTCTTCATCTGTTTCTTCAGCGTCATCGCTTTCAGTATACAGCTCGTCTTTGTTGTCTCTATACATTATATACTCTAAGTAGTTATTTTTCAAGCTTTCTTTGATGTTTGTTGCAACTACAATTTGATGTACTGGGATTTCATATACGTTTTCCTCTGAAAAACTAAATAAAGGAAACAATACGTATGATTCTATTAACACACCATCTCTAGGCAATCGTAACATATTTAAGATTACTGGGTCTGTCACACTAATGATGCGCTTGCCTGTCAATTGTTTACAATCATCTTTCGTTTTACAGATTATGCTATCGCCAGATGTGAGGCGCAAAAATTTATAATTTACTTTTTCTTCTTCCATTATAATGATACCTTTACTAATTTATAGTTAAAATGCTCATCATTATAAATTTTTATTCGTTCAATCATATGCAATAATGTATAATTCTTTTTAGATTTCCATGTTAAATCATCTGCAATGTCATATAGTTTACACGATGTCTTACTTTCACTTGTTCTCAAGCCTCGACCAATAGATTGTAAGTTTCTTACTCTCGATTTTGAGGGTGAAGCAAAAATAATATTATGCAGGTTTTTAATATTTATTCCTGTAGAGAAAGTACCATAGCTAGCAACAATAATTGCATCAGTCTCTGTTTCGGTAATTCTACGAATATCTTCACGCTGCTCAGTATCAGTTCCACCATAAACAAAAAACACTTTTCGATTCACCGCTTTTTCTTCAATCATATCTTTTAAAACTTTGCCATGTTTTTCAACATACTGAAATAACACTAACGTATTGCTCGTCTGTGTTATTGCAAGATTTCTAATAAATTTATTTCTAGCTTCATGCTGAACTAAAAAATCCATTTCATCTTGATATGATTTACCTTTTTGGGCTTTTTTAATTTCATCAGAATATTCTAAAATGATATTAAAAATTTCTAAGTCTGCAAGTGTTTTATCGTTAATTAATTTTTTGGTTGTTGTGACTTTATAAACTGGCCCAAACAATCCTTCTAGAACTAATTTATGGGTATGAGTACCATCCAATGTCCCTGTCGTCCCAACTCTATATGGAGTAGTAGTACATTTATTTAGTATACTTGTTAATGACTTTGCTTTAAATAAATGAGCTTCGTCACCATAAATTGCTTTAAAATCTGCAAAGAACTGTTTGGGCAATTTATAAATTGATTGCCAAGTACTAATGACTATATCATATTCATTAGACTTTTCGTGCCCGCCATAAATACGATGACAATGTTCTGAGGCTTTCCAGCCATTTAAACAAGAATAATCTTGAAAATCCGAATACATCTGTTCAACTAAAGAAGTCGTTGGAACAAGTATTAATTGTCTACGACCAACTCGTTCATGCCATCTGATTAAACAGTAAATGATAAGAGATTTACCTGACCCTGTTGGGGACAATAATAATCTCCTGCCATCTTTAATTGCTTGAAATACTGCATCAAATTGATAATCCCTAATTTGTATAGGTTTACCCTTTGAGCCAACATTTAGATCTTCGCAAAACTTTCTAACTATGTCGTAAGTAACTGCATCGTTTTCTTCTACATAATTAGAATAATCAATAACATAATCTCGTTCTTCGCAGAATCGTTCTAGGTAGCTTTTTAGTCCTACATATAATTCTTGTGTGAACATAGAGTAAAGTCGTACTTTACCATCCCACATACGAGATTTATAAAGAGGATGAAACTTAGCACCAGGAACATCAAAAGAAAAATGATCGTTTAACTCTTGTCCTATTGAAGGTTCACATCTTACTTTTAAATATGCTTCGTCTTTTTTCGATAATTCGATATCTGCCATTACATCATGCCGTTGGTAAATTTATTCCATTCAATAGCATTTTTAATATCCCATGTTCTACTGTTCAAAGAGCGAATGATTTGTTCTAACTGATACATTACTGTTTTAAAATATTCGACTTTGTCTTGATATAAAACAAGATCATAATCAACAGTTAGAAACTCATCCATTTCATTCTTTAATGGTTTATTGCCTTGCCATTGTTCCCAACCCTCGTCTGTCAATTCTGCTTGTGACATCTCGCCGCGATAATAACGATATTTCTTACGACGACAATTCAAATAGTCAGACTCAGCTTTACGAAGGTTGAGGCGTGTTGAAGATAGGTAGTTCAAATACTTGGCATGAAGGTTTGGAGTCCTCGCAGATTCATGGCCAAGATTCATCTCATTAATCTTACAATCCTCTGCCCAGGATTCTTGTAGATCTGATAATTTCATAATATAATTTACCTATTTAACCAACTTGGATAATTTGCGAAGGATTACCTTGGAAGTTGAATGAACCGTAGTGGTTCAAGGAGATTGAAGGATCAAGCCAGATTTCTCCGCCGATATCTTGCCAGCGTCTGCTGAATGTGTAATCCTCAGACAAATAACGCTTGTCTTTAGGATCAATCATTGTGTCGAAGAATGCATAGAAGTGAGGATTCAATTCTGGAGGTGTATTCAAGTCGTTGTTATATTTTAACTCTGGATACTTCTCAATCATCTGGTCTATAACTTCACGCTTAATCATCATGAAGCCTGTTGCGCCGTCGTGTAGACGAATTAGACCATTTTCAATTGCAATTTGTTTTTGTTCGCGATTAAGGAACTTAAAGTTAATTGCGTAGTCACTACCAAAAGATGCAATTGCTTTGTCATCAAGTGGTTGGTCTGTTTGTTTAACGCTATCACGAATGCGCTGCCAATTAACACCCTTCTTAGGATAGGCACCAACTGCAACATCTTTGTTGTGTGCAATTAATTTAATAACGTCTTCAACCTGATATTCGATATCAGCATCAATAAACATCAAACGAGTGAAATTACTTTGTAGAAAATATGCCACAAGAACATTACGTGCTCTTGTAACTAAAGATTCATTTGCAATTGTACCAAACGCTACTGGGATTTGATGTTGATTGCAAAATGTTAATAAACGAATTGTTGATCGAAAATAAGCTTCCGTTAATTGACCGCCGTAGCACGGGGTCGCAATAAAGATTCTTTCTTTACGAAGAGCATCTAGACTAACTTCTAATTTTTTTTCATTAGGAGCAGCTGCAGCTGCGCTAGATTGTTGTCCCGCTTTAGGCAAGTTAGGAACAGGGGGCAAAGCCATAGGCGATACTTTTTTAATTTTTTTATCCATAATAACTCCAAGTTATATTATAAAGGTTCTACTTCGAAAATAGTATATTTGAACGATGCTATCGCTGTAAAATATTCTACGCTTGCTGACGCAATATCAAAATCTAAGGCTTGTAGGGACACAGGGAATAGATTTTTAAATATTATATTTACTTTAGGCGTATTTGTCGAGTCGAGAATAGTCAAAGTACCATCCGAGTATGCCAAAACTTCTTCTTTTCCGCTTGTTTTTGTAACAAACGGGAATCTGCTCGGCCTATTACTTGTAAATGTTTTGAATTGAGAATAATTGTCAGGGAATCCCAGAGCAATTAACCATCTATACATTTCCAAATAATTGGACATATCCTCAGCTATAATGAAACGAATTGTAAATTCACCGAAATTAATTTTATCACCTATTGTCGGCACATCGATAAAAGGTGTTGGTTGTGTAGCAAATCCTAATTGCAAGTCAGGGATGTTTGCTGATTGACAGGTAAAAGATGTCTTAGGCATGTCCTTAATACTAAACTTAAATGCGTTCGGTCTTAAGAAATCATTCGTCGTGGGTGTTGAATTTGTCCAACTATCTTTTACGACATCAATGTTTGCAGTATAAGCCATCTGTTTCCTTTATGCTATCTATATATTTATAGCCTGTAGTATGTGCAAAGATTAAAAAAGGGGGAATTACTTCCCCCTTTAAATCCGATCTTCGCCGGCTTGATTACATTAGGTTGATAACCCGTGTACGACGATAATACTGATTGCGGTTCGCAGTGAAATTCGATGCGTCAGAATCAGATAAGCTATCGCTAGATGTAACGTATGGGTTAGCAATTAAACCGTAACGTGTCTTGAAGCCAATCTTTGGCTGGAAGCTGTTAGGATCAATTGCACGAACCATTTGTAAAGGAACATATGGGCAGTAGAACATACCTGCGTCATATGGGCTAGAACCCTTATAACCAACCATGTAGAACTGATTTGCAGCGCCTAGGTTTGCAGAATACGGATCAATGTACACACGGTAGCGTCCGTTTAGAACACCTGCGAATGTATTGCCTGTATCGTCAACATTTAAGTTTGTTGACAAAGCTGGAGTGTAGTCTAGAACACCAGACATAGCTAATGCACTTGCAACGTCTGCAGAGCAAACGATGAAGTTACCTTTACCACGACGTGTGTCTTGTGCAATGTGGTTAGCATCACGTTCAATGTTGAACAATAGACCTTTGAAACGCTCTACAGACCAACGACCATTAGAATCAACGTCTAGGTCAAATGTGCCTGCTGTTGCTGTTCCTGGAGAACCAGGCTTAGCAACTTTGTAAATTGTACGAACAACTTCGCGATTAATTTCAAACATGAACTCTTGTGACAAGATGTTTGATAATTCTGCTTCTGCGTCAAGACCGTGAATTGCTTTCAAGTCTTGTGCCAATTCAACTGTATATTCAGCTTTCAATGCACGAGATTTAGCAGTAACAGTTGTCTTGTCAATAGAGAAAGACATTTCGCCGAAAGTATCTTGACCTTCCATTGAACCTGTTGTTGTAGCGTTACCAGTATTATATGTTCCAAATACTGGGTTGTTGCCTTCTGCATTTTGCATAGAGCTAGAGAAAGAAGTATTTGCTTCGTTGAACAATGCTTCTTTTCTTGTTGTTGTGTTGTTACGCTCTGCACCATAGATAGAACGCATTGCAAAGATCAAGCCTGTTGGGCCTGTCATTGGCTGTACACCGCAAATGTCATATGCCATTAGGTTAGGCATTGCACGACGTACTAAACCGATCATGATCGGGTCATACTTGTCAATACCGCTAGTAGCAGAAATGTTGTTTGTTGGAGCTGTCTCAAACAATGCATTACGCTCTTCACGTAATGAACGCTCTTGGTTCTCTAACAATACAGACGTAACTTGACGTTTGTAGTTGTCTTTAATTGGAGGAAGGTCTGGGTGATCCAGAATTGCTTCCCATTTCTTTTGGTAGTTTTCGGATAAAAACATTTATGTCTCCTTGTTGTGACTGTTTTAAATAACTTTTACTTATTTATAAGTTATTGTCTTTTGATTGTTCTTGATAAGGCATTTGCATAAGCTGAAACAACATCGTTACTTTGCGTGAAGCTAGCTGGCGTGTCAGTCTCCTCTGTTAGCGCTTGCTTGGCTGTCTCTTTAATTACAGCGTCGCGTGGAAAATAATTTTCCTTAATAACAGAAACTTTTTCTTTGTAGATTTCTTCATTCTCGAAATCAACACCTTCTAAAAGTTTTGTCAATTTATTTACTTCAGTATCTGCTAGATCCTTAGCCATTTCCTTAATAATAAGTTTGCGCTTTAGTTCTGTTACTGATGTATTTAAGCCAACATTGTTTTCTACTTGGCCATTTAGGCTTTCTTCCAACTCTGTTACCTTAGCTTGCAATTCACCGATTACATCATATTTTTCCTCAGGCACTTCAATATAGTGTTCTTTGAAGAGCGCCTTAAGACCTGTCATAAAGTCTTCAGCAATTTCGCCGCGAAGACCATTTTCTACTGCCAATTTATTTTCTTCTATGTAATTTTCAACTACATAGTTAAGATATGCATCTACTTTTTCAACAATGCTTTCCTTATACTCAAGGAATTCTTCAGCATATTTTTCTTCAAGTGATGCTGCAACTTTTTCCATTTCATTATTAACGCGAGCAATAACTGCTGCTTCAAAAATGGATGTTGCTTTTTGTCTGAAATCTTCTGAAAGTTCTTCACCGAAGATTGGAGAAAGATCGATAGGTTCAACTATTGATTCTTGTTCTTCTTCTGTTGTTTCTTCTTCAGATACAACTTCTGCAGATGCATCAGTTTCTTCATCTTCATGAATACCTGTGTTCTGCGGAATAGATGAAAGATCTTTTACTGTTGTGAAGTTTGGTGCTGCACCAACAGGGCCCTTCATTGCAATAGTATTCTTAGAAATACCTTTTGCAGTAATGGCTCCTTGGTTCACATCCTTCTCATCACGATCTTCGTGACTTGCAGATTCTGAATCACCCTGTTTAGGGTTTCCTGTATCGCCAGCATTAGCAGGCTTGATTGTGGAATCTTTTCCGCTAGTTGGAACCATTGGTCCTGCGCCCTCATTAACTTCCTGCGAAGTCTTAACAGAAACGCGTTCTAGCAATTCCTTAACTTTACTTTCTACTGACATTAGAGTCTCCTAAATGTATGAATGTTCTCAATCTATATTTATAAGTTTTATTACCTAGACAATTGATTGACGAATTGTTCAAAAATTTGTAATTTAACTTCGTCTAAATTCTTAGCTGAAGTCTTCCTTATTTGCTTTTGTGCATTTTCAATTTGTATTGCTTTCCACACGCCATTTTCAAGAATCCACTCCGCAGATTCCATGATTCCTTGAACAAAGGCGTCTGGGGCAGATGGGTCAGCAACAATGTCAACAGTTGCAAGGTGAAAATCACCTTGTACTTCGTTGATTCCTTCGGAGTTCATTTTTAACGATCCTAAACCTCTTGTGGATACGCCTAGTTGAACTTCATTTTCTATTAAATTCTTTGCTATAATTCCCATAGGTGTGTCCAATATTTTGGCTCTACCTATAACATCATTACCTTCCATCTTTAGGCTAGTAATTAGATGGGAAACCTGATGTAAGTTAATTGAAGGATTCTCAGGATGACCTAGCTCTCCTAAAGAACGCTTTTGTCCAATAAGCTCTTGATACTTTTGGACTTCGCGTTCCATGATACCTCTACCATAAGAACGATTGTTTCTATTTGGTTTTTCAGCTTGAGCAAAGATACCTTCAATAAAGATATTTTTTCCGCCACCTTGTTTGTCTTCTACAAGGTAGTGTAAATCTTGTGCAACTTCTTTAATTAATCTCATATTAGTTCCTAATTATCTCTTAGTCTGTTGGTCTGGCTCAATAAAACCAGCAGGCTTAGATATGTGTAAATACATTGTACTATTTGCAGGCATTGTAACTGTAATATTTGCACTATTATTTGAGGTATCAACAAAGCCAAACATCTGCGATGTTGACCAATTGTCATTGCCATTTAATATCATTACCGTTGAATTATTACGAGTGATAACAATTGGAAATGCGCCAGGCGTAGTCCACATCATACCAGTAATATTCATTTGTATATTTGGTAGATCTAAAGTTTCATCTGCTAATTTTAAATCAAACGGCGTAATGTTTGCCGTTCCATCAGATGTACCTGCAGAACGATCGCCTACAATTTTTACAACTGCTTGTTGTCTTACCTTTTTAAGGACTGTACGAATTACTGGCATCTTAATATCCTATTATTTTATTCTTTACTAACACTTGACGCATGATGTTTAGAAAGCTGGAATGTAAATTTTCCACCTTGAACTGGCTGACCAGTATGAATAGCCTGGTGCTTAACATCTGTACCGTGAATAGCATTAGCAACAGAAAGATTGGCGTGTGTGTGAATATTGCCATCTGAGTCTTTTGTAACAACAAGCGGGTCTTCATGTGTTGTTTCAACTTCTTCATTTACATCTTTATTCGATTGCATATAATCTCTAACTGTTGATATATAATCAGCACTTAAAGTAATTTTACTCTGTACCCATTCTGCAAGGTTAGTATTATCTTCTAACATATCATGCACTGTCTGAGCATTGGCAATAATAGATCTCAGTTGAGACTTGGCCATATCGCCTTCATAGTCATACTCACGAGAATCTTTTGCCTCATTGGTTTTCTTTGCACCATAAGATGCGCCCAACGCCATACGAATACGTTCTTTTTTAGACTTACCGGCAAATTTAGGATTATCCGAATGGACAAAATCGCTAATATATTTGCCCGCAGGATCAGAAGCCTTTAGTTTTTCTTCTAAAGTTTCTTCTCTGATACTATTAAACGTTTTCATTTTCTTGTTCTTCTACGTCTATTGTAGTTTTACCTATAGCTGATGCAATCTCTACTTTTCTAACATCAAGGGCATCAGAAATTTTATTTGCCATTGCTGTATTAAAATCTTGTAAAGCGTCAGCCTGCTTGTTGTTGATAATATTATCAATCATATTTTGAATAACTGCGGATTCCATACTTTTTCCTTACTGTGAATTATTTATAGGTTCTTGTCCCGGAGGTAATTGGCCTGGGGGCATGCCCGGCATTCCAATTTGCGGCGGAGGACCTTCATCTTCAATTTGTGTCTTCATTTCTTGAATCTCTTTGTCAGACATTCTTAAAATATTTTTCATTACATAATCTTGACTGTAATATGCGCCTACAAAGGGCTGAACTTGATTCAATAAATCTATACGATTTCTTAAATTCTCAGCATTTTTCATTTCTTCAAAATACTGATCTTGTGCATATCTATATTGAATGTCATCTTTAATAACATTCCAGTCTTTATCTGTTAGAACACCTTTTAAAATTAATTGTGTTCTTAACAAATCGCCAAATATTTCATTAAACTTTTTGCGTAATCTACCAACAAATTTGGCAAATTTTAATTCGTCTCTTGTTATCTCTGTTGCTCTACCAAAAGAAATACCAGTTTGCGGTTGCATTCTAGAAAGCGGAACATTTAATGCTTGATATAATTTACCTTGGAAGTAATTAATATCTTCAATCTGTCCCAAATTTTCGCCGCCAGGTAATGTAGTAATCTCAGTACCTCTGCCGCCTTCTCTTCTTGGCAACCAAAAATCTTCTAACATAGACATCATTTTACGATCATCTCGTATCTCGCCAGTATTAGAATCATAAACGATCTTATTACGATAACGAGCCATAATATCTTTTAAATATTGTTCAGCTTTCAATTTAGGCAAATTGCCCACATCAATATAAAATATTCTTCTTTCAGGTGCTCTAGCCAATCTATAGATTACTAAGGCATCTTCCATCATCTTTAACTGATTCACAGGTTTAATGGCTTTATGTAAGTGACTTAACACTACATTTTTATCCAAATCCATAATCCCAGAAGGTACAAATGTTATTGCATCTGTTGATATCTTAATACCTTGCGTTGGGTTATTTGCAGTATAACCCGGATTATACGTAATACCTTTTTCATTATATAAGAAAAATTCTTCTACTGATTTGATAATATCAACACCAGTCTTTTGATCTTTCTCTTTTTTAACTTCTCTAATCTTTTTAATTTTTCTAGGATCTATAATTAGTGTTTCCAAAATACCACGTTTTGGATTGCTAGTGTCTATAATCTTCTGAAAATAAATTCTTCCATCGATATACCATCTACGAAAATAATCAAATCCTCTAGTATCAAATTCAATCAATTTGTAAATCACTTCAAATTCTTTAATGATACTATCTTTAATATCTTGAGGAATCTTTGATTGATCCAAATTAATTTGTACTAATGCTTCATCATCAACTGCTGCAATGGCCTCAGTTAAAATTTCATCAATAGCTGCGGATGTATCTGAATACATTGCCGCTTCACGATATCGTGTAATAAGTTCATACTCAGATTTCGCAGTCGCATCTAGATCAACGTATGTGCCAAAATGCCCACCCGCTTGTACTGTTGATGCACCGTCGTCAGAAACAGGAGTAGCGAAACCTTGCAGTTTACGATCTATCTCATCTTCCTCACGACTAATATTAAAACCAAATAATTTAATTGCCATAATTTAATTCACTTTATATGATTAAGCCAAAGTTGTAATAGCGTCTACCAATTGTTGTGCTGGATTATTAGAGAATTCAAAAGTTTGATACTGGAAAGATACCGAGAATGTCGATAACTGATCGTTGCTACCAAAGTCTAAACCAACTGCTCCCAACTCAACTGGGAAGGCGCCTATTAATTTATATTGTTTCAGAACTGAACCATTACGATCCAATTGAGAAATAAACATATCTGTTTGATACTGAGCAGGCTGTAATGCACCTGTTTTATTTCCGAGATTTTCCATTCCGTTCATCCATTGTTCTATTGCGGATCTAATAGTAAATCCGGAATCATTTAGAACTGTACATTGGAACGGTGCAAATTCTCTGTCGCCAGCCATCTTAATTAGACGTCCTCTGTAATATACTGGAGCAACACCAATTGTTTGTCCTGGTAATTCAGCCACACTAATTAAAAATGGGGACTTTGTCACAGCCGCCGCTCGACCTGTGACATAGTTTGGAAATGTCAACTGAACCGCAAACTGATTGGGACGAGCCCCACCGTTTGTTAGTTCGGATTTAAATCTCTCTACATTAAATGGTATTGCCATTTCTTATACTCCTAATTAGGCGCCGACTTCTTCAAACGACACGCCACTTCTTGTAGCTACAAAATTCAACTGAATAAAGTTGATTGCTCTTGCAGGCTTGATGAATATGTCTGCAACAAATTCATTACGGTCTACAACCGATCCTGGATTATTTGTGTCATCACATATTACTCTAAAGTCTGTAATACCACGACGACCTTGCACATCTCTTAAGAATGGTTCAACAAGATTTCTAAATTGAGCTCTTGTAAACGGATCATTAAATTCAAATAATTGGAATTTAGATGCTGTAGAAATTGCTTTTTCTAATACGATAAACAATCTACGAACATTGATACGATCAAATGCACTTGGTCTTGCTAATAGAGTTTTATCTCCAAATAACAATGTTCCTTGTCCAGGGAATGTTACTACTGGGTTAATACCTTTCTTGTACAGATCATCTCTGTCTGTCTTAGTAGGTGAGAAAGCCAATTTAACAACATTCTTAATAACGCCTCTGTTATAGCCTGCAGGAGAGAACCAAGGATCAGCAATGTAATCTGTTCTTGCAGCTAAGCCTGCGACGTCACCATTTAATGGAACATATCGATATTTATCATTGTAACGATCGTACTGATATTTCCAACCTGAATCCAATACCGCAAATGAGGAACTTGTTAAGGTATCTCTGTATGCTGCAATTTTGCTTGCTTGGTTCGTAGTATTAACTACATCTACATATGGAGGAGATACAAATACTACACAATCTCTTCTTGCTTCAGCAATACCAATAACAGTATTAACTACACCAACATTTGTCGTTGGTCCCATTGGAATTAAGCTTACATCAAACAATTCGTCATTACTAAACAATTCATATCCGGCTTGGACATTTCCTGCAGAAACAGATGAGCCTGTTACACCGCCGGTTAATGTAGTTGTAATATTTGCAGTTAATGTTGCAAATGTTTTAGCCGAACCTGTTGTTCCCCAATTTGTTCCTGCTATTGGGTGATCCAACCAACTAATATATCTAGATTGATTGTTAATCACATCTTTGTAATAGTTTGTAGAATTGTCAGAATTTTTAGCGTCTGATGCTTTAGAAATATATGAGAATTTTTCAAGTACTGTACCAGCAGTACCTGTCCAATTTCCAGTTGCATCTAGAACAATTACGTGTAATTCATCTGCAGAACCATTTCTAGCAGAAACCCAAGCCGATGTGCCTGGAGCAGAATTGAATTGGTTGGCATATTGCCAGCCTGCGAATGTATTGGAATCAGCAACCGATACTTTTAATGAATTTCCCAATGTTCCTGGATATTTAGCAATAAATTCGCCATATCCAAATCCGCCTGTGCTATATTCGCTATCATATACATCAGAGTTTTCAATTAATAATGCGTCAAAAGATACAGTTGCGTTACCCGTTGCGGTAATATTTTGCGAATCTACAATAGTAACTGTTGGTACCGATGTATATCCGGCGCCTGCATTTGTTATAGTAATACTAGAAAGCGTACGTCCGACAGATGCTACAGCTGCCGCATTACTACTAATAAAATTAGAGTCTCCTAATACTGGAGTAATAATTACATTAGGTCTTGTTACGTATCCAGAACCACCGTTTGTTACGATAATTGAATCAATTAGTGCTTCTATTCTAGCAGTTGCGTTAGCAGTTGCACCACCTAAAAGATTATTTTTATTAATAACAACATTAGGAGTAAACGTATAACCACCAGCACCAGGATTAATGATGTTGATACTGTTAATAATACCGTATCCTAAATTGGCTGTTAAAACAGCACTAGTACCAGTGTTACCATCTAAACGAGTTAAAACAATATTAGGTGCGGCCAAATAGCCGTTACCATTATTTGTAATTGTATAACCTGTAATAATATTACCTGTAATAATAGGATATGCTGTTGCTTGTCTACCACCAGGAACTAATACACCACCAGAAATTGAAATATTACATGCTGTGTTTGCAGGTCCAAAGTTTGAACCTGGATTTGATATTTGAATATCTTTTAAACTAAAGTGTATTACTAAATTTGCGCTGGCGCTTGTTGAATCTTGATTTTGAATAACTACATTAGATAAACTATTATAGTTATTTCCTACGTCTTGAACATTTATAGCTCCAATTCCACCCGATCCCAAAACAGCAGTTGCAGTTGCTCCAGAACCACTACCACCCTCGAAAGTAACTGTTGGTACGGCAGAATATCCAAAACCAGAAGTCGATAAATTAATTTCACTAATTCTACCAGTTGTTGATAATACTGCATTGCCTAATGCTCTTGTACCATTAGTAGGTGCTGCAAATGTAACTGTCACGTCTGCAGCTGATATAAATGTATTTGGTGTATTGGTAATTGTTACGCCAGAAACTCTACCAGAAGGTGTAGAAACTGCGTTTCTTGCAACAGATTTATCTGCTACTCTGACTAATTTTAAATTATTTCCATATGATAAAAAGTTTGCCGCTGTGAAAAAATAACCTGCAGTATCATCATTTGGATTACCAAATTGTTCTACAAGATTTCTTTCCGTGTCTACGGTTGTAACTTTTTCGACCGGTCCCCATTGAAAGGCTCCCGAAAATGCTCCAGCAGAAGTTGCTACCGCGGGAACAACCGTACTTTTATCTTCCTCGGTAACTAAAACGCCAGGTGAAAGCTGAAATGCCATCTTCTTCTCCTTGATAATTTTATAGATAGCTCTATAATATGATTTTCTATTTATTTATAAGTATGTTCATTTAGACATTTTCAAGGAATTTTCTTTGCATTTCGTGAATCTCATCTGGAGATTTGGATGATGCTGTAAACCATATTTCGTCAGTTGTTATTACTGGAGCTTCGTGTTCTGGAACTCCCCTATCAACAATACCAAACGGAGTCAGATTTTCTTCAATCTGTTTAAATTGTTCTTCGTACAGGGCTTTTCTTAAATTGCTATCAGTTAGGTCTTTAAAAAATGATTCGTTAGTTGCCCATGCAAACAGTACCAGAGTCATAACCAAATCGTCATGATACCCCTCGTCTGCTTTGTGTGTTCCCCGAACTTCAATAAACGTAGAAATTTCGTTTATAATATCTGGATCATGAATTAGTAATTTTGTGCCCTCAACTAAACTCTTGAACGATGTACATCCCAATCGTTTAACTTGTTTAGTTGTTCTTACACCAAGGGTTGCCCCATTTGAAAATCCGCCAGACAGATACTGTCCCGATTTACTGTTATTTCCGACAAAGAATACATTTTCATATTCTAAGTCCATGTATAATGTATCAGCCACTTGTTGACCGTTATCATTAATCTCAACTAAGCAATATGCTTTGTTGTAATCTTTTGCTACTTTATATATTATATTTGGAAAAAGCAAAGGACTTATCTTGTTGTTTCTATACTTGGCAACTACGGAATACGGGTATGCTGTGATATCCAATACTGTAAATGCTGAGTAATCTCCCCCTACTCCTCTGGATGTATCAGCTACAAGCATATACACCTTGTCCTCTTCTGGTTCCACAAATACATCTAAACCATCTTTACTATAGATATAGGGCTTAACCGACATTCTACCAATTGTGTCTGGATTGACTAGGGTATTAGAAGATCCAAGGAATCTACATAAAACTTCTTGGTTGAACTTGAGTTCGCCCAGCATAGCTTTTTGTTCTGCGGCCCATTTATCATCTCTACCAGGTATTTTGCTATATGGAATAAACAATGGAACAAAGCCATTCAATTCTTGTTCAGCCTCATTCCAGAATTTCCAGAAGTGATTGTAACCAAGCGGTGTAGATGTTAATAAAATCTTTGTGGTATTACCAGCAGAAATTGTTGGATAAACAGATGTGAAGAAATCTTCTGCAACATTATTAGGAATAATTGCTGCCTCGTCAATGTACAACCAGTTTACAGATTTACCTCGAATACCGGATGAGCTTGTTGCTGCTGTGAATACTTTAGAACCATTCTCAAGTTCAATGTCACCTTTGTTAAATGTCTTTACACCTTGTTGCATCCATATTGGAAGCATCTCATACATTAGTTCGTATCTAGAAAGTACTTCTCGAGCAGCTGAAGATTTATTTGCTAGGATGGCGACTGTCTTATTTTCTTGAAATAACGTATACCAAAGAATACAGGCGGCGGCAGTAATTGTCTTGCCTTGTTGTCGACCTTCCATCAGTATAACTTTACGATTATTAAGTATAATGTTTACTTTTTCTTTTTGACAATCGTATAATTTAAAAGGGATTAGACCTTTATCCAATGAAACAATTTTACAATAGTTCTCAATAAAGTAAATTGGATCTTGACTGCATTTTATAATTTCTTTAACCTGTTCCGAAGAATATGATATGACCGTACCAATCTGTTTTAGATTGGGGTTACCATTGTAGGATAATTTTTTATTGGTCGATGATGTTGTCATCTTTTTTACCTAACAATTTCATTAGTTCGCTAGTAGAACCAGCAAATACTACATTATTTTGAGTACCAATTTGAACTGGATCGTCAGCTTGCAATTCTTTAACTTGTTTCTGTAATCCTAATAAATCTTTTGAGACATCAGATAAGGTTTTAATAAATTGCCCTGTTACCTCATAACTTCTAGGATGCTCAGAATTTTTAGATAAACTAATTAATTCTTCCAAAGTATCCTCACCTTTTAGCAACAATTTTCTCATTGTTTGTCTGGCCAATTGGTAATCATCTTCCTGATCCATTGCTTTTGTTGCATTTAAATTTTCAGGAATTGAGGGTAAATTTGTATTTTCAGTTTCATCCATTGGATTTATATTAAAAATATCATTCAAATTTTCTATATTTTTCATATTTAAAAGTCTTCAAAGTTTTCAATATATCCAAACGAATCAGTTACATTTGCAGTTACCGGATCAGGTTGTACTGTTATTATTTGTTGCTGAGATGTAAGTTCCGCATCATTAAAAATATTAGATGTTGTCTTTTTAATGATACCTTGTTTATTAACAGGACCATAAAAATTAAGTTTCATCACAAAACTTAATGTCCATATAATAGATCTTCTTGTAGTTAAGTCGCCCTCATAATCATCTTCGAATCCTATAGAATTCAAAATTATAGGCAAATCGTTTTTAATGTTAAGTTGCGGTACAGCTTTAATAGTTAAATTATAATCAGGATTAAAATAAGGTAGAATTTGTTCTATTACTTGTAATGCATCATCTTGATTTTTTGCATATACATATAAAATTACATTTATATTATACGGGGTAGGAGCATATTGTGCGTTTGCTGCAGTTGAACTATTAATTGTTCTTGATTGTTGTATTGGACTTATTTTTCTGTTAGGATCATAGTCCAACGAAATCATTTCAAATCCCATTCTAGGCAATAGAACTTGTACGTTTTGAACGTCTACATTAGGTTGTTGTCTTATCTTAGTTAAGAATTTTTGTTTAGGTGAATATGACAGCGGTACTTTTTGTAGTTGCACTACATTGCCATCAGCATCTACTCTTTGTATGGTAATATTATTAAACATATTACCAAACGCAACGATTGCTTTACGTATTGTTCCCCAATAAAAACGTTGGTCTAACATTATTTACTAACCTCACCAAAAGGATTTCTTTCAGAAAAATCCAAAACGTTATCTGCTTCTGCAGTAAAATAATCATTGTCTGCAGCACTAGGATCATTATTTGTAGTCTGTGCTTCATTAATTATTGGAGACAAAGAATTCGATTCTGTAACTAGAGTTTCGCCGTTTTCTTGTAGCATTTCAAAATTATCCAATGGATCAGCAAATTGATTAAACAGGTTATCTATTTCTTCGACACCGGTTTCAAACACCTCATTGGAATATTGCATTAATTCACAACTCATTCTAAAAACAAATAATTTACCCACTTGGAAAAACGGTGTTTGGCTGTCTACTTTTCTAATCTCAAATAAAGATTTTGTTAAAGGCATATAAATTATATCACCCTCAGCTGGTCTAATACTCAATACCGAATTGCCAGTTGAACCAATTGTTTCGACCCACCTTTTTCTAGAAACAACAAAATTCGCCTGGTCTCTGATTTCCAAACCGAATTTAGTAATTATTTCATCGTCACCATCGTAACCCGAAACATTTTCCATATACATCTCAATCGGATAAGCGTATTCATAACTGTTGTAAGGATCTTCTGTTAATATAGGATCAGGGTTGAAAGGTTTTCTAGGCAAATAATAGACTTCTACGCCGTAAATCTTCATGGATTCGATAATCAACTCTTCGTATAAATTCTGTTCAGAGCTACGACCTATCGTTTTGCCTGACTGAAAATAATGATTAACTGTTGCCATTTTACTATTGACTTCCTATTGACATGATGTTATCATCATCTATGTACCGGTTTAATAAAGCCTACAAATTATCCAGTAAACATATCCACTGGTAATTCAAATCTAGATTGCATCTCTGCTTCAATCTTGTTAATTTCCTCTAACGCATCTTCATATATTTTATCGGCATTAAGTGTAACTCCCCCCGGAAGTTGTACACCTGCAAACTTTTTAAGATTCTCTCCCCATTGTCTTTTAAATAGGGCAGTAGTATATTGCTTTAGAAATCTATCGTTATATACGTCTCTATATGTGTCTGGATCTAATATTCTGTAACATTCAACAATAATGTAATCACCGACATTAGCATCTGCGCCCCAATCCATATCTACGTATAATCGATTCATATGCCTATTAAATCTAATTGGTTTAGTACCAACTAATACTTGATTAATTAATTCTAATTCTTGTTTAACCTGATAGTAATAAATCAAATTAGTAGACATTAAGCTATAAAGGTCATTAATTAAAATTTGGTATCTAATACTAAACATATTAGTACCATCTGATCTATCAGAAAATGGTAAAATTCTGTTGATACCTACAACAGTATCGGGTACCGAAATATATTGATTAGTTAAATCTTGTGCAGTAAATTGATGTTTTAGATAAACCATTTCTACAGCATCATAATGATATTCTCTGTAGAATTGAAACGCGTCATCTATACGATCTTCAATTTGATCATCATCTACATTTATCTCAATAACAGGCGCACCTAATCTGCGCAGGCAATAATCTTTAAGTTGTTCTCTTGTTGTTACGGTTGCCATAATAGTCCTTTAAATATATATCTACTTTTAAAATGTAGATAACGCGTATCTAACCCAATAATCTTGTTCTACGCATAAGTATACATAATTTGCGTCTGCAATTATAGAACCTTGTGCACCTCGACTAGATGATGAAGTTGGTATAGCTGGTGAATATTTATTTGTAGATGGCGCAAAATTGCAACCATGTGTCAACACGGGCCACAAGTTGCTGCCATTGGATAATGTTTTTCTGGCGGCATCTTCTGAAAATCCTGCGGCAGGCCACCAGCCACAACCAATAAATGATATTGGAAATACAACAGATGAATCAGATGCTTCCAATGCTACCCAATGTGAAGAAATAGTACCAGGTATACCATTAAAGCTACACCCAGTAAGAATTCCTGTTAAGCCTGGTCTGCTTACAGTTTGTTCTACCCAACATTGTGCTTTACCGCCATTGTGTTCAAAGTAAACTCCGTGTAGCGCAAAACCATTCGATGATTCTTGTCCACCTACACTGTCTCCACCTGAATTAGTTAATCGCAATCCCCATTTAGATGTGGATAAATCTGTACCCGTACCATTGCCTTCAAAACTGCCGCCTATATAATTAAATGTACCTGCTCCTACTACCCAACCACCATAAAAATAATTGTTACCTACAGTACAACCTATCATAGTAATAGCATTTGGGCTAGAATTAGGTGTTGAAGCTGCATTTCTTTCAAATCTAAATCCATTATTATTAAATGACAATGTTGCTCTTTGTATATGGCTGCTTAAGAAATTAGACGCATATATGCCTGTACCAAACCCTTTAATATTTACATCATCTATTTCAAAATATGCAAGTTGATTCATTGTCAGCCCTGCGCCAAACCCTGATGCGGTTCCAAGTATACCCATTTTTCTTATAGCGGAATAACCGCCAAAAGAACTAGCACTAGCACCAGTAAAATTAATACCATTTTGCCCTGAAGTTTCTTGGTAAATATAACTTGAAGCAGAACCTTCACCTTCGAAATTTACCACTTTAATAGGATCAAGTCTAAATGGCACTGATACATTTATTGGAGATGTTATTTTATAAGTGCCTGCGGGGAAAAATATTGTGCCGCCATTTGCTGCTAAAGCTGCCGCTACTGCAGCATTGATTGCAGCAGTGTCATTAGTTGTACCATTTCCTACAGCGCCATAAGTTTTTACATTATAAGTAAAACCAACTCCGGTTGCACCTACCGCCCCCGACGCGCCGGTTGAACCAACTGTACCTATACCCGTCGCACCCGTTGCACCATTTTGTCCACTAGCGCCGGTTGCACCTGTTGCCCCGACTGAGCCTGCACCCGTGGCGCCTGTTGCTCCGACTGAGCCTGTACCAGTAGCACCAGTTGCACCAGTTGCACCGGGAATAGTACTTGCCGCTCCCGTAAGACCTGTAGAGCCTCGTACACCTGTAGCACCAGTAGTGCCTAATAGTCCTGTTGCACCGGTCAACCCTGTTGCGCCAATTACACCTGAAGAACCAGTTGCACCTACAACACTAGCTCCTGAGGCTCCTGTTGCACCAATAACACTTAAACCAGACGCGCCTGTTAGTCCAGTTGCACCTTGGACGCCAGTAGCACCTGTTGTCCCCGCTCCTGTTCCACCGGTCAATCCTGTTGCACCGGTTAATCCTTGTACACCTGTGGCGCCTCTCAATCCTGTTGCGCCTAATCCAGTAGCACCAGTCGCACCCAAATTTCCTGTGGCTCCCGTAGATCCCGTTGGACCTATTAATCCTGTTGCGCCTGTGGCGCCAGTTCCACCTATACTTCCAGGTGTGCCCGTTGCTCCTGTTAAACCAGATGCGCCACTAAACCCTGAGGCACCAGTTGCCCCAGGTAAACTTAGTCCAGACGCACCAGTTAGTCCTGTTGCTCCGGTTAATCCTGTAGCACCAGTTGATCCTATTCCTGTTGCTCCTGTAGATCCCGTTGCGCCTGTCGATCCGGGTATTACAGACGCAGCACCAGTTGAACCGGTCAATCCTGTTGCGCCAGTTGATCCTATTCCTGTGGCTCCCGTAGATCCAGTTGGACCTGTTAATCCTGTTGCACCTGTTGGGCCACCTGAAGGACCTGTTGCGCCGGTTGCACCATCAACACCAGCACTACCTGTGGCACCTGTTGGACCACCCGATGGGCCTGTGGCACCTGTTAATCCTGTTGCGCCAGTTGTTCCTTCGCCGGTTGCGCCTGTTAATCCTGTGGCTCCCGTAGATCCCGTTAAACCTTGTATACCTGTAGCACCTCTGAAACCTGTTGCACCAGTTGCCCCTGATGACCCATCTATTCCAGACGTTCCCATATTTCCTGTAGCACCTGTAGCACCATCTGAACCAGTGGCGCCAACTAAACCTGTGGCTCCTCTTAGCCCAGTTGAACCAGTTAAACCAGTAGATCCCTGTGTGCCTGTAGCACCAACTGATCCTATTCCTGTTGCCCCTGATGCTCCTGTTGCACCCGAACCTGTGGCGCCTGTTAATCCTGTTGATCCTCGTAGTCCGGTTGCACCAATTAATCCTGATGCACCGGTTGAACCTTGTATACCTGTAGCACCATCAATCCCCGAGACACCTGTTGCACCAGGTATTCCTGTTGAACCTCTGCTACCAGTTAAACCAGTTGCTCCAGTTAATCCTGTAGCGCCTGTTAGACCAGTTGAACCATTAATTCCTGATGCACCAGTTAAACCAGTGGCGCCTGTTGAACCAGTTGCACCATTTGGTCCTCTTATGCCTGTTGCTCCAGTAATACTTTGTCCTGTGGCACCAACAGATCCTGTAGCACCTTGTAATCCAGTTGCGCCTGAAGCACCAGATCCTGTAGCGCCTGTTAGACCAGTTGATCCTGTTGCACCTGTTAGACCAGTTAAACCAGTAGCACCAGATGGGCCTGTTGCACCATCATATAAGAATATTGCGTTTTGCGATATAGGTGTGCCTGGGACAACTATAACATTACCAGTTTGTCCAGGTTCAACTTCAACGATACCTTCTGCTATTCTATAACTTGTAGTTGTGTTTGCAGCATCTACATAGTAAATATATCTACCAACATTAATATTTGCTGTACTAGAATTACTCAATCCTATAGCAATTACACCATTTGATGCATCAATTACTGTAGTTATAAGTGCTGCTACAGCATTCGCAGTAGTATAAGATTTTTTAACGTAACCGTAGACATTAAACCCATTTAAATTTATGGGTTGTTTTTGATTGTCAACAAACGTTATTTGGTCCGAATACGTCGTACCTTGAATTACTGTAAAATTAACAACTATTGACATTATAGACCGTTATTTTTTATTTCATTATCAACTAATGTCATCAAATCATCGTTTATTGTCGTGTGGATTCCTGATAAAATAACTCGTACTTTATCTTTAACTTTTTGTAATGACCCCACAGTTTCATAAATTTCTGCAGTAATAGTTGTAGTATCTGCAACATGATCTGCTGTAAGTTGTGTAATATTGATCATTTGAATCTTCCGTAATAAATTCTATATGCTAAGTTAATAATCTCATCGCCTGTAATATTAGTAAATCCTTGTCTGTCAAACTTGTGCTTGCATACTATTTTTAAAATTCCAGGTTCAACTATTGTTGTTATTATAGATGAACCAAGATACAACCCTGTACTAGGTTGTATAATTTCTCTGACCATAACTGAACCAGACCCACTAATTACAGAACTTCCCGAATCTGCAATACCGCCATTTATTTTATAAAATGGCATAACAAAATAGTCATCAGTATTTATTAAAGAATTATTAATCAGAATGAATTCGTCAGAACGATCTACATACTTAGCAGTTGGACTTAACGCTAATACTTTTGGAATACTAATAACACCAGGTGTGTTATACAATATGTGGGGCATTCTTTTATCTAAAGAAAACTTAGTATTTCCCGACCTATCGGTTATATTGAATGCGCCAGAATTTAAAGAAATACCCATTATTGAATTCCAAGATAAACTAAATTACCCGTTACCTCTACGCTTCCGTTTAGGAAATAATTAGTTGTATTATATTTGTATGTTAAAGACGAACCAAGACCAGCAAGAGTTTCTCCTTGAGGCCAAATGATACTGTCTGTCTGTAATGTAACTGCACCATTTCGTTCATCATATAAACCACCAGTTTGCGGATCTTCGCTACTAGCATTTTCTATAGTTCTACCCTCATTATAACCAGTTGTTATATAGTGAATAGTTGCATTATAAGTATCATATCCATACAACGATCTAATATCTGCATATTTGTTTAAGTACGCAATAGGATCAAAGGTAATTGTGCGATCTCCCTTTTCATTTGCATAATGTAATTGGCCTTTATTATAATCTGACCCATACGCAAGTATTAAATCTGCATAACTAGCAATATATCTTAATGCATCTGCGGGAGAAATATAAAATAAGTTTATTGGCAAAACACCGTTTGTTCCTTCGGGTTCTCCCGGAATACTATTTAAATATGTGTTAGGATTTATAGTTGTCGGTATCGAAGTTATTTCCTCATTCCCCGTCAGTCTTCTTAAGAATAGATTTAATTGTGTTGGTATATACTCATATACGCCATTTACTAAATTTGCAGTATACAATAAGTTTTTGCTAATTTCTATAGCATAACCTAAATCATTTGGTTGTTCTGTATAAACATACTTGGAACCAACTCTTTCCCAATTATAATAAGTATATTTTGTTTGTTTAGTAACTAATCCTGTAAATGTTTGACCACCTACAAAGAATTGAAAAAATCCTGTTCTAACAGGTGGCTTATCTAATAGTAAAAGATTGATAAATGTATTGGTATTCAAATCACCGTTAACAGAATAGTTTTCTATAAATGGACCTAATACTGGAACATCGGGTCCAATATTTTCTCTTTTAGATATTTGGCTGTAATCTGTAATCTTTATACCGTTTTGCGTTTCTTGATATAGTCTTAAATCATTAGACTGTAAAGTTTTAGTAAAAGCATAGTTTGCCGCAGATGAATATTGAGCAGTATTTTTGTAAAGATAACTTTTATCTGTACTAAATACATTACCCATAGACACAAAATCTTGGGTTAAATTTAAAAGATAAACATTAGCCATATTAGAAAGATGGTACCGATGCTGTATTTTCGAATGTTAACAAAGTATATCTTCTTGTCAGTGTCGTCAATGAATCTGTGTTAACAATATTTCGTTCTTTGATGTAAAATTTAGTACTATCCATTGCCAATGATACAATTCTAAATGAATTATTATTTACAATTTGCGCATATGTGTGTCCTGCTATAATTTCTCTTGTGTCATAATCTATTAAAATTGCAGCTGGTACATATCCAAAATTATGTATTGATATGGTATATTCGTTGGTATTTTTAGTTGTAACACTTGGATCGGGATCCGCAGTAACTAAAGAATAATTTTGAACAAAATCTGTTTTCGATAAAATATTTAGATAATCAAATCTAGTATCAAAATATATTCTATTCAAATATGTTGTAGGATTTGTCAATGGTAAATTACTACCCTGTTGTCCCGTGGGGTTATTAAAGATAGATACTACCTTTTTGCCCCCAGTTGTGCCCGCCCACAAAACATTAGTTGTCATAATTCAATTCTGATAAATTTACTGTTTAAATCAATAACCATTCTACCATCAGTTGATCTTAAAATTCCTGAAGTAATAGTACCAGCATTTTGAGAAACTTCTGATAATGCGTTTGCCGTTACTGTGATACCAGTAAAAATATTTGCAACCAATTGAGATCTAGTAATAGTACCACTTACAATTTTTGTTCCGCTAATAGAATTGCTAGCAATTTCTACCCCTGTTATTGAACCGGGTTGTATTTTACCTGTCGTAACAGCATTTGCGCCTAATTTACTAGATGTTACCGCTCCGTTAAACAACTCTCTTGTTGTTATAGTATTACTTACTAATTTTTCTCCAGTAATAACATTTGCTGCAATTTTAGATGTTATTATTGCATTAGATGCTATCTGTACATTACCTACTTGGCCTGCATTTAGAACAATATTTGTTACAGTGCCACTTACACCTGGAGAATAAAAATCCCAACTAGTTTTAGTTGTATTTAAAATATAGCTAGTACCACCTACAATAATTAAATCGCCCGGATTAAATAGTGTTACATCTGATGGCAATGATGCCAATGTTCTAACTCTTGCGGTGCCAGTATTTGCTGTAAATTGTTGTATTGTATTCCATGTACCGGAATAGATATATAACCCTTGATCTATACCAGATGTTTTTCTAAACAACTCAAATGCATTTGCTGTTGCTGGTAAAGAACCACCCGAAGAAATTCCTCCGCCTGCACCAGAAGAACTAGAAACATAATCACTTAAATTTTTCCATGCATTATTAATAAAGATATAAGCAATTGACCCTACAACAACTGTTCTACCTGAATAATTTCCTGCATCGCCTACTACAGGCAACGTAACTAATACTTCTAGACCCGACGGTGCGCTAGATGTTATAACACTTGATAATGTTTTCCATTGACCAGAAATAAACAAATACGGTATAGCATTTGCTGTTTCATAAAAGACTGTGCCTTCTGGCGCTGTCTGCGGTTTAACCGCACCTATAGCAAATGCTGTATCGCCTCTAAATCTTACCCATCTAGAATCGGAACCAGCTAATCTTGCAATTGCAGAATCTGCCGGTAATCCTGTACCATTGCCTACGGGGTATTTAGAGAATACCCAAACATCTCCAGAATTAAATACAATCCTGCCTTCATAGTTACCCAATGTCGGTAAAGATGAAACTACAGGAATACCATTAACAGTTACATTTGCCGTACCTGAACCAGTGACAACAGTAATGTTTGCGCCGCTTATACCGCCAGTAAATGCGGCTAATCTAGCTAACACATAATCTTGTGTTGCTAATTCATTTGTATACCATTTAATAGTGCCATTCTCATTCAATATTAAAGAATCTGCGCCGTTTAAAGAAAAGCCAATAACACCCGAGGCTTGTCTGTACATTCCGGTGTCTTTATCACCTTGCCAAGCATATCCTGGTAATATTTTAGAATCAGATCCATAGCTTACAACTTGCCCGCCAGTATAAAGCGAATTAAAATTGTCGTTTACTTTGATGAAGGCATCGCGAAGTAAATCGCCGTCTCCACTATTCGGTGTTGTTCCTACAAGAACATTTGGTAGATTTTTTGGGGCAGCCATATGGTTAACTTAAATTTAGATGGTTTTTAATTTTATCAATTTCCGCTTTTAACATATTTATTTCGTCTTTCATATCCTGAATTAGTTTAGTCTGTTTTCTTTTTTGCTTATACTCAATTAACGCATGAGTATTAGTATTAAGAATTGCAGAACTTGCTGGGTCTATAACATACCCAGGATCGTTTTCTACGGGAATATATCTTGAATTCATTTTATAATAATGAAGTTGCTACTAAGTTTTTAATCTTAGGTAAATAAACTGGATTGTTTGCGTAGAACACAATCTTAACTTGATAATTTGCAAAAGTTTCATATGTAGATGTTATTGCAACATTTGAAACTAAGTTTGCAGAGTTTGAATATGTCAAAGCAGGTTCTAATAGTCTGTATGTTTCCTCCGTGAATAAATCGTCATTTGTTCCTGCATAAGATTTACTCACAGGCGAAACTAATGGAAGTTTAATAAAAGGTCTTGCTACTATACCATTGACAAAACTTTTATCGTTTCTAGATAATACTCTAACAAAAACTTCGATATCTGTACCAATTTTTCTATTGACATTTACTTTTACTTCCATGCCTGTAGAGTCAAATTGGTCTGCAAGCGATACAACTTTACTAATATATCTTGCCTTCGCTGTTCCGTGATTTGCAGCTAATTCAGATGTAGAAATATCTGCACTATAAGGCAATACGTTATTTCTAAATATTTGAGCTTTCATCAACTGTTTATCTAAAAATGGCGCAACATCTTTAGATTTTGTTGTTAATGATACTTGTAATTTTAAATCGCCGTTTTCTCGTAAAGATTGTCTTCCTGTTAAATTCAATTCCGAACCAGGAACAATATCGGTAAATTTTGTTTTATCTCTAGAGTTAGTATCTTCAGTTGTTTGTATTTTATATGTAACTTGTGCGGTATCACCCAAAGCAACTTCTGTACTTAACAAACGAATTCTATTATAATCTATTTCAGCAAGAGCAGGGGTTGTCATTTCAAAAGTTACTGTGCCAGGATCAAATTTTGCTTTACCTAACATAAAAGTTAAATCCTCATTCTCATCACCCAGCCAATCTGTAGTATTCTGTGCTTTAAATAACCTACCAGCAAACGGTTGCTTAACTGTTTTACCATCGCCTGTTTTTGCGGACAATAATTGATATTTGTCCGATTTAGTATATACACAGAATGCATATTCGCCAGGCTTCAAATATATTGGATTTGCGAATACAAATGTTGTTGCTTTTGCCCCTGCTGTTGCGTCATATACGTTTATATCTGTAGGTGTCTTTGTTGATACTGTACCAGACATATATTCTGTTGTAGACGGTTTGCTACCAGACATAGGTCTTAATTCTATACTTACAGGTAACTTATCGTCTTTAGTATAGAAGAATAAATTAATATAAGTTAAAACAATACCCAATGGATATGTCCCTGCATCTATTGTGAATGTTTGCGATAACGGATCCAATCTTTTCTGAGTATTATTTGCATCCGCGGAAGATCCTAACGGAGAAGTTCTAAATTTTTCCGTTGTTCTTAGCGCAATTGTACCACCTTGTTCTGGATCTACGATATTTAACCCGTGATTCATTAAAGTGGTTTCAGAAATATACTTACATTTTTCTATACCATCTGCACTATCACCAAATGTTAGACGAATTTCACCTGCATTAAATTTGTATTTGCCTTCGGTGCTAGGTATATACACAAAACCAAGTGCACTACCTAATTGATCTGTAGTAATAGTATCACCTAATAATGCGCCAGTTGTTACCGGTGCTGTAAAAGGAGTTATATTAACACCATTTACATAAGTATAAATTTTTATACCAGGTGGCATTTGAGCCACCGTAAAAGACATAACCTCAGATCCCGCATAAATCGGTATTTCTGCATCTCTGGTTGATGTTATATTTGTCGCCATATTAAATTCCTACTAAAGAATAGTTTACTGATTTATATCCGTTATTTTCAATTTGCACAGCTTTAGGATAACGCTTTTCAACTTCGTGAGCCATATATCCTTCAAACACGCCATGTCCTGCAATATCTTTAAATTCTTTTCTATATTCATATTGATATAGATTTAACCCGTTTGGCATTTTTCTAACAAACTTGACGTTTGTTTTCATTCTTTCATCTGAGAATAATTTTTTAAGACCCTTCCATACAACTTTTACTACTTTAACTGCAACATATGCAACAGCAACAACTGCCGCAACTTGAATAAGTACGGGTGCGGTACTAATATATGCAGCAAATGTAGTAGCACCAGATGCAATTGCTGCGGTTGCAGCTCCTAAAATAGGCACGCCGGTGGTTGCTGCAGCTAATGCACTCGCCCCCTGTGCAATTCCAGCAAAGACAAATGTTGCAGACGCTGATACAAGTTGTGTTAATCCTGTTTGCAATCCTGATAATGTAGTACTAAAAGAATTTGAAAAGATGCCGCCCAATGTGTCTGTTAAACTGGTCAATGCTGTACTAAAATTGGCAGCTCCAGAAGTTAATAGTTGAGAATTTAATAAAGATAACTCAGTCGCAGTAGCCAATCCTGCAGTTGTGCTTGGTATTACGCTACTACTACCTGTTAACCAATCGGATACAAAACTTGTCATGTCTTTCAAAGTTGTAAAACCAGAATTTACAAATTTAGATAGTCCATCTATAGAACTTATTGAATTATAAAAATTCAAACCAATATCTCGAACCGCTCCCCACGCTACAGATAATATACTTTCTCCATAAAATGCTGCCGTATTTGCGAATCCCCCAATTCCGATGCCATCCGCAAGGGCAGCAATACTATATGCTGTAATTACTTTTGATGCAACTAACCCACCAAATAATAACAGGCCTCCGGTTAACCATATATTAATATTAAAGGAATTTTTCTTTGAAATTTCTGCTCTACCCACACCATCATTAATAGCACCAGGATTTACATTAATAAAACTATTTGCTTCTAATTGTGATGCAAATACTTCATTTACATATTTCATAGTAATAAGATCATTTATTTCTAAAATGTCTATATCTGCTACCACATTTAAATCTACATTATATACTGCAAAACCGGGGAAACATTCTTGTTCGTCAGTATCAACAGCAACACCAAAATAACCACTTGTAAGATCAGCTTTATCTGTGTCGGTAAAATCTTCAACTAAAATGCCAGATTTCAACAATGTATCGCCGTTATCATTTGTTACAATGGATCTCAAATTTGCAATTTCAATACTTTGTAATTTTACTGCTTTATCTAAATTAATTGCAAGAGTTTCAATTTTGCCTATGTCTCGCATAGTGAAGCGTTTATTATCATCATATGTTATTTTAACATCAAAAGAACTTCTTGCATATGGTGGTATTTCTAAAACTGCAAGACTCAATTTGCTAATATCCGAGATATCGTTAATTTCTTTTGGGTTAGCGGATTCGATACCTTGTTGTACATAGAATTTATTATACGGAGAATCATAATTTTGTAACGTATTAGTCACATAAATTCTATCTTTTCTGCCAAGATAATAAGTAACATCTGCTTCAGTGTTAACTGTAGATGTTGGTATGATTGAGGCCGCAAAATTATAATAAAGACTATCATCAATTCTTCTTGGTCTAAAATCTATTGCATCTCTCAAATTAAATTCATTTGAATCTACAACCGATCTATAGGTTGGTATTCTAGAATAGTATGAAGCTGGATATGATTGTACTGTAGCTGGTCCTTCGCCCGTATGTGTAAAATAATCAAATAACACTAAAACATTTCCAGGAGGATTTGCTGCAGAAATAAATTTAACTGTTCCATGATCATAGAAAGTATCTCGTTGACCATTATCTAAAATATAATTGGTGTTAGTCTCAGAAATCAACGACGTCCATGCATTGGCATTTACTGGCGAAATATTAGACGTTGGTGCAATTGCAATATATGCGGTACTATCTAAAGTTACTATGTCATTATAATTATATGATGTTGTAGAAATCCAAGATCCAAGATATTTTCCAACATTTGATAATGCATATAAATTCTTAAACGATGTAATATCGGATTTACCTAACGAATACGCATAATCAGCCAATGCAACATTTACAATTTTTGCATGATTCTCAACTAAAGTTTTTGTTCTTGGTTGTAAATCGTCGCTTTCAATTTTTAAAGATACATCAGCAATTCCGGTGAATGACGGATCATTCATATTAATAGTTAATGTAGCGGAATCACCGGCAATTGTTGTTGTGCCTCTTTCAAAATTATAAGCACCTAAATTTGTATTGCCTGTTGCTCCACTTTTTACCAACACAATAAAGTTTGTTCTTGCAGTACTTGCAGGAATTATACCATCACCCAATGCAAATGTTTCTGGTGCAGATAATGTCTTTGAAAATACCCCAGAACTAAACACAGCATTATTAAAAACTCTTATATACTCACTTCTAATAGTATCAACATTTTTTACATATGTTTTATTAATAGGAAATAACAATCGTTCTGCTGGTCTATTAGAATCAAATATTGTAGTTACGCCAGATGTAGCAATACCATCACTTGCAATATCTGCATAGAAGAAAGGTGAAGAATATGTAGCCGCAGTACCATGTGATGTAAGACCATTTGATACACCGACTACACTTCGTATTTGTTTTACGTTAATTAAACCATCATAGAATGGACTACCGTTTACAACTTCTAAATATGCTTTAACATTAGTTAATGATCTAGCTTTATCAGTTGGATCCGCGGTGGCCGAAGATACTGCCGCAACTACCTCAGCCCTGACTTTTTCAATGTCTTTATTATTATTGATCCAAGTGTTGTACCAAAAATATACGCCTTCAACATCAGGCTCTCTGAATAATCCATAATATGGAGTATTTGCTGGACCATATCGCCCCCAAAGCTCATTTGATGTATAAATTACGTTTGCAATATATTGCCCATCGGCAACTGAAACTCCATATTTCGTGGACCAATCTGCCCACGATGCTGGCACTTCTTTTACTGGGGAATATAAGTGATAGAATAATTTATATTGAGGTGCAACGTTGACTCCTCCAATATAACTATCATATTCAATGTTTTTATATGCAAGTGTACCAACTAATGTATTTGCACCTGTTGGATTTTTTACACTATGTAATTCCAAAAACAACGAGCTTGCAGTTAGTTCTGTAGGTGAAATAATCTTATACTGCAAATTAGCTAATTTAAAATAATTACCCTGTGTAGTATTAATATTATAACCAGTCTTTGTTTCTGTCAAAGTAGACTTAGGAACAGAAACTTCTGTAGCACCTACCGTTCTTACTGGCAATCCCCCGACATATGCTTTACCCTCAGACAAAGAGAATTTTAAATCTGCATCAGTTTCTAGCCCAACAATTGGCGAAATCTTAAATTGATTTACTACATAGCTTCCAGATTCATCGTATGTTCTTTCTGCTAATTTTTTATCTAAATCGGCATCTGCAGTTAACTCTGCAAGGAATTCAATTTGCCCTTTATTGTAATTTAATAAAGGAATTACATCGCCGGCAACGGTACCTTCAACTTTACCATCGTCATTGACATCTAAACTTACGAGGTTTAGATCTACTTTTAATCTATCAGCACCCGTTGCAAAATAATTTGAACTACCAAACGCAGGATCTAAAAGTGTATTATCATCCTCACTTGTAATAATTTGTTGATCACTTAAATAACCAACCAATTTTGTTGGGTAAGCTGTGTTTTTATCCGGTACAATTCTTTGTAATGATGCTTTAACAAAAAACCCATATTTGTAAAAGATTGCATCATCCTGTGATACTATAGTTGTTGGATTTGTTGGTTTGGTAACATAAGCAACATTTTGCCCACCAATAACAACATCCGGTGCATCACTAATTTCTATTTCTAAAGTATTTACAATTTTAGTGACATACAGTTTCTTTGTTATAGAAGGATGTACTAATAAATCACCCACTTTAATAATTGTACTTGGGTTTGTTAGGACAACCGTTTTAGAAAATTGTTTAAGTGTAGATATTGCATTTTTTGTAATATCGGTTGTTGCAATTGCAGTGTAGCTAGGTGTTGCTTTGTTTAATGCATCTGTATAATCAGTATAAAAATACAGTTCATCGTTTTCTGTAAACATACCATCATTTTCTATATTGTATTTCTTTAAAGAAATAACAATACTAATAGGGTCACCTAATTCAGGATCATCTGCTTCATATACAAACTCTACATAACCTAAAACTTCTGATGTTGCTGTAGTAACATACGTGTTCAATAAATTTGAAACAGTAATAGGTGTGCCGCGCGAATCTGTATTTTTTAAACGAATTGTTCTTGCATCAAGATTAACTGACGGGGCAGGGCCTGAAACTTTACTACCATCTTTGAATAGAAAATTACCTACAGACTTAATTTGATTTTGTAATATTGTCTGCGATTGAGTTAGTTCTCTTGCTTGTACCGCTACACCGGGTTTGAATAACACTCGAACGAAGTTTTTATCTTCATCGAAGTCATCAAAATATGGTGAAACATTTGTTAGTACAGTCATATCTTTTCCTTAAAATTCTATTACAAGATGTAAATTATCTGTTTGATCTATTGTTCTAGTTACAGGTTCTCTATTTTCCAAATAAAGTATTTCACCGGTGTCTTGCATTACTTCTGATAATAAAGATTGTGTAACTATTGCTGTTGCTCCGGAAGTCCTGCCTATCACAGACTCTCCGATTGTAAATGGTTTATAATTTTCTGTTGTTCCAAATGATTGAATATATCTAATATATCCGTTTCCTGAAACCACATTTGATGTTACTGCATAAGCATTTGCTTTACTAGTAATACCAACAAGGTATTCGTTGTTTATAAATGTGCCATTTACGTTACTTACATTTATACCAACCAATCCAGATAATGTTGCAGCATTTGCCAAAACATTGCCTGTCTGCATTGGATTTTTAACTATACCCACTTTTCTAAAAGAAAATCCTGTAGGGAAATCTCCGTATCCTTCATTGTATTCGGCTTTTACATTTAACATAACATAATACGCACCTAATTCCGATACAGGATCATATCCATGCCCATTAACAGGACTCAATATTGCTTTAATGTTTGCTAACCTGCCTGTGCCTTGATTGTCTGAAATATATGCATTTGCAAATCTATATTTTGAACCAGCATTGGTATATACAAAATCATAGATAACGCCTAAATTTTGTTTGGCTGAAATATTTGCATTTATGCCGTCGCCCTCTATTGTAACTTTTGAGAATACTGAATAATCTAAACCGCCATTATAAATTTTAATATTTTCTATAGCACCATCTTTTGCAACAGTTGCAACATCTGTATTTGTTCTTACGGGCATCCAATTGTCTGTTAAGAACTTTAATTTGTCTGATGTAGATACAGTATATAAGTATTTCCACTTATAACTATCAGAAGTAGTAAATATATTTAAACTTTTTCCCGTTGGTTCTACTGTAGATGCAGATCCACCTACATTGTCGATACACTTATATACATCAAAATCTCTATTGATTACATAGAAATTTTTTGTCAATAATTCTGTGTCCTCGTGGTCATATTCAGCATATATTGTTTGAGCCTCCCAATTTATACGCTTAATAACATTAACCATATTAGTAGGCACTATGCGTTTTAAACTAACAATTTCATCCCATGTTTTAGAATAATTTTGTTGTGAATCTTTAGGGTCTGGCGGAAAATCGCCCTCACCCCAGGGGTCGGGTTTTGCTAAGAACATATATAATGTGTTTTCTCCGGAAACAGTATAACTGTCCAAGAAACTCTTAGCATTACTGATTTTAAATTTGTTAGTTACTATGTTAGGCATCTATTATTTATTATAAGTTAAATAGCGATGTTACGGAATCGGCTGTCAAACTATTGGATGCATTGCTTGCACGCAATGCAGGATTATCTATAGTAATTGCCGAGAACGTATCTATTTCTGTATCGTTTGTTACTTTCACTTCTAACGACTTTGCATTATATGGCATTGTTTCATTATTTATTTCGCTAAAAACACTCAATCCTGCAGGATGTAGTACAGAGCGAATACTGCTACCCCATTCTTCTATAGACTTAGATGAACGTATAACATACGAAAATGGTTGATAAAATGCAATCGAATCTTCTGTTGCATATTGGGTCTTGCCTTGCAGATACATATTTTCTGATAGCTGTCCCGATGTATCTTTCCAATATGATTTTGCAATAGCCATACCACCTATGTTGGCACGCAATGTTGCAGTATCTAAAAAGCGAAGGACTATATTTCCAGTATGCGTAGCAGCCGAAGATAAATATGTGTTTCCAGAATCTATAATTTCAATTAAAGGTGATGATGTATTCCTATTTGGTATTTCTATATAGAAAAATTCAGCTTGCTCAAACAAATAATCGTCTCTAATTTCAAGAGTTATATTTGCAATGTTTGAACTAATTGCAGGAAAATACCCGTCTAAAGAACTTATTCTATCAAAATCACCTAAAGTAATATCACCCTTTTGACCTATAATTCTCCAAGGAATTATAGTACCGTCAGGTATATTTGAAGTGACTAATGATAAAGTAACATTGCTACCTTCAACTACCCTGGTCCTATTTGCGTTAATAACAAAATCGGGTCTGGTTGTAACTGAAGTATCTAATACTGTTATTGTACTTGATACTTGTAAAGAATATGGAAAAGTAGGATCTAATAATAAAACTATTGTTTCAAGCCCTTCAGATTTTTTATCATCTAAAACAGTTAACGTAAGATTTGCTTGTGTTTGGTTTGCTGTTCCTGTAGGTAAAAATGTAAGAACTCCGGTAAGAACACCTTCTGCAATATCATCTGCTTGTATACCAAATATTCTATATGGCACAACTGTACCAGGAGTTAGATCTACTGCCTTTATAAAGAAGTTAGCATAACTACCTTCATATATTGCAGAAGAAACAGATGTTATACTAAATTTAACTACTATATTTGACGTTGTAGTTGAAGTATCTTTTACGATGACGCCTATGTTTTGATTTGCGCCCGTACCTGTTAAAGTTAAATAAAATGTTTCATCAAATTCTGTTTTTAAATCTTTTTTAAGATCCAGTGTTATTCTGCCTTGATTGCTACGAACATTAAAATTTCCAGACAACGAAGTTAATCCGGTAAAATCATCTGTACCAATACCAGTTCCCGTAATTGTAAATGGCACCAATGTGTTATTAGGTATACCGCTGGTATCCAATATAATCGTTACATTGGAGCCTTCGTTTACCGTAGATGAAGTTGTTGATAGGGTATACGTTGGCACCACAATAGGATCTACAGATTTAAGTTTCACAGAAATATCATCATTGCCAGTATTAATATACAACGTGTCTATTAATGTAAGATAACGATTGGGCGACCCCTGCAAACTAAAAAGGTCATTAGCACCTCCAGCAGTGTCTGGAATTTGATTTAATTTAGCATTTGCTATTATAAGATTTCGAGCAGCACTATGAGATAATGTCGGCGATGCTTCTAACGCACATGCCAACATGCCGGTGACCTGCGGCGCAGCCATACTCGTCCCACTAAGTTTTGCTATATAATAAGCGCTGTTTCTTGGATCAGGTACAGGAGTAGTACCTGTCGTGGCGCCGGTAGTTGTAAGCCACGCACTGGCAATAAGTGCTCCGGGTGCATACAAATCAACTCTTGGACCACAAGAGCTCGTGTCTTGTTTTCTGTCTGCACCTGGACTTGAAATTGAAGATGATATATTACCTACACATATGACAGTCGATGTGGAACCCGGTGAAGAACCTTGGTTAAAATATATAGGATTACCCGAATTAATTCCCGATGCTGTCACAGTATTGTTATAATCAATATCGGTGGGATCGGTTGTTATTTTAACACTATCATTACCAGCGCAGGCTACCATAATAATGCCAGCATCAATACAAGCTTGTATATCAGCATCCATCGCAGCATTTCTTAGTCCAATAAGAACATTATTGCTGGAGTTAACAATAATGCCATACGTTGCCAGCTGATTAATAGTAAATGGGCCAGACACAGTTGAGCCACGATATGTCAGAGAAGTGATATTACCATATGGGATTGTGTAGCGAGAATACCAACTACTGTTTACGATTGTTGGCGTCATGTTGCCAACTGAACGTTTTTGGTTGTGCCACTCTAATATGTATTTGTACAAATAGGTATATTGTACGCCACCTGTTACATATTGAGGACTTATGTTATAGATGTTAGCATTAGGCGCCCAACCTTGCGTATTTCCCGCAGCAATACCTGCCACGTGTGCTGCATGTCTGCTATCATCAGAAGAAGAAGTACGATTAGTTGTTATTGGAGGATTATATACACTGCCATATGCGGCATCACCGGGTATGTTTAGATTATACCAATTAAAATACTTTACTCTACTGCCGCCAGTGCCATCTGAATTCACAGCAAATTCAGGATGAGATGGATCTAAGACCCCATCTACGATAACTATATCAACGTTTTTACCACTGGCTTTAAGCGCAACTGTACCAGACAAGTTTGAAGTTGCAGTGGCTGGCGAAGATCCCCAATTGTTATTAGGATTAGACCCATACCAAGACCTATATAATCCCCAATTGCGGTCTAAATTAGTCACAGTAAATGACTTGCTCCAACTGCCAGATGTTCTAGACCAAGAAATCAAATTAGTTGAGTCAATCAAAAGCCCACCTGCAACGCCAGATAGTCTCAATACAAATGTTTCATCTGATTCTGTTTTTAAATCGTTCTTAATATTTAAAGTTATTCTACCTTGATTATTGAGAATAATAAAGTTACCAGACAACGAAGCTAAACCTACAAAATCGTCTGTATCAATACCTGTACCAGTAATTGTATATGGCACAAGTGTATTATTCGGTATACCTACAGTATCCAATGTAATTGTTACAGCGGAACCTTCGTTTACTGTAGATGATGTTGCTGATAGAGTATACGTTGCCATTTAAAATCCAGGATATTTGTATCTAATTGATCTTACATTTGGAATAGATGTAATTGTAGCATTATGTGAGGTATTGTCAATTGGACTAAACACATTTCCAGTATAATATGCGTTTATATTTTTACCTCTGACTAAACCGTGTTGTATTGGAAATGTTAAGGTAACTTGTCCATTTTTAACAATATAAGTTCCTGTTAAAGATTCAGTTGGTAATCCGGGATCAATTATTGTCTTTGCGCTATAATTTAATCCGGGTTCAATAATTTCTATATTTGTGATTGCGCCAAATCTATTCACACTATTAATTTTTGCTCTTCCAAGAATACCCGCCTCGTCAGTAATATTTATTGCATTATTCTTTTTATATCCTAACCCACCGTCGACGATATCTATTCTGCTAACAACTGAATATAGTCTTGCTGTTAATTTGGTTGTTGTAAAATTTTCACCTGTGAGTAATATAGTTTTTGTTGCAGATATTTGTTCGTCTGCTAAAAATTCTCCAGTAATACTAGTTGTATCTAACATTAATTCATATACATCAAATCCGTTCAAATCAATTTTAATTACTTTATTAACAATTGCTTTTGCTTTTGACGTTATACCAACTATTTCAGTATTTTCAAAATCAAAAATGTTTTGTCTACCGGTAATTTGCTTAACTCTTAGAGCTCTAGGAGTAACCAATTTTCCATCAGATGATTTTAAAACAATATCATACGGATAGAAGAAATCAATAGATTCTCTGTAAAGAACATTGAACAATAATCTATATGCGGGCTCAGTGCCTTTTTTACTATAGATTTCTCTTATTTTCTTTATCAGCAACCTATTATTTGCGCTGCTAGAAACAGTTAAATCGCTTGCATAATTTTGAATAAATCTAGTAACTAAATTTTCTGTTGTCTCATCGATGTCTGCATATTTAGAAATATCCTGTAATATCTCTTGTGCTTGATTATTTTGTTCTAAAAATTCATAGTATGCTTTTATGAATGTGACAAACATACCATAATCAGATTGTATGAAATCTGGTAACTGATCCTCAACTAAAATTGATAATCTATTTTGTATTCTTTTAAAAGGATTCTCTGCACCATTACCGTTATGCAAGGTATAAATTAAAGGATCTCTTAATTGTGCTAAATTCTTAAAACTATCTGGTATATAAAATTCACCCGTTCTACCATAAAATGTTAGTGTCTGATAAATGCCTTTGCCGGCTCTATCTATATCTGCTTGTATTGCTTCTTTACGTGTAGTGTATAACGGATAAAACCATCCTTCTAGATAACCAGCAAAAGATTCGGGTCTAGATGTTCCGTATAATTTTAAAGGACCCAATAAAGTATCGGGCGCAAAAATATTTTCTGCCATTTTATTGTGCGGTTACTGTTACTGTTAACCCAGCTAAACGCTTGGATGTTGTATCTAATGTGCCATCATCTATAATAAGTATTAAATCTTTTGTTGCGTTAATATCTAATTCTTCAATTTTAGCATAAAATCGAATGTCACTTGTGTTTTCAATATATCCTGCAGGATTTAAACTTGCTATAGATATTGTTCCATTGACATAATCAACGGTTCCTAGTGATGATACTAATAAACTATCTGTATAAAGATCATATAAATTTAAACTACTAGTACCGTTTGTTGTTAAAATATCTTTAATGTATACTGCTTTTATATCATCATTTATTTTATAAAAAAATCCTGTAGACTGTATGCTTCCTGATAATAATTTATTTGCAAATTTTATAGTTGTTGCGCCGGTATAACTATTTGATATATTAACTACAGGCGTTATTCTTTTATGAATTCTAAAATTTGTTACGTTACCAACAATGGATGAGTTAATTGAATCTATTGTCTTAGATAATTTAGAATATACAAAATCCTTATCAAATTGTTGTAGTTCTGTAGAAAAATATTCTTCAATTTTTGCTTTAGCTAAGATTTGTATTTCGGGTGTGGTATATCTTGAATTTGCTGGATCAAATTTTACTTTTGTTTCCAAAGTAATATGTAAGTAATTTGGATCAACAAATTCAGGTATAATAGACATTATTTTTTTATCTTGTAAAATGTCTTGCAATATTTTATTTTTAAGTTCTGTATTAATAGTGTAGCCAAAATATGGCTTCAATGAAATAATAACCTTACCATATTTTGGTGGAATGTTTTCTTCTCCTCCCCAAACAGATACAGATTCCACTAACGGATAATTGGATTCAATAATTGCTTTATAATCTTTTGCTGTCACTGCTCTATTAAATGAAGATAAGAAACGAGGAGCTTTAAATTTAATGTCTTCTAATGTGTCTGGTTCAGCACCACCCGTTGAGTTTGTTGCCGCTATTATAGTAGACCCTAAATTAACACCGCCTACAAGTGCGCCCAACGAAAATCTTTGTTCTATCTCCCCAGACACATTGCAAACGGAACCATTACTAATTAAGTATTCAATTTTTACTAAATTACCAGATACTAATTTTTTGCCCAAAATATTGTCACCAAAAAATATTTCATAAAATCCAGAAGGATTTTCTTCTAAGAAAAACACTTTTGATTCGGCTGTCAATGCTTCTAAATTGTCTGTTAGACTATAACTTTGTGTTGTTAGATCAGTGTACGAATTTTGAACCGTTACCCTAATTGTGGTTGTATCTATATTTTTATTTGGTATTGTATATTTTTCTTCAGGTCCAGAAACATCAACTCTATAAACATAACTTAATGATTCACCCTCTACTATGTCAATATCTGTGAATGTATAGACACCATTTGTTGGTTTAATTGTTACTGAATCTAAGTTTGAAAACGTATACTGAGTATTATTAATTGTTGTGGTAAAGGGTGAAAACTTAGGTAGTGTTAAAGTGGGCGGCGTATCTACCGGATCATTAATTGTGAATGAAACTTTTGCTATAGCGCTTCTATAAGACAATGGTCGATATCCCAAATGTTTTGCAATTGATACCGCAGATTCTCTTTTAACGACAGAATCTAAAAACATTTCATTCGCAACCATATTTGCTAAGTAAGCATTATAGTGTGTATTGTATGATAACAAATCTATTAGTATAGATAAACTAGATGCTTCAAAATCATAATCTTTAAAAATAAGATTATTATCTTTATCTCTATAGTTTGTTAAAAATTGTTTGAGATTGACTTTAATATCATCAAAGTCTAATTCTGCTAATCTGTAATTTGCCATTTATCGTACTCTACTTAGTAAAGTTGTAATTGTTATTGGATTGTCTGTATTCTTTAAAGCAAATACTATATTCACAAGTAAATCGTTATCCTCAACTGTTTCCGAAACATTTACCTCTATTAATCTAACTCTTGTTTCAAATTTTGTTATTGATTGCTGTATAGTTCTTTCCATTGCAAGTTTTACTGCTGGCGAAAAGTTTTCAAAAAGCAATGAATGTACTTGTGTACCTATTTCGGGATGAAAAGGTCTTTCAAAATTTCGTGTTTGTATTAGATGTTTTAAAGCTGTTTTAACTGCTTCCTCATCTGTTTTTAAATACAGGTCTTTCGTAAAAGGGTTAACCTTAAAAGAAAGATCTAAATCTACAAACTTTTTTATCGATTTTTGTGTTGCCATAATTGATATTTATTAACCTAGATTTACCAATTTATTGTATTTAGATTGATGGTTCACAAATGTTTGAACACTTGCGCCCCTTGATTGTACCAATGCGCCTTTGTCAGATAAGAACGCAACGTGTATCCATGCAACTCTAATTTTATCTGTGCCGGCATATGTTTCATATTCTAAAAGAACTTGTCTGTGAGGAACATTTGCTGTAATCCATGCGGCAATATCTTTAATATCGCTAATTTTTCTATTTGGCCAAACTAAATCTGCAGCAGCACCTATTCCATGATCACTACCATTTGTGCCAATTCTAAAACCGCTACTAATAATCATACCTGGATATTTTGCATTAATCGGCTCTAAAACATTTTCCGCCAACTGTATTAGATTACAAACAATATCTTGCTCCTGTAATCCTCGTTGTGCTTGTAAGGCTGGTCCAAATTTCCCAACTAACAAATTACCAAGTGTAAACGATTTTGATAATTTAAATGATCGAGGAAAACTGTTATTAAACTTAGTGCATATCTCACAATCTGCTTGTAATATTTTTGCGTTTGATACTACACCAATGCTTCTAGCAAACAAGTCTCCTGCTTTAGGAGTTAGTTGAATATTATTTGATATTTCACCTGCCGCTTCTCTTTGTTTATTATATGCATCTGCTTCTGGCTCGCCGGAATCTAATAAGAATGAATCATCATTTAAAGCTTTTCTTTGTAATACTGGTATTTGTGTAGTGTTGGGTGTCTTCTTTGTTGGTGGTGTTAATACACTTAATGCAATTGCTTTTATAATATTTGCACCCATTTTTGTTTTTACTATTGCAGCATCAATTAATACTGTTAATCCACCCTTCAAACTTAATGTGCCAGTAGAACTAGACTGAAGATTTAAATCTGAACTAGATTTAATATTAATTGCTCCACCACTAGATCTCATACTTATGCTTTTGCCTTGTATGTTGATAGCTCCTTCTGATGCAATATCTAAACCTTTTTTTGCAGTTACAATTGCTGTATCTGCAACTACAGCTATGTTGCCTGCGGATTGAACTAAAGTATCGCCGCGCCCTGTTACTGACAAATCACCTTCTACTTCTATAACAGCATTGTCCTTAACTAATATACTTGTTTTGCCTTCCACGGTTAAACAATGCGCACCCTTAACATAAACAAAATTATTACGATCCATTATCTCATAATTTTCGCCTACTGTTTTCCTGACCATTGACCCATTTACATCTATTTCAATATAGGTTCCTTTTTTGTGGAATACCTGTATTCTTTCAGCGTTAGGTGTACTATCTATTTCTATAACATGACCAGCTTCTGTTTCTATTACTTGATTATATGGGTAATTGCCCGCAAATGCTGGATCAGGCTCATCCCAAGTTTGAGATGTTCTAGCCAATTGTATATTTTCTATCTTATTATTTTCTTTTACCTGAAAAGATAAATGAGACCTATCACCTACTGCAAGTTTATTAACATCGGATAACCCGGCATACTCAAATTTTGGATATTTTTTATTGGGATCTTCAAACCCCTTTGCCTTAGCTAAATCTTCATTATTTAATGTAGATGTATTTGGTAAATAGTTACCCGCTTCTTCATATGTTCTAAAAAACTCTGTAGAGTCACCGCCCAATATAGAATTGCCAACGATAAAAAAGTCTCTTGCCTTTGTACCAGCATATGTTTTTTTATCTAACTTGTCAGAATTTTTTGCTCCCATTACGTGAGCAGATGCTAACAACCCACCTACAACTTGATAGTTATCTGTTTCTTTTACCTTGCCCAATCTGACTAACGTATCATAGTTACTTTTCGTATAATCAAACATTGCTGTTTCTTGAACACTTGTACTAGCTAAAAAATCACTTTTAGATTTTATGCCGCCTTTGTTTGTCCAATTTAAATTGTTGTCTGCTATATCACTAGTGATAATTCCCCCAGGCGGTCTTCGTAAATATCCAAGATCAATTAGCGTAGATAGTGATAACTGATATTTTCCCAATTCTCCACTATCACCAACTTTAGTGTAAACACCCGCTGATAAAGTATCGCCTATTGCTTTAGTTAATTTTGTTAAGTCTTGAGACTTTAAAGGTAATAAAGTTTCCGTGGCATCTAATTGTACTGCATCATTCTTAATAGCATTGCCCAATGGATCATATACTATATTATTTCTACTGTCTTTTAGTGTGTTTGTTTCTATACTTGCTTGAACCTGTTTTGCTTTTGTTTCTGCATTTGACGATGGTTTGCCTGCAATCGTTCCCATCATTACAGGTTGTTGTGCCTCCTCACCATCTAAAAACCAACCCACAACCCAAGAGCCAGTTACTATTCCTATCGGTGTTGTTCCAACTCCTGATGCTGCCGCCGAAGTTATTGGTTGTATAGGTATAGCCCATGGCAAGTCTTTTGTCGGTAATATTGTTATGTCATCAGTGTGGTATCCAAATATTCTAACTCGGCAACGACCAAGTTTTTCGGGATCGTCTCTACTCTCAACAACACCTGACCACCAAACCATTTCTTTCATTTCTGCACCTCTTTACTTAGAAAAGAATTTCTAGTAACATCCATTGTAATATAATGCGTTCTAAGATTGATTTTATGTGATAAACTTGTAATCAAATAGTAACCTGAATACAACAGATCATCTACATATTCAGTTTTATCTTCTTCAGTTAAGGCTCCGCCTTTTTTCTTTGGCACTCTAACTTGTATAATGTTACCTGCTTCTACATCTGTTCTTCCGGGTATTACCAGTTCCATTTTTAAATTATCCAGTTCTACCAAATTTGATCGTCTATTACCAAAGATATTTTTATATTTTACATCAAAATTTTCTGGATTATCATTGTGTAGTTTTGAATAACTAAAATTTATATCGACATATGATAATGCGTTTCTTACAATTGCTGGATCAAATATTGGTGTAGATTTTGTCCCATCCATATGATTGTATTTTGAGAATTCTGTGCCGTGATCGTAATCAACATTTGTAAATTTTTTATTATATAAATCCACATCGATTATTCTATTGGACAAATAACCAGACATAGAATTATCTAACTGATCAAATGATTTACTAACACTTAAATTTTTAATTGCGTACATAGATTTATGCCGCTCATCAGTTGTAAGTGAATTAATAAAAGACTGAGAGTAAATATATTCGCCTATACTTAATTCTGCGGGGTTTTTAAATAACGCGCCAATGTTACCAAAATAAAATCCTTTGGTAGTTTCCCAAAATAAGTAATTTGCTGGTTCATTATTCTTAGGAAAAGTTTTGCTCGCAATCCAATTGATACATTCTACGGGTGTCCATCCTGGACTTACAAATTTTATAGTATTTGATGACTCACCAAATATTACTAAAGGTGTTTTTACCTTACCAAGTTCAGAAGTATCTAACGCAACATTTCTATCAGCTTGCATATAATCTAGATATATTCTCGCAACCAATTCTTCAGGTGTACCTTCAAATCCTTTAAAGATTGGATTGAGTACATCATTAAATGTTTCTATAGATGCAAAATTTAATTGGTATACCAAAGTACTACCATCATTATAATATTTTTTGTCTTCTAATCCATATACTTTAAATGCTTTAGATATTGCATCTTTATCATCTAGACTAGGAGTTTTTACTGTTATAATTAAATACTCTTCACCCAACAACGCAAATTCTTCTGCAAGATTTCTGCTGTCAGATAAAGTTAACGTACCAGATACACCTGGTGCAAATATACTTTCGTAAATATTTAATTCAATCAAGTAATCTGTGAGATTGACATACTTACCTTGTGTAATAGATACTAGAACAAGATTTTGTATTAATACTTCACCAGGTGTTTGTAGAACTTCTTCAAGCATTATGTTTGTATTAATTTCTTATAGTTAGTTAAAACTTCTTGCACAATTTCCGGTTTTAATATTTTAATATTTCTATAACCTTCATTTTTATTTTGTTCAATTTCAAAATTACTTTCAAATTGAACTATTGTATTTGAGGTTTGATATGATATTGGTGTATTAATTGCATCAGGATCTGTATCTTCAAATAGTATTCTAATTGGGTCTTTATGTGTAGATTCTTCATCAAGAACAAAAAATGTTTCTACCTGATATCCTTTTGCATTTACCGCTCTATTAATAGTAAAAACATTTTGATCTGATCCATATTTGTCGGAAACAACTTTAAATAAATTTTCTTCAGACAACGGCCATTCAAATCTAGGATCAATTACATTATTAACCATTAATATTAGCCAATGTAAATTTTGTGTACCATAAAATCTATATGAAATATCTTCGGGAGTTTCGCCGTGAAGAACTTCATAAGTTTCATAGAACGAAGAGTTTTCTTGATATTCTTTAGATAGTATAACTCTTTTAAAAATGTCTACTACAACCTGTTCGCTGTCATAATCATCTAGTGTATATGATATCCTTGGGAAGCTTTCGAAAAAATTAGTAGCCATTTTCTTCTATTCCTTCAGAAGTCATTTGTTCTAGTTCTTTGAATGTTAAATTAATACCAACTTCAACAGGAGACCCATCTTCAAATGTTGCAAATTGATCGCCGCCATACTCTACCGACATATCTGTTAATGCACATTTGGCAAATTTATTAATATAATTATTTTCTTTGTCTTTAAAATAATATTGAATATCAAATTCCGATGGATAAATGTAGAATAATTTTCCGCTAGTCAATTCCGGATGCATATGTATTTTAAGCATCTCAATTATTTTAAATACTTTTTGACTTTCACTTTTATTCTTTGGGAAAAATTTATATCTAAAGTTAAATGTTCTATAATCTACAGATTCAAAAAGAACTTCTCTAAAAGGATTTGTTTTTGTTCTTGAAGATAACTCTCTCAAATCATTTAAAGTTCCACCAGCACGATTACCTAATTGTGGTAGTTTAACTAATTCGCTCAAGAACCTTGCTTGTATTTCTTTTGACATATCGCCAAGAGCACCCCTTGTTGCTGCAGCAGACCCTTCGACTAACATACCTGTTAAGGCGCCCATATCCATATCACCATAATTTACACCATATTTTACAGATGGTCTTTCTTCAACGTGTAATGTAATTACTTCTTTTAGCCTTAGTGTTGATCCAGATGAAAATGGTTCATAATTCATTTTATCTATCATATTAGTAATAAGCCTTGCACCGCCACCTGCAATTGCCGATCTTTTTAGTGTGTCAAATATTTTAGATCTCATACCAACACTTGCCAAAAAGGCACCTGCAGCCGCAATCTTACCCGCGTTGTCTTTTACTGTTGTTACCCCTGCCTCTGCCGCAGATTGCGTTATTCTAGAAGTATTTTCATTTAACGCATCTATTCTTTTTTGTTCGTCTATACTTACAAGATGATCGGAAAACTGTGCTCTTTTTCCCTGGGTGCTTTTTTCACGTACATTAATGTAAAATGCAACATAATGCTGTAAATCCGGTTTTACTCGCAACCCTTCCGGATATTCAAAGGTACCAATATTGTACCCTCGTATTTGATCTTGATTCTTATACGGTGCTTCATTTTGTTTTCTACCCTCAGATACTACATCAGAAGGGGGAGTAAATTGAGATTGGGCCATGTCTGTGGTAATAAATATTGTTGGATCATAATTATTTATATAGATGACGTATACCAAAACCTACAAGGGCAAATTTAGAGTCGATAATCCCGGCAAATATAAGGGCGATATAAGCAATATTGTTTATAGATCTCTATGGGAATTGCGATTTATGAAATGGTGCGATAAGAACCAATCTGTAGAGGAATGGGGCTCTGAGACCGTGATTGTGCCCTACATATCGCCGATTGATAGGAAAGCACATAGATATTTTGTTGACTTTTATGTTAAAGTTAGGAACAAAAATGGTGCTCTTCAGAAGTATCTAATAGAAATTAAGCCCGAGAGGTTCACAAAACCTCCGGCAATACCAAAGAAAAAGACTAAAAGATTTATAGACGAAGTCTTTCAATATAGCGTAAATGACGCAAAATGGAAAGCTGCTTTTGAATTTTGTAAAGATAGAAACATGACTTTTATGATATTAACAGAAAAAGACCTAGGGATAATTAATGGCTGATAACATTTTTAAAACAGTTAATATGAAAGCTGGCGATGCCCAGAAATCATACACTTGGTATAGAAATCAGGTCAGAAACTTAGGTTCTGGCGTGTCGGGTTTACAGTTAATACGTAACGAAACTTTAACTAATAGAATAAAACCGGGTGAAATGTACTTGTTTATGTATGATCCAAAGCATAAAGATACGTTGCCATACTATGACACAATGCCATTGGTACTTCCTTTTAAACAATTACCCGATGGTTTTTTAGGTATTAATTTACACTATTTGCCTTATCTAGCTAGATTTAATTTATTGGGCGCACTCAGTAAATTAGCAACAGATAAGAACATGGATGAAAAAACACGAATACAAATTTCGTGGCAAATATTAAACAGTTCTACAAAATATCTAGCCGCAACTGCGTGCGTGAAGCATTATCTAAACGATCATTTAAGAACAAGATTTTTAAAAATAGATTATCGCGATTGGGTAACAGCGGCAATGTTGCCAGTTGAAAACTTCAAGAAAGCAAAGAAAGAAGTTGTATGGCAAGAAACAAAAAACAAATTCAAGTGGTATTAAATGGCTAATTTTTCTCTAAAACGATTTCAAGCGGAAGTAAGACAACGAGGTCTTGCTAAACAAAACAGATTTGAAATACTGTTTCCTATACCTGCAGGATTACAAAGAGTATTTAAAGATATTCAAATTGTAAATATGTTCTGCGAATCTACAAGTTTACCGCCTCAAAATATAAGCGTTAAAACTCAAAGAATTTACGGGCCGGTTTATCAGAGGCCTGTTAGTGCGGACTACGGCGGAGAAGGTATAACTATGACCTTCTTATTAGATCAGCAAATGGATATTAAAGCATTATTTGACGCTTGGCTGGGAATCGTTGTTGATCCAAAACAATACTTTGTGCACTATCAAAGCGATTATGTTGTACCTATTGAAATTATGCAACTTAACGAAAAAGATGAAATAACATATTCTGCATTGTTAGAAGATGCTTTTCCTAGAAACTATACGTTACTCGAATTGAATCAAAGTTCAACAAATAGCTTTCATAAACTAAGTGTAACCTTTGTTTATAGAAGATGGTCGCCTAACCACAGAATAACAAATGGTATAACATATTCTGATATTATGGCTTCAATCACACCTACAGTAATTGGATCTGTACCAAATCCTGCATATGGTTTAGAGAAAGAACAGGGATGGTATTCAAGCTCAAGAGTAACTGCACCTAAACCGCAAACTGAAGATATGATAAATGGACTTTTATAATTAAACTGGAGAAATTATGGCATTACCTAAATTAGAAACCCCAACATATGAATTGATTTTACCCTCTAGCGGAGAAAAAATTAAATACAGACCATTCTTAGTTAAAGAATATAAAATACTTCTTACGGCTTTAGAATCAGATGGTGAGGAGATACACAGGATTATAACAGAGTTGGTTGATGTTTGCACATTCAATAAACTAAAGATAGACACACTACCAAATTTTGATATTGAATATATTTTCTTAAATTTAAGAGCTAAGTCTGTAGGTGAAAATACTAATCTAACATTACAATGTAATAATTGCGAAAACAAAATAAATTTTGAATTGGATATTACCAAAGCAGAAGTTAAAAAAGATCCAGCACATACTACAAAGATATTGATATCGGATAAAATTGGATTGGAAATGCGATATCCAAAATTTGACGAAATGATTATAATATATCAAAATTTTAAATCTGAAAGTGTTGTTGAGCTTCTTTGCTCTTGTATTAAGTCTGTTTATACTGACGAACAATTATACGATGATTATACTAAAGAAGAATTAATAGAATTTGTTAACTCTTTTTCAAAGAATCAATTTTCAATGCTAGAACAATTCTTTATCACTATGCCAAAAGTAGTACAACATATTGAACAAGATTGTCCAGCATGCGGTGCCCACAACGAATTAAATCTGGAGGGCCTGCAGAATTTTTTCGTCTAACTCTTTCACACGAAGGTCTGGTTAACTATTATCAATTAAATTTTTCGCTTATCAATAATCACAATTATTCGTTATCCGAATTAGAAAATATGATTCCGTGGGAAAGAGATATTTACGTTACTATGTTAATAAATTATGTCAATGAACAAAATGAGAAACTTAAACACAAAAAAATCTAGGCAAATAAATGTTACCTCAAAACTCGTTAAGCAATTCTGATAGACAAATATTAGATACAATAAAATCTCAGAATACGCATCTTGATGCTCAGACTAGAGTGTTGCATACTTTGTCTGATTCTATAATGAGCTTTAAACGAGATCAAAAGAAAGATTATAATTCTTTGCGTAATGATATAAAAACTATGCAAAGAGAGTTCTTTACTGGCAATGCAAAGGGAATGACTGATATTAAGAAATATTTTGAAAAGACTAAGAATACCAGACCAGAAACATCATTCAATAAAGAAAAAGATACTGATAAAGGTTTCTTCAAATCTGCAATAAACAAGTTATTTGGACCATCTAAGTATCAACAAAAGATGATGGATGAAATTTCAATGGTTAGAGAAATTTCTGAAATACAAGCAACAGACATTGGTTTTATTAAAAAACAATATGAAGAAGGTCCTCGCGCGCGAGAAAGAGAATTGTTGGCACAAGCTATTGCTAGTAAATTAGATTTAAATGGTGGCGACAGCAGTAAGGGTATGTTGGGAATGTTAGGCGCTGGTATTATAAGTGCTCTTGGTGGTATTTTAGGAAGTCTTGGTGGTATCATTACGGCAGCAATTGCAGCAGGTTTTGCAATACTAAAAGGATTAATTGAAGCATTATTAGGATCTAAAGGATTGCCTGGAGGGTTGCCCGACGACGCTGATCGTAATAAAAAGGGAAAAGATGGCAGAGGCCCAATACCCACGGAAGAACCTGGTAAAGTGCCTACACCTGGCGGCCCTATACCTTCACCTACACCTGGTGGTGGTTCTTCTTCTCCTAGATTACCTGGCCCTAACGTTCCTCAATTACCTGGGCCAGAAAAAACCGGTAACCCAATAGAAGACAGAATGCGAGAACGTGCACAGCAAAGAGCAGGTGGAGTCACGGACGTAAAACAAAAAATGCCGGGTATGCCTGGTAAGGCCAAGTTAGCATTAGGTACAGGCATACTGTCAAGATTATTTGCGGGTTTGTATTCTGGCGATTTGAATGCAAATGATGAAGAAGAATTAAGAAAACGTCAAGAAAAAGGACCAACAATTGATCCAGCTAGCTTAGCTGCCACAGAAGATTTAACCGGTATACTACAAGCAAATACTGAAAAGACAGTTGAGAGTTCAGATAATATTAATGGCGCCCTAAAGACTGTCATCGAAGGTTTAATAAATTTTGAACAGCAAGTAGAAGAAGTGGCTGAGGCTTTTGGTAAAGGTGTAATGGAAAAAGCAATACCTTTTTTGGATAAAGCTGGAGAAATTACTTTATCTAATGGTCAGTCTATAAATTTATTACCAAATTTAGGAACATCTGCTGCTGAAGTATTAGACCAAATGTATGAAGAAACAAAAGGCTATGCCAAGGCAGGTATGGAGGCAACGGCACCCATTATCAATAATATAGTAAATCAAATGACGCCAACCAGCCCAGTATCAATGCCAATGGTTGCGGCAACAGCAGTCGCGGCAGGTGCAGGTATAACAGCTATATCTCGATATCGCAACCGCGGTGGCCGTATAAGATAGGAATAGGGCCATAAAGGCCCTATTGGTAATTAGACTTAACTAATTAATCTTCAGCTAATTTAGCGAAGTAGGATAAAGACTCGTCGTCATTATCAAAGTCGATATCTTTAGGAGGCGCTTTAACTGGCGCCTTTTCTACGACTGGTCGATTTGCTTTGGGTGCAGACTCAACTTGTTCGTTCAAGTCTGTTTCGTCAGCCCGCTTGCCTGGTGCAGTGCCACCTGCTAGTCCCATGACCATAACAAATTTCTTTTTCAATTCGTCATAAGATTTAAAGTGCTTCTCATCTAAGAACTGTGTCAAAGAATGTTGCTTGCCCCAAATGCTTTCGATGATGGAATCATCTTCAGAGATGGCGCTTGCAGCTTCGAACTCAGACTTATCATAATTACGATAGCCTTCAACATTGCGAATCTTCAACTTGAAGTTTGCGCCTGTATCAAAGTCAAATACATTGACTGGCTTTTCGTCTTGAAACTGAGGCTCAGCCATATCTTTAATTTTATCAAAGATTTTCTTACCGAATTTATAAAGGAATACTTTACCTTCATTTTCGGGATGTGCTGGGTCTTTAATTACTAAGATGTTAGTAATATAACTTAGCTTGCGCTTTTGTTTACGAGCAATTTCTTTATTTGCTTCTGAACCGGAATTCCAGAGTTCTGTGTTAAACTCAGAAACAGGATCTGCTTTACCTAATGTGGTCAAAGAATTCTCGATGTACCATTTACCACCTGGGCCTTGGAATCCATGATTCCAAACGCGAACCCAGGGTAGATCTTCGCCTTGAGGTGTTGGCAAGAATCGAATAACAGCATAGCCGTTACCTGCCTTGTCCACTTCCGGAGACCAGTAACGATCATCCGCGCCTCGAGATTCCGATTGGGGGTTTGCGATCTTTTCTACCTCTTTCATGAGGCTGTCAAATCCGCCGCGGGATTTTCTAAGATCAGATAGTGAGTTGATTGCCATAATATTTCCTTTTCGTATTTACGGTGTATAAAAGTATGTTTGTATTAACGTCGTTTAATTTTAATATAATTCGCATATTCATAATCAAAGTCATCTTCAGTATCATCCAATTTTTTAGATGATGCTATATTATATATAAGTTTTTTATGCTTGTCAATAGCAGTTTTCTTAGATATATTCTTTATTTTGCCTTCTCGATAGTCATAATCGGAAGACAAATTTCGTTTTTTAATACTCATATTAAAAAGTGAGGTTCCTTTTACCTTTATGTTTCGTCATTCTTATTTGAATGCACTACAATGTACGGCCAATGTGAAATTTTCTTCGTTAATTCGGCTTGGTTGTACGCCATCTTCATTAAATATCTCTGTGTCTCTTTTAGGGACTCAATTGTATTACCTAGTAATTCTCGAGTAATCAATAATTCTTTTTCAAGAGTTTGAATCTTCTGTGTTGTTATGTCCAACTCTTCGTCTAAATATTGCATCGAATTTTTCCTTATCAAACTTTAAAAACGGTTTGTATTTTCTAATTAGTCTTGATATATCTGGCCACATAATTTTGTCTTGTATTTCAGAATCAAATGTGTCTAGATACGGTCGTATTTTTTCAAGAATAACTAGAGTCTCTAAACTGATAGTTTTTCTAAGAAATGCTTTTATTATATATGGATGGTATGCTTTTGTGATTTTAAAGGAATCGTCGAAAGTTAGCTTCTCTGAGTCTAATTCTTCAATCAACCTATCAATATCGTTAGTAAAGATGTATGACAAACTCTCTACTCGCTTTTTCCAATCTGTATATCTTTGATTTGCTTCTGAGTCAAACATCCCGCCCCATCGATCACCAGACACGAAGTTAGCTATTAAGAAATTAGCTACTTCTTCGTCAGAGTAGGTTTTAGAAACTTTTTTAATAGAGAACAAATCTTTTCTCTTCGCAAAAGCCTGACGACTTGCTCTCACTCTTCCGCGCTGTTGAATCGCATCATAATTTTCTGTAGTGAAATGTAACTTTAATGCCAAGTACATTTTATACACTGAATATTCGTCCATAATCACAATGGTAGTTTTCCCCGTTTTTTAAAATAATTTTGATCTTCTGCTTCTGATTGAATCTTATCTTTCAGAGACTGATTAATTAATTTAGACACAGACTCAATATCAATGTCTACTTCATTACAATATTGTATAACAGCATCCATATAACCGATCTTTTCTCTAAACACTCGTTCTTCTATGTGTAGTGAAAATTCATTAGGTGATCTAAATTTTTTAGTAATAATCAAACTATCAGTTAAAATATATTGTACTTCTTCGTTCATTGTGTTTCCGGGAAAAGAACCTCATCCATAAAATTCATAAACACATCTTTATCTACTCCGAAGTTAATCATCATCGCAGGTGTATGTGGATTTAATTTTTGGTTCTTACAGTAATTGTTATGTGCTTCTTTATAATTGTCTTTTGACTCTATACCTACATTATATAGGTAATAGTCTAGATTGTCAATAACCGTAGATGCTAGTTGATCAAATTCTTCTTGAGTTTGAATGTTTCCCGCCGCCAGCATATTTGGACTGAAAATGCGCTTAGCCCAATCTGGTAATTCTCTTGGTTTGTTCCAAGTAATTTTTGACATCTTATCCTGGTACCAATCATATGTTTTTGAGTCGCCAGTATGTGAGAAATCGTGGAATGCACCTGTAATTTTGTTTTGTCCGCATACTATGTCAAAACCAAAAATGGGGTCTGAGGAATTGTGATGCGGGAAGATACACATATGCATGACCCACATCTTTTTATGTTTCGTGGCATCTACAATCTCAATGTGTGCTCTACGAAATTTGTCAGAAGTCCAAATATAATTTTCCCACGTAAAATTATCAGACTCGTGTCTATATTCTGGCTTCAAATCTTCAGGTGTGTATGACTCTAATTTTTTAATAATATCTTTTGCAAGCTTGTTGGCCTGCGGCCACACTTCAATCATTATAATCTTTCAACATATTAATATTATGAGTAAATGCCACATTGGCTTCTTCGGCTAATGATACATTTAATTTCTGTCTCACATTTGCAATTAGTTGTGGTAAATTTTCAAACTGAAACATTCTATTACTACCAGGTAATAATTTAGCTAACATTTGTCCGCCGAACATATCGCCCATATGTCTTACATATACATGAGCTAACATTTTAGTTGTATCGTCTTTAATTGTTTCTAAATAATTAATATAATTAATTGTTGACGCATTTAACTTGCCACTGGATGCCCCATCGCCTATTAATTCATTGTAGTCTAATTCGATTGCTTTTGCTCTTTTAATATTGTCTATACCTTTAAAAATACCTAGTCGTGAACCATGCCACTCTAAATTTTGATACAGTACTAGCAATTGATACAAATAGTCAATATATTTGTCTCTGTCAACTTGACCTTTGAAAATTGATTTAATAAAAGGTTGCTCTTCAGCTTCCTTGTGTTTTTCCGAAGTTAATTCTTTTAATGTACTCATAAACCTCCCATTCCACCGCTAGGTGGCGGAAATCCCAAATATTGTCTGTGGTCATATTTGTAATCTCTATACTTACCAAATTTATCTACATAATGTAGAAACGCTTGTGTTTGTCTTTCGCCTTTGTATTCATCTCGCCAATGTGGTAAGATATCACCCTTGTAAACAATAAGATCTCCTGGTTCTAAAAAGATAGGAAAACGCTCACCTTTTAAATTATCAAACCAAATTTCCCAAGGTTCAGGATCTACAGAAATATTAACAGTGGTTGAAAATTCGCAACTTGGTCTATCAGTATGTTCTGTCATTACTGCACCTTTATAATATATCCTCGCATAGGTATAAGTATTATAAAGTTTTTTACCTGTTATATCTTCCATCATTGGTAACATTTGTACAGATAATGTTTCGAAACAAGCCGCAGAATAATAAGCAAAACTATTTGTTACTTGGGTATCACCAAACATAAATTTGTTTTCCTCACTTTGACCACCCTTCATATAAGTTACTCTTTTTAGTAACTCAAATTCCAAATCTAGATGTTCTACTAATTGAGGTTGAATTGCGCCTCTTACAACTTCATATAGATTGTCTTTAAATGACATATTATTCCTTAATAAAAAAAGTAGGTTATTCTGTTACGAGGAAACCTACCGAAACCCTAAGCAGCGTTTAGGCTGCTAAAGCGAACTGTTCGTCGTTTGCATTTACGTTTTTTGCTTCTTCGGCCGAGTTACCTCAACCCTGCGGGTTTCACATTCCCGAGCTGTCCACTCTGTTACTAATTGCCCTGTCGAAACTATTCAGGCCCCTCAAAAAGATTTTTCCATCTGTCTAGTGCTTCGAAGTAGCTGATCCAGACACATCCTTCACATCCTCTACCACAACACGTAGTTGGTTCTTGTGGCCTAGGATAAAAATCTTTTTGGTGGACCTGGGGGGATTCGCACCCCCGTCCAGAACACCGTTCTCTTTGCTTCATACAGCTATAAAATATTAGTTAAATCTCCAACATGCACATATCCATCAACTTTTAGATTAGGATCGCTAATACACTCTAACAAGACATGCCTTTTATCAACATCGTCAGGATGAAAGTGTTTGACAACAAATTCATGTCCTCGATATTTGTCATAAAAAGGTTTGAATGGTGGTTTGTAAACCTTATCTAAAAATTTAACTTTTTGTGATAACATATTATATATTGTCTAGAATTGAAAATCTATTATATAGTTGATCTTTTATTATACTAGATCAACTTCCATTTCTTATATTCTGCTCGTAGCTCTTTAAATCCGTCGATCCATTTGTTTCGTTTTTCTACAAACACCAATGGCTTTTCATCATCTACTGCTATGAGCACTACTAATTGTGGTACTGGTATTTTAGTCATCTCTTCGAAAGCAACGGCATATGCTGCACATTGCATAAAATAATCATGAATATCATCATGATGTTTTATACGTCTGGATGTTTTGAAATCTATTACTGACATTTTACCATTGTATTCACCTATACAATCTACAGTCCCTGCGACTTCTAGATGATCTGAATATAATGGTTGTTCTAAAGCGTGAATGTTGTCAATGCTATGAAGTACCGGTTTCATATTTTGCCACATCTCAACATCAAACATATTTGGAACAATTTCCTTGTTTAAAAGATATTGTTCACATAAGCTGTGAATGCGCGTTCCACGGCCAGCGGCCTTGCTAGATATTTTGTTTGCTTCTTCTTCGCCTACTCTCTTACGCCATTCTATAATTGCTTGTTTTTTAAGCAATCCAGTGACAGTAGTTACAGACGGGTATGCTTTACCCGATGGTGTTTCATAAACACGGCTACCATTATCAGCGGTAACTCGTTTTAGTTTAGGAAACTCAAGTTGTACATGATTAAACATAAGGTTTTAGATTTGGAGGTTTCCATCCTTCGGGTTTTAATATTTTACCATCTTCGCGACGAATTACTTTACCAGTTTTATAGTCAATTTTATGCAGATTACTATCAGCAACTTCTTTCCAAGCGCCTCTAACATCAAAGCCTTTCATATGACAATAACCTAGAATAACCCAGATCATATCCATACAAGCATCTAATTGCTCTACATCGTCTCGCATAACCGTTGCTTGACGGAATTCATCATATTCTTCAGCAATCAAATCGCGATATAAATGAACATTTTCCTCACAAGGTTTTTGTTCGCACGCCTTCAAAAACACATCCACATCAAGTATCATTGACATAATTTACCTTTATTAGCCGGCCAAAATTTCTAAATTGTGCTCGTAATGTTTTTTACGATCTTCTAATCCTATTGTACCACCATTGATCTTCTTTGTCAATAGTAATATATCCTTATTATCTGCAATAGCATTTAATTTGTTTTTTGTCCAAAACCAACAAGCAGATTCAATAGCACCATCCATTGTTTCGCAATAATGAACAGCATCTTCTAATGTTAGCCCAATAGAGTTGGCAAATGCTTGATAATTTAATTTACCTGTAAGTTGGATAGCACCACGACCTCTGTGTGCATAACCATCACCGGAAGCTTCGGGTCCGTTACCCATTCTGTTTGCGTAAATTCTGTTTGCGATCTTTTCAGGTTTGCGCTCATATTCTTTTGCCAATGCTTCTGTTGCGAAATACTTTTTAAATAATCCCAACAATCCTTTGGCGCCATAATTTAAATTTTCTTGTAGTACAGTAAAGTCTAAAGACTCATGACCACATTGTGCTAAAAATGCAGCAACTCTTTCGACAGTTGTTATCTCATACTTCGGCAACACATTTTCAAGTGCCTCAAATAAAACAGGGATGTTTTTATTTCTAGATAAACATTGCTGTAACTTTTCTTCAGTAAATTCAAACTCAAAACTCATTTTATTCTCCTTATACTTCTATATAATTTCTATCTTTAGTAAACCAAATTGGCATTGTATATCTAGTACCAACAACTGTACTAACACCGTGACTATATTCTATGCCTGCGGGATATAATGCCAATTTGCCCTTCATAGGTTTAATAAAATGTGGACCGTGTCCCGGAAAAAAGGTTTCGCCTCCGGCAAAATCATCGTTCAAATATAATACTCCGGAATAATTTCTCCAAGAACAGAAATTTGGTTCGCCTTCTTGATCGCAGTTGTCTGCGTGTAAAATCATCCCGGAGCCGCTTTCCCAAGAAACCAAATCTGTGTAATCTGGATACAGATATTCTTCATTGAATACTTTTTTTGCTACGGCTGTTGCATCAAACTTAAATGCATTAACCCAGCGTTTAATTGTGTAGTCTTGAATATTACTGTAATCTATAGTTTTACCGTTGAATAATCTATTGCGCCCACTTACGTTCATCCTTGGTCTCGTACTAAACCAAGCAACGATTGTGTCGCATAAATCATCCGGTAAAAAGTTCTCAAATTCATAGATTTGATTATCTCTCATTTTAACTCCTAATTTGTTTCATATTTATTTTCATATTCTAGTCTCGCTAATATATATTCCTTAACTATAGAAGATCTTACAATGTCACCTGTGCCGAATTCAAAAGTCTTAAAACTTGGCATCATGTCTGCAATTGCCATAAACTTCTTTAATCCAGACATATCGGTTTTTTTGTATAAATCAGTTTGTCTAAAGTCTCCGCAAAATATGATCTTTGACCGTGGCCCTACTCTGGTCATTATAGAATTTAATTCCATGTCAGTCATATTTTGACACTCATCTACAATTATAATAGAATTACTCAAAGTAATTCCTCTAACAAAAGAGGTTATCATAAATTGTACTGCCTTTTGCTCTACAAGTCTTGTATATGCGTCTGGCCTATCAAATAAGTCTTGACAAATTTCTACATATGGTGCGGTATATACTTCTGTTTTTTCTTTTTCGTCTCCAGGCAAATGCCCAATTTCTCTACTAGGCACTGCTGATCTAACTATTACTATCCTTTGATATTGATTTCGTTTATCTAAAACCTCATCTAATGCATGGTATAACGCTATGTATGTTTTTCCTGTTCCTGCAACTCCGTGTAACAAAGAAACTTTCGATTTCTCATATGCATCAAAAAACCCTTTCTGATTGTCAGTTAATGGCTTAATGGTCTTCATATCTGATAAACATAACTTCAACTTATTATTAGTTATAGTAAGTTGGGGTGTTTGATTATTTTGAATCTGAAGGTTAGTTCTTGCTTTTGCCATGTGCGTCCTCTTTGGATAGTACGAAATGAGGACAATTTCTAAGGATTGTCCTCCCGATTTTTAAAGTGGGATTTTAGCATCATATATTTTAGCGTCTGCTCAACTTATCTGAAAGATTAGCTTGACGACCGTTAGTCGAATTAATCTTAGATAAAACTTCCCTAAATCCGTTGTCTATAGTTCGTACGCCTAAACGGACAGGGTCGCCGAAGGGAATCGGCGTTGTGTGGTGAGATTCGTATTTGGTAGAATTGCAGGTAGGGCAATGTTGATTTTCCCTTTCCGAAATTCGACACATAACTTCAAAAATGTTTGAGCACTCAGAACATTTGAAATCGTAAAATGGCATTAATTAGCTCCTAATACAATTATATATTAAATTGTAAGTTTTAATTTGGATGAGGAATAGAATCCACAATATTTGTCAATGATTGATCAAATGTGTACTTAGGTGTCCATCCAAGGTCGTTTCCTATATTATTTATGCTAGGAACACGACTTGTAACGTCTTGATACCCTGCACCGTAAAATTCTCCGCTAGATTTAACACTAATTGTAGCTTTTTGTTTAGTTAATCCTGCATCTTCTAATTGATCAATTACTTTTAAAGCAACTTCTCTTACAGATAGATTATTCCATGGATTGCCTACATTATAAATTTTACCATTAGATATTTCTTCATTTAGAAGAATTTCTTTTAACGCTCCAACGCCATCTCTAACATCTGTAAAGCATCGTTTCTGATGACCACCATCGACCAATGTTACTTCACCCCTAAATAAAGCATCTCCGATTAATTGTGTAATTAATCTTGAAGAACCTTCTGATGTTGCTTCTAATGTATCAAGATAAGGGCCTACCCAGTTAAATGGTCTAAATAATGTAAAGCGGAAACCGTCTCGTTGATTCATCGCAAAGATTACACGATCAAGCAATTGTTTGGAGCAAGCATAAATCCAACGAGAATACTTAATAGGACCATATACCAAATCTGTAGTCTCTTCGTCAAACGGTGCTTCACCTTTACCATACACTTCAGAAGTAGATGGGAATAAAACACGCTTACCTAATTTTTGTGCCAATTTAATTACACGAAGATTTTCTTCAAAGTCTAATTCAAACACGCGCATTGGTTGTTCAACATATAGCTTAGGTGTAGCAATAGCAACAAATGGTAATAACACATCGCATTCTTCAATTAACTTATCAATAATATTATGATCTTCCATAATATTCAATTGATGGAATTCAAAACGATCATCCTGTGGTAACATATCGGTGCGAGTCTTATACTTGTCGACACCTACAATTTTTACATCGCTAAAACGATCATCTGCTAAAATCGAATTACTCAAGTGATATCCGATAAATCCATCAGATCCTAAAATTAAAATTTTCATCATAACCTTTCAAGTCTTATTTTCTTTTCATTAGAAACAATCTCATTAATCATTTTACTCACGGTGTCTTCACCTCTAGAGGACAAAATAATTTTTTGCTTGTCTCTTTTACTTTTCATTGTCATACTGTTCATAGCTTTAGTAATAATAAACTCGCCAGTATATAATTCTGTTTCTATTTGTATTTTCAATCTTCTTTGAAATTGCTTTGAAATGTTTACTGTAGAAATATCATCTATAATATACTCACCGTATTCATTATGGTATATTTCAACATTTTTGTTTTTTAGATATGAATCTAAAGACGCAATGTGATACAGATATTCAGAAACAGTATTTCTTTCAATACCCCAATTATAAGTACATTTTATAACTTTGTCAACATCTAAACCAGATGTTAATTGGTCAAAAATTATAGAATATCTATGTTGTGATAAAATATATGTAGGTATACCTTTAACAAGTGCAGATGCTTCTTGTTTTTCGGCACTACTTGAAAATCCTTTTTCTACATATATCTTAGTGGGCTGTAACTCTAAGCAATCTTTAAGATCACTTAGATGTTTGTCTGTTGCAGATGCGATGTAAATAGGTAATCCCCGATATGAGGCTTTTTTAATGGCCTCTCGGGAATATGTATTTTCTGATTTTTTACTACCAACATAAATGGGTTTAATTCTGTGACTCAATAATTTAGAGCCTAAAACTCCTGCCCATTTACCGGTACCATAGATTATTGCATGCAGAGTATTTCTCCTCGATGTCCTCTACTTACTAATTTAGCTTTAATGTCATCAAATACATTCCATGCTACAACAAAAACAAGTGCATCTTTATCTAAATCTTCTGGGCTAGTAATTAACTTATCTGTCCCTGGGAAATAGTAGCCTTGTTTTAACTCATTGTCGTCAACAACACCTGTTAGTTTAGAATTAACTAAATGTAATGTATATAATGATGTTACTGCTTTTGCGGCCGCACCATAAGCAACAAAAGGTCTATCATTTAATAAAGCTTTCATTCGATCTTCACGATCAGAGTTATATTGCTCTACATCTTTTTTAGTTTGTTCCCAATCTACATTAGGCTTAACAACATCAGAAACGCCGCTCAATTTTCTAGCATAGATCCTAAAACTAACACCATGGGTGTTAATTGCGATATGTTTTTCTACAATTAATCCAGCGCGCTCTAAAAGTTTAGAGAATGAGTATGGGGAATAGTAATCAATGTGTTCGTGATAAACATTGTCTAAGAACTTTCCGCTTAGAATACCCGACTGGTCACCACACTCTACAACTAATACGCCACCTGGTTTTAACGCATTTGAAATAGCTTTAACAACATCTAATGTGTCAGGAATATGTGCAAGTACATTGTTTGCCAGGATAAAATCAAAGTTGTTTTCCCATGCTTGTGTTTTAACTAAAGATGTAGTAAAGAAATCTGTAATTACAGGAATATTTTTACTTGTATGTTCTTCGATTAAATATTCGGATGGCTCAACCCCGACAACTTCCATGCCATATTCTTCTTTAAATTGTTGTAGCAAATAACCATCGTTGCTACCAATCTCAAGAACTTTATTTGCACTACCTGCCCCATACCGTGTACAAACATTTTCAGCATAGCTTTCAAAATGTTTTCTAAATGAAGCTGATACTCCAGATTTATACTTGTATGTTGAAAATACGTGGTCTGGGTCTGGAGCAGATGCCAATTGCATATGACCGCAATCAGAACAACGATTTAGTTCTAATGGGTGTCTGTAAAAATCTGGTTCAGAGAAAAGAGCATTGGCTACCGGAGAATTCGGTAATGCTAGCCAGTGCTTTAGATCATTACTGCCGCAACAACGGCAAACATCATACTTCAACATATTGTTCGTGCAATGGTGCAATTTTTACAATATCTTCATCATATGTAGTTGCATCTCGCTTGTGTTCTGAGATAACTACCATGATAGAATCAGTTTCAAAAACCATCTCATGGTCAATCATAGGACCCGTCTTGAACATATCACCTTTGCTATAGTGCTCACGATGGATCTTTGTTTCACCATGGTTGCGCCAGTAGAACATCATTTCACCTGATACTAGATAGCAGGTATGTGTGTCTGTTTTGTGATAGTGATTGGCACGAAGTGCGCCTGGCTTAGACCAAATCATTTGGACATTAGCGTCGCCATGTGTAAGGGGGAGAATTGTGCCGCGGTCGTCTGTGTAGCCTTGCTCAACCGGTACTCGATGTGTTTCTGTCATAATTGCCTTTCAATTAAATTCATACCAAGATGGTATAGTTCTTTTTTTCCAATTCGCTAAATGCTTTTTAGCACCTACATAATAATTTATATACGATTGTATTGAGTTATTTTTAACTCTATATTCTTCTGGCATTGCAGGTGTAGGTTCAGTAAATCCTACACCTTTAGGAATATGTGTTGGTGGCGCGCGTAATGCATCTATTAGTCGAGCAGTCGCATGAATTTTACCATACCTATAAGTATATTCGTTTAATACTGCAATTAATAATTTATATAACCATTCATAATTTTCATAAGAATGTCTTACCCAAATTGCTGAAGGATGATTGGCATGAGTAGAACGGTACAAAGTATATTCACGCTCATCGGAAAGAATGTATTTGGTTTGTTTTCGATTAGTTTTACTGACACCCACAGATTGAGTACCATCAAGAATACGATGAGCAGTAGAAAGAAGTTGAGCATATTCTAAAATCATTTTAACGACATGCTTGTCGTTATGTAATTCAGCGCAAGTTTTAGGGTCATGATGTAAATAAAAAATATTCATAAAGTTTCTATAGATTTCAATATGTCTGCAATAATTTGTTTAGACTTATTTGACAATAGACTTGAGGATTTTGCTTCAACCAAAGATTTAATAACTGTCACAGGATCATATGACTCTAAAGTTTTATCAGTAACTTTTTCGGGCAAGTTGCCAAAAATATTTAAAGCAATAACTGTCAAAACAATCTCATCCTCAGTATACAGGGGTATTTTATACCCTTTAAATAAAGTTCGTTTCTCTGGAAATCTATAAATCTTTGCGATCATAAAAGCACCTTTGCTTTTTATTTATGCTTACTTTACAGATTTACTTGCCTCTGCCGTACTTTTATCTTCACGTAATTCAATAAATCTAGGTAAGAACAAACTCTCACTTTCGCCAGATCGTTCTTTAATACGTGCATTATAACGTACAGTAATAATTTTTCCTATTACTTTTTTGTCAAACTCTGCTCGTTGTTCATCCGAATAACCAGAGCCAACATTAACACGAATAACACCGTCACTTGTTTCGCATACTAGTGCGCCTAAGCGACCTTTGTTTTTACCAGTACCTTCTTCCCAGTCAACTACCATCAGATCACATTCAAGTTCTCCCTTGAACTTAATTTGATCTTTAGATCGGCGATCTTCCCAAATACCTGTTTTGGATTTTAGAATAGTACCTTCTTGACCTTCTGCCAAGAACTTCTCAAAGATTTTTTGTGCTTCATATAAAGTATCTACTTGCTTAGTCCACACTAAATCTACATAATGTCTAAATTGGTCAAAATTAGATTTAACGTGTGAAATACAATTATTGAGTTTGCCCAATCTAACATTGTAGGGCTCTTTGTCAATACCTTGTTTGAATGAAGCATATGGAATAGCATCCCACAATGTAGCTCGTACGTTTTCAGCTTCAGTATTACTCATTGTACCTTTAATTGCTTTAGATAAAATGCCGTTACCTGTTTGTCTATTAACTGGTTTACCTGCATAATCTGCAACTAACAATTCACCATCGAATACCATATCATCTTTATAGAATTCTGCCATCTTAATAAATGGTATTGGGAATGATGGATTAGGAATAGTTATTTCCTTACCATTGCGTGATCTAAATTCTACTACGCCGTCTTTGACGATTGCATTGAATCGCATTCCGTCGAGCTTGAGCTGACAAAGCGCGGGGAGTGCGATTTTGTCGACAAGCTTTTGGTCGTATCCAGAAGCCAACATAACTGGGTATGTCGAAATAATACCGGGCCAAATTTTATTTGCTGTGGCTTCGGAGACTCCGCAACGGAGGTCTTTTGCAATAACACGCTCAATGATTTTGGCATTTTCTTTACTCAAGTTAGATAGAACATTACGTAGATGTGAAATAGCATTGTTGCCTGTTACTGTTCGACTAGACAATAGTGATAAATCATCTAATGCCTGTTCCAAAGTTTTGCTCTCTGAAACAAAATCGTAACTTGGAATTTTTCTAATGTAGAATTGAATGAACGGGTCAAGTGCAAGATAGAAAACTTGTTTAAGTGTTTTGTTATCTTTGTTTTTAACAAGAATTGCTTCTTTAGCTAAACGGGAATTATCATTTGCTAATTGTTCAAATATATTATAGATCATACTCATTTTTTCTCCTTAACAATACTATTATAACACCATATTAAAAAGGTGTCAAGCATTATATGGGATAAATGGATTAAATTGTGGATTAATTGAAAAAGAAACCTTATATTTTGGTTCATTCGCAATTACCGTCTTTTTAATCTCTTCGATTTTCTCTAAACTAGCATAAACACCTATAATACCTTTTCGTTTTACACGATTAATATTATCCAAATACTTAGCTTCGAGAATAAATTGGTTAAACATATTAAGCAGTTTCTTTAGCCATTGTAGTGGTATTAGTAATAGCTTGATACATTGATTCAAACTCTTCGTGTTCCTCTAGCTCAAGACTAAAGTTTTGCTTGTGATAAACTCGTGCCATACGACGGAATGTCTTTTTAGACAATAGTTGTTTCTCACAAATTTCGTTGATAGCTTCTCGAATGAATTCACGTTCGCCTTCGATGCGTGTCATCGATGAACTAACTTCTTTCATGCAATCTAAAATTGCTTTACGATCTACTGGGCTGGATGGGATTGTCATAATTAAGGTTTCCTTTCAATATCATCTTCAATACAATTATCGCCATACTGGATTTCGATAATCTTCAATGGGACTTCAGCTTCATTGCAAAGCTGATGCCACTCTGTTTTGCCAATATGTAGACTTTCAAATTTCTCATAAGTCCCTTTTAGCTCAACATCTGTGCTTCGATTTAAACTATAAACCGTAGCTGTTCCTTCTGCAACGAACCAATGTTCTCCACGATCTTTATGTCGTTGCATGCTTAAACATTTACCAGGATCAACAGTAAGTTCTTTTAACTTTACTTCCTTGTCTTGTTCGTGTAGTACTCGGTAATATCCCCAAACTCGATCTGTTTTTGGGGCTTTCCATTCTTGAAGAATCCAAGAACTAGAGTTCATTTTGTTTTCGCCACCTACACCGAATAAAAATTCTAGGTTATCATCTATAATATCCATTTCCGGGATATTCTCTTTTGTACGGTCTCCACCATTAGCAAAAATAATTTTTTCGTTAGGATATATCTCTCTAACTTTACGTATAGCATCCTTAGCAGAGTTATCATTGTCATCGAAGTTGATAACTCTGCCTATATCTTGTAAGGAAGCAACAATAGTTGCACGCTCTTCCCAGGGCATAAACGGCGAACCTTTTTTACGAGTCAACCATGCATCAGAATTTACACCCACAACTAACAAATCGCCTAATTTTTTAGCTGATTTAAAATATTCGATATGACCAGAATGAATTGGATCGAAACCACCTGTTACTAAAACTATTGTTCTCATTAGCGCCTCATACTTGAAATAGATTTTGCCTCATCATCACTAAAGATAGGCACAGCATTGGATTTGTGCATAGTACCAATACCGATAATGTTAGTGCCAGTATACTGAGGAATACCCTTAGTACAAACTGCACCACTATGACCGGTGTCTAAACTCTTAATGTGATTGCTTGTTTGCCTGCCCGCAGGAGCAGATAAAGTATATGATAAAGACTCGAATGTCTTTTCTACTTTTTTCTTTTGAATTGCTTGCCCGTGTTGAGCAAGTACTTGTTGCCAGCTGCCATCAAGGTCACGAGCACGCTTTGCTTCTTCAGCAGAACGATACTTGTGTTTGCCTTTTTTCTTACCGTTTGTAGATAACCAGGGTCCAACAATATGCATTGTCATAAAAACTCCATTACGAATAATTAATTATAACATCTTTTGACGATGTTGTCAAGTCTTATCAAAAGCCCTAAATTTATGTTCAAGAAACATTCTACTATCGTGATTAGGATCGTCGGGAATCGTTCCTTGATCTGACCATTGTTCTTTTGGCACAGAAACTGGTTTTTCTTTGAACCAGGTCAGGATGCGTTCAAAGAATCCGTCTTTTTTGCCTTCGGTTCTCCCAATGGCGGAATGATTGGCTTATTAGGCAATAGACCAGGAAAAGCTTCTCTTACCAAATCTTCTTTCAATGATTTGTATTTAGTTTGTAGTTTTCTATCTTTAGCTAGACACACTGCTTCAGCTTCTGTCCAATGAATGCCTTCAAGCAATTGAATAAACAACTGCTCTTTTCTAGCGCGAGTCAAATTAACATCATTTTGTAACCAAATATAAAAACGTCTAAATTCTACATAAAGATTTGACTCAGAATAACCTGCAGGTATAGATGTATCCTTTTTGTAAGGAGGCTCACCTTCAGGTAAACTCATTTTAACATTTGGATCAAAATTAATTTGCAACATCCCTTTTAGAATAGGATGGTCATATGCTCTTAATGTTTTAATCTTGGCTTCTTTGGAGCCAGCCTTTTCAACTTCATCAAAAATCTGTGGGATAGATGTTTTCACTTTAAAATTCCTCTATAACTTCTAGCATGTTCTTCATTTTATGTTCAACAAAGAAAGTTAATAATTTACTTTTATCTTTTGTCGGCTTATCGGTATAAGTATTTATAATAGATTCTTTAATTGAAGTTGGGATGCAATCAAAACTAACTAGTTTGCGATTACGCTCATAATTTGTTTTGAACTCAGCATCCTGTGGCATAGCATCAAAATCTTTATACCATATATCCAATTTATCTTGTCTAATAGCTTTTTGTCTTGTACCGGTTACAATACTATCATCTGCAGAAAGAACATTGGGGATACCATCACCCTTGTCACCTCGAATAATATGTTCAAACAAATATTTTTCTGGGCTAATATCTGATTTTACATATTTCTTTTGAATAGGTGAAAATTGTTTAACATTCTCATATTTTTGCAATTGAATAAAGTCATGATCGCCTGATAATACTAAGAATGGTTTTGGTTCTGAAAACAATACATTACTAGTATCATTTGTCTGAGACCATTCTGCCAATACTGCAATCACGTCATCTGCTTCTGCGCCATCGACATTAATTACTTTATATGGGAAGAATACATCAATCTCACTCCTAATAAGATTCAATGCTTCAAAAATTTGTTTCCAATCTAAGCCAGATGCTTCACGAGCTTTTTTCCTACCGGCCTTATAGAACTTAAATGCTTCTCTGCGCCAATAATTTTGATTGTCGCAAGCAATCACAATCTCGCCAAATTCTTTACCGAATTTTTGTTTATAGCTTCTAATAGAATTTAGAATCATATGACGCAGAAGTGGTACTTGCACTTCGATGTCATTGCGGCTGCCAATCTCCATCATAAGATTAGAAATGGCTGTTTGATTAAAGTCAACTACGATCATGATATATTTTCTTAAGTTAGTTTTACTGTTACACTATTTGTTGGCGGCGTTACTTCAGTACTGACAGATGCAATGACATTACCGTAAATATCATAATATGCTGCACCCGATTCATTTTGTTGTTGAATCGCTGCCGCATAAACTGACAATGTTTGTTTAACATTTGATTTTAATGTCAGATCAAATACTTGATTACCGCAACCTGATAACAAATTATAAACAATCTGTGTAATTTGAGAAGTTACTGCACTTCTAATTGCTGCCTTGTTTACTATTGTATTGAAGTTTAAATTAAATCCGTCGATTGTTGTTTTAAATGTTGCCAAAGCAGTAACTACATCAGCAATACCCAATCCACTTGTTAATTTTGCGGTAATAGCATCAATTAAGTCTTTGGTTTTTAATGATTCTGTTAATGCTTTAAGGTCAATATCAGGAACGTCACCGTTAGGTGTACATCCACTGCCCAATAAATCTTGTAAAGAACAACCACCGGCATTAGCTGACCCTGAAGCTGGTCCTACTCCCGACAATCTATCAGTATTTGTTTTAAAATCTTGTAATGCCGTTTTATTAGCAACAAGAGCCGCTTTTTGAGCAGTTAGTGTTGCATCGCCTGGACTTGAAACAAGACCATCATCAACAGTCGCTATCCTAGCATCAATGCCTGCAATAGCAGCGGTGATAGATGTACCAACTGGATTTTGGTATAGTTGCCCGCCAATTTTTTCCATGACATCTGAAAAATCACTAGCAGCCGCCTGCGCCGCATTTATAGTTGCGGTTACTTGATCAATTAGTTGTTTAATTTCCAATAACCCAGTTGGTATCAAACCACCTTGAGCGGCCTGTGCTTTGCCTTGGCTCAACTGAGAATAAAGTTGTTGTAATGGATTGCCGCCTATCTGAGATAAAATAATCTTGATAAGCGAGCAATATGTTAATTTTAACACTGACATATAGTTACCTCATAATTCGTAAAATGATTGTATCTATATTTATCCTACCATTAACCGCTTGTTCTTTAGCCTTAATATCATTGATGTATGTTCGCAACTTAACTTTGCCTGCACCCATTAGATCTTTAATTTGTTCTGCAGGTTTACGTAGTGTCTTTTGCTTAGATTTATCTGGTGACCAATTTTGCAAAGCCGACCCCTTAACAGTCATACCTTTTGTAGACTCAGACGTATAAACTGCTAGCTTACGAGTTTTAGTATTAAATAACCAGACTTGTTCTGCACCTACAAGATCAATTGCTTTTGCAGATGTCAACCCAAGTTCTTCATCTTTAACTTTATACTTAAGAGATTTAATCTGTGTGACTGCAGGCTTTTCTCTTACTGCTCGAGGTTTGCGATTTGCTTTCTTAAATTGTGAGTATTTCTCGCAATCAGCAATAAATGCCTCAAATAGCTTAACTAAGTTCTTTAGTTTGCGTTTATTGATATTAGAATAACCCTCAATCGTTTGAGAATCTTTAGTATCAACGACTGCATTATATTGATCTAATTTTTTCTGTGCCCATTCTTTAATGTCTGAAACATATGGTCCAGGAATTTGATTAGATTTTAAATTATTGTATAAATTAATCTCAACATCATTCTTAATGAAGTCATCAATCAATCCTTCGACTTCGCCAATATACTCAGAAGTCTTTTCCTTCATTACATCTTGAATAGAAGGTTTTTTAACTGTGCCAATAGGCGTTACAACCTTAGCAACAGACTTTTTATTGTAGAATCTGTTTTTGCCTAACCGAATCAATTCATCAAGTGCATTATTAAAACCTTGCATATGAGTAGGTGATAATTTTGCGCCTTGAAGAACTAGTCTAGCAACCCAACCATACGTAATATGAACATCTTTCTCTTCAATTTCAGAAAAATATTTCGCATCTTCTGGTCTATTATGTTTAATATAATATTCGTAATACTTGTAAGAGTCAGCACGAGTCTTTTCTGCAGAATACCAATTATTAATACGCATCAAGTCTGCGTTATAGTTTACAGAAATAGGATCAAGGTGCGAAACCGTAGGTTCCGAACCATATGTGCGACTCAAATCATGTTCACGTTTAGATGCCAATTTTATCCCCTATTGTAAATTTAATTTCTCTGATAGAATCATACCTACACGATCGCCATTCGTTTTTCTCTAAATCAAAAACAGAAAGCACGTCGTCATTTTCTTTTCTGACGCGATCTGTTTTCTTTTCTAGAATCGGTAACGATGATTCGATAAGAGTACACTTCATTTTTCTTATTGTATCATCTTTCTTCAAGAAAGTCAAATTCACAATGTCCGTTCTAAGAACGCCTTGTAACCATTCCCTAAATAACTTCTGTTCTTTCGAATCGGCTTCTTTATACCAAGTTGGGGATTCTAAATTCATTTTGTACGGCTTTCAAAATAGTTTCCACGCGATTATCGACATGGTAATTGTTCATAATTAAATTGTGACGAGCTAAAATGCCGTCTTTACCGGTTTCATCAAATATTTTATTTGCTTTTTCAGTAATTGGTAATGGATTTTGAATATCTTCATAATCATAGAATAAAATATAATCATGCATATTAACAATATCTCTATGATATTTTAATGAGCGAGGAACGATTGGAATTCCTCCAGTAATTAAAGCATCGTATATTCGAATTGGCGCATCATTCAATACTGGAACAATCCAATGTGCTTTATGACTGCACCATTCGGTAAATCGATCCAACATATCTCGGCTATGATAAGAACCATCTACTAATTTTACATTTGGCAATGTTTTATGTAGTGTGGTTAAATTCTTTTGACGTAATGGGAATTGCGGATATTCAATGTGTGTTCCTAATGGATCATTGCTACGATCTGTGTCTGTAATAAGATTTAAATGTTCTTTTAAATATTCTTTAGACCATTGAATAGTACCAGACCCAACCGGGCCTGCCATGATATTATTAAATCTTGATAATGGTTCAAGATTATCAGAGTGTGTTGGTACGTAAAGATCACATGACGCAGCTAGCATACCTGACAGAGCAAACCAGTGGTGGTTATCAAAATCCCAAATAACGAATGCAGATGTAGGTGAATTTAAATACAATTCGATAAAACGATTTAAATTATTATCAGTCATCACATTGTTATTACTTAAAATAACAACTGAGTTCTCAAATACCTTTGGTGCCGAATTCATATTAAAGAAGTGCATATTTGCACCTTTTGGTTTATATGTAACAGCATGGAAAATATGGTCAGTTAAGTAAACTTGTCCTGAAAAGTTTTTGCTTAAATTTTCAGCAAGGTTTCTTACTCGAATATTTTTCAAGCGAACCATATCATAAATTAAATCTTGTTGAGATTGAGCACTAGTTCCAGCAATTGACTGGGCAATGTTATTTGCAATGCCATTGGTAGAGCTAATGTAATCAACTAGATTTGTTGGTGGCGGCGGTGTATCCATATTATAAAATACTGACATTATTCGTAATCCTCTTCGTCATCTAAATTTCTATTATTTGCCAGATTTCTAATTCTATTTTGTAAATGATCTAAAATAAGAACATGACATTTATCTGGGCCTACAGTTTGATCAAATACCTCAAACACTCTTTGTAACATTGCGCAATTAAACATTAATAAATCTTCATCATTGTCGCACATCATCAGTTGGCGATCTACGGGTTTCATTAGATCTCGCATACGGTTTTCTACTTTTGAATCTTTCAATTAACGACCTCTGCCGACTTTCTTTTGAATGGCTTTATTCAGTATAGGAAGATTTTTTGGTCTTACTGTGTTTGCTAATGCCTGCAAGTCTGCTAAAGGTTTCGAATGTAATTTTGGTTTTCCTGATTTCGTTGTATTGGTATCAAGCTCTTTATTGTTTGCCATAATGTCTCCATTTTAAAATGCTTTTAGTTTTTGCCAAGTATCCATCCAATTAAGTACATTATAACACCCACCTATATTGTTGTCAATAATAACTTTACCTAAAGGATAATCATTACCCACCTTATCCATACGGTCTCCGAAGAAATGAACTTCTTTTTCGTCTGGTAAATATTTGAGTATTTGAGATTTGTCGGCGCCTTTGGCAAATATGTCAATGCCCGTTTCGCCCCCGACAACGGCCTGTACAGTAGACCATTTGTTGTTGATTTCGTTTGCAATATGCTCTCGCTCAAGATGAATTCTATCCCATTGATAGTATTCGTCTCTTTCAATACCTATAGCATTACGACCAACTATTGAAAAGTTTAACATCCCGATTCTTTCTTCGAAATGTTTACCATATTTAAAATTATATCTAGAATAATACAGTTTGTTTTCAAGAAATAGCCATAAATCATCAGGACATTTCCAATCGCTTTTGTAGATTAATTTACCTTGTTGATAAATTGCATTACCTGAGCAATTGAAAGAAAACCTGGCTTTGTTGACCAGGTCTTCTCCAAGCTGTTCTATAGTTTTTTCAAGATCAGATCCTGTCACAAATGCAACAGGATGTTGATCCATAAAATTATTAAACCAAACTTTAAATTCATTATCTATAACGCCACGACTCGGTGTGAGTGTGCCATCCACATCAAATATAAAATACATAATAAATTACCTTATGCTTTACCTTCTACTTTTTCTTTTGTACGGCCATAAGCAGCGATACCAAGAACGGCACCCATTGCAATATGATATAGCCCAGCACCTTGAAGTGTTAAAGGTTGCCATTGGCTCGTAACTTGACCTGCGGACATTGCTTGAAGCAATGACCATAAGATTGGAAATACAACAAAGTCTGCTGTACAGGTCATCATGTAGACCCAACCCATAACAGGCCGCCATTTTTTGTTGATCCAATCTGTACTATCTTTATCATGTGCAACTAGTACATCTGCACCGGAGTGCATTGCACCACCGGGGCTTTTTAACATCTCAGGATTACCAGATTGGTATCCTGTAGGTGGGGTTGCGTTAGTATTAAAAGGCGTTGGATTTCTTTTTTCTTCTTCAGCGTGATCGTCCCAATTTGCCATTTTTATCCCTTTTTTTTATTTTTTTATCTTTTTTGCTCTTGGAGCCTTTGATGCAGCTGTTTTTCTAGCTCTTGTAGCCACTGGTGCAGTTACAGCTGCTACTACGACAGGGTCTGCCGGTGTAGCAATTAGTTCGGCTGGTGCTTGACCTTGTGCCTCGACCACAACATCTGCAGGAGCAGGTGCTGGAGCAGTTGGCGCTTCGGCAGCGGCGGCAATAGCAGGTGATGCATTGATTTTTTCTTGTCTTGCTGCAAGATCAAGAGTTGGTTCTTCTGTTTTCTTTGGTTCTAACCCAAACAATCTTCTTAAAATACTCATTTCAGTATCCTTTTATAGTTAATATTAAAAGTCACGGCAAGAACCGCAACAGCATTATATATTTAACACAATTCACACCTCACTATTTTATGAAATTGTGTCTTCAAATAATGGAAATGTGGTTACTTTGAATCTTTTTGGTAATTCTTCGAATAATCCATATTCTTCACTGGTCCCATCCAAAATAATTGAAGGTAAGCCTTCAAGATCACCTACCCAGACAATACTTAGGGTGCAGTAATCGGTTTTCTTGCTAAATGAGTTGGATGTATAGCGATCTTCGTAAAATCCGATTGGATAAAGTTCGCCTTTGAAATCTATACCGATTTCTTCTTTGATTTTTCGCCTGGCAGCATCGATTGCTCGCTCACCTTTGTGAATTCTGCCACCAATAGGCCAGAAAACCCCTTTGCAGGGTTCCTCGGTTCTTTTAATTAACAATAATTTGTCATTATAACGTAAACAAACATCAACGCACAAATTTACAGTATTTTTAATTATCTCTTTATATTGTTTTTCAGGAATAAACATTATTTCTTTTCATAATAATCACACTTCAATATCTATGTACCTACCAAGTTTCAAATCAACACTACGTTTTGGGTCAATTTTTTCTATTCTTTGCTTTTCTATTGCTTTGCGATCAGTTTCAATTCTAGTTTGTCTAGAAGTTTCTTGCATGCGTAGAATATTTGCCTGATGTGCGGCATAGTAATCTAATGATACTTTTGAAATCTTCATATTGTTATTTATTATCTAAAAAATGTTGTTTAATTTCTGCTATGCAATCTACACGAAACGCATTTTCAATTTGATCTCGATAATCTTTATATCCAGGAGATAAATTTTCAATTACAGTAATACATTCGTTAATAAGCATATCTGCGAATCTTTCGGGATCTATTAAAAGAACCGATTGCATTTGTCCATCAACTAAAATTGTTTTATACTGCTTGGACAATTCGGCAAATTGCTTAATTTTTTCATTCATAATAAGTAACTCCAAAGTCTAAGTATCCAGTATATAAACCAATATACAATAACAAGCAGTACCAGGCCCCAAAAGGTTAACACTGCTGTCATGAACGCAGTTCCCAATAGTTTTATAATAAGGTCAAATATCACTGTTAACTTACTCTTTAACTCCAAAATGTTCTTGATATTTATTTAGCAATCTTTCAAATGCATTAAATGAAAGTTCTTGTTTATTAATTTCAATGCATTCTTTCACGATCAACTCGCCAAATTTTTCAATAGCTTCTTTATCATAAGAATCCATCTGATCCCAGCAACCGCTAGCTGTTAGACCAGACTTATACATCAAATCGTCAATTTTAGAATCCATATAATTTCCTGCGGTAGTAAATTTTAAATCGTTCATCATTTAACCACCAAAATTTTTAATAATTAGATTGAGGGCATTGATAGCGGCGCCATTACCAACAACATCCTCGGGATGAAGCCAGTATCCTGTGGGATTATCATCAGTACGAGGATTCTTACGCCATTCGGTCAATTCTTTTTTTAGATAGTTTCGATGTTCTTTTAAATTTAGTAAAGTAATGCGATCGGCTGCTTCGCCGTCTAATGTAATAGGTCCAAATCTTTTATTCATATTATTTCCAAGCGTTATATAATCCAATTAAACAAGTAACGATTGCTACAATATTTACCGTCATCTGAGGCTTATTCATTACTCGTATAGTCCATGTCAAGAACATAACGGTACCTAATGTAAATGCAACAATATTATATGGATAAGCATCTGGCCCAACGGCATTGCAAACGTGTCCAATGATGATGAATACTGCGCCAACCCATTGAATGATGTTATTCATTATTCGACTCCGTATTCTTTCTTAATATCGGCAGAACCACACCAGCCGGACTTATTATAGGCAATACGAGCACAATCGGCGGCAACCAAACGGGCAAAGTTCTTATTAAACAGATCACCCCAATACTCTTCGGACTTTTCGTATTCGTAATCGGTAAAGGTCTCTGCGATATCAGCAAGCTTTTTAATCCGACTCTCACTATCCCCATCTCCGGTTTTTCCAACGCCAGTTTTGCTACTCTCCGAATCCACACCTTCACGACCAGCGTCGAAAGCGGCTATGAGCCATAACACCATGTCATTACGGGGCGCACCTTGATCTAAGACCTCAAAGAATCGTTCCGATCGAAGGGAGAAAGACTCAAGTTCGTCGAACCAGTCTTCAAAGATATCGTATGTCATAGATATTCCGCAGCGTCATCAAAGCCATTATCAATTAGAGTTTGCTTATGTTCCGCGGTTAACAGTTTCACAAAATCCCAGATCTCTCTGTCATAGTCGTTAGACCAATCGACTCGGCCAGGACCAGGTCCCCAGGGTTCGTTTTGCCAGAACACAAAGCCAGCTTCTTTAAGTAATTCAAGAATACGATTATTCATTATCATCTTTAATCTCCGGAAAGTTATATCGCTGCCAATCAGACTTGATACCATACATCTCTCGGATCTTCTTCACAGTAAGATTAGCGGGATACATGGGTTCAAGAGAACGCATTAAGTCACAAGCGTCATCTATCAGTAGCTCAGCAAAGCGCTGAAAGTTATCCCCAAGCATGAGTATTTCCCTATCAGTGAACTCTGCCTCTTTTACGTATTTTAGTACTCGTTCATTCATGTAGTCTGTCCTTGTAATCTGATATATGCTGATATCGTGTAGTCATTATAATTGATTTTCCAATAAGTGTAAAGTCTCAATTTGTCCATTGCTTTATCAATACGCTCTGTAATCTCTGAAACGGGTAAATTGTTATCTACTGTAAAAGGAATACGCCATTCTTGCTCTGTCACCTCATCGAACGTATTCGGGTCTACTCGCTTAATATTTTGTTTATGCACTCTCTTATTGTAGTATATCTTATTGAGGACTAGGAGTGTAGTATTGACATAGCCGTTTAGGGTGTCTGCAGGGCCATTTGCCCGTGTAGAGATAGTAGATGGAAAGTCGGGCATATCGGAGAAAAATGAGTCTTTGAGTTGTGAGTGTGGGATAATGGAAGTCATAGTAGAATGGTATATAGAATGTTTTTGTAGCGCAAAATTTTCTGGGGGATTTTTTCTGGAGAATTTCTTTGAGGAATACTGTGTAGGAAATTGTGTAGACAGAAAGGGTTTGGATTGATAATATTAGACGGTCGCTATATGCTATATAAGCATACGCTGATTCTTGCTGTGCTAATTAGGGGGGTCTATCTGTCGGGGCTATTCACCTTGTCTAGGTCATCGGCGATTATGGTTGCTATTCTAGCGCCAGCAGCATCTAGGGCCTTATACGCTATTAAGAAGGACTCTCGACCGGATGCCGTAAAGGCCACCCAGCCTAGCACGAAGCCTATAAGCATATTAGACATTATGCACCCTGTGTGAGCACATACTTAGCGAGCTGTTTCCAATCGCCACCCTCTGCTCTGATCTTTGTGGTTGCTATGAGTGATCGCAAGCTAAGGTTGCTGACCTTGTTCATGTTCTCTCTGATGAACGCAATCGCATCTTTCTTTAACTGCATGTGATAGTCGCTGAGGAACTCGGGGTCTGCTACGAGTGTTTCCATGCGCTCGACCTTCTGCTCTTGCGTCATGCTCAAGTCTACGCACATAGCCCTGCTCTTGACTGCTTGGTCTACACGATCAAGATCCATATTGCTGATGAACACGATTGTGCCTGTGAATTTGAATGTCTTTGGCAGATCGTCATCTTTGAAGTCTGCGTTCCAGGAGATCCAACGATCACCGTATGAGTCTAATGCACCCTTGAGCAAATTCAACGCTACGGGGTCTTTCAACACGCTATCGCAGTCGTCGAATACTAAGACTTGACCGTTACCCTCGAACAGCGTTCTGTAGAGACCTTTTGCTGTAGAGAAGCCTTTGATTAAGCGAAATGCTTTCGGGGTGTTGATTCTGGCACCGATCTCGAACTGACCCAAGTCAGTGGTGTCTTGCATGCCGTGACTCTTAAGAGCTTTCAACACTGTGTGCGTCTTACCCAGACCGCCTTGGCCTGTGATAATTGCACTTGCGATCGTCTTCTTAGCCACCATGTTGACCATTTGCTCTACGAATGCGAAGCGCTCGTTGATACCAAATTCGGAAGCCTTGGGAGTGACATCGTTGCTTTGTGAGCCGATTACGAAACCCATCTTTGCAATGGTCTCTTTGACATAACCTTCATGCTTTGAACGAGCCACCATCTTACCGTCTACGAAACCTTCGAAACGGGCCTTTTGCTTGTTGAACTTTACGATCGCTTCCATTTTGTTTCCTTTTTGCTGTATCATGTCTATATTATAACACCTTTTAGTACCCTTGTCAAATAACGGGTTACTTAGGGTTTCATTGTGTAGAAGTAATAAAAGAAGGGGCCAAATGCAATCGATACAAATAGCGCGGCTTGTGCTAG